TGGGGGCCGTGTCGAACTCCTCCAGTACCATGCGGGCAATAACGGCTAGGCTTGCCTCGCTCTTGGCCTCTTCGCAAAACGTCGCCGCCTTGCCGGCAGCAGCCTTGGCGAAGTGGCTCTGACTGACGTTTGGGTTAGGCATTGACCACCTCCTCTGTGTCCTCATCGTTCCCCGGCGGCAGGCACTCCCTGATCGCCGCATTGCCAGCCTCAATCATCGCCAACTGGACGTGATCCTCGTTGGCCTCCAGAAACTCGTTGCACTGCTTGCGGGTCCAGCCCGGCCTATGCTCCAGGACATCGACGGCACACCAGCCGATCACGGCATACCGCCGCCGCTGTTTAGGCATTGGTCACCTCCAAGTCTTGCAGAACACACTGCTTGCATCGTTCAGGGAGATCGGCCCAATCAATCACGCGCTGATCGGGCATCCGCGTCGGGCGGAACAGCGTTTCGGAATGCTGCCCCACGCCCTGCGGATGGAACGGATCGGGGCTCATGTACAGGATGGGAAAGAACTGCACCCCATCACTGGACGCAGGCGAGAACACCACCTCGTATCGGTCGATGGTCTTGCCGCAGTTGTCATAGATGGCAATCACGCCAGCCGGGTAGTCGGTGCGAGAACGTCTGTGCCTAGGCACTGCTCACCTCCTCTGGGTTGACGATGTGCCAGTTACGCACGCCGCATTCACGCTCGGCCGCCTGCCTAGCGGCGACGTACATTGGGAAGCCATTGACGTTCTGGTAGTAGCTGCCCCGCCACATCACCTCGCCAGTGCGGGTGTTGTCGTAGGCCCGAACGACGAACGGAATGCAGCCATGAACAGGGGAGTCCACTGTGCCGACAGGAGCCACGTATATCCGCACGGACTGCGGGATGTTTGGAATCTCAGGCATTGACCACCTCCAAATGCACATTGCCACGGGACGAATCCCACTCACAGTTTACCTGATCATCGGACTCATCTGCCCGGTGATCCACACACAGGGTCCATCGTCCGTACAGATCACGGGCGGAAGCCTCGGCCTCTGCCCGGGTGGCAAAGCGAATGCCATTGCCAGCCCACTCATTGCCCACCTTCACCATCGGTCGATAGCTCATCACGCACCCCCTAGTAGAAGACGGTCTTCCCCAACACACGGTCGATATTGACTGCCGCCAAGGCATCCAAGAACTCTTCGGCCAACTGCTCGTCGGCCAACTCACGCGCCGCCGTCGCCGCTGCCGCAATGAACGCCGGCAGATCGCCCGCCACGCCGGCAGTCACATCACCAACCCATCGCTCGTCCAGAGACGGGCCGTGAGACGCAATCGCATGGGCCACCCACTTCTGCATCACGCACCCTCCTCAAACGGAAAGCCCTCTTCCACCAGCAGGTCGATGGCGGCATCACGCGCCGCCTCCTGCGCCTCTTCGGATGTCATGTCCTCGTCGAAGTAGCTCCACAGATCGAAGTCGGGCAGATCCATGGACCCCAGCCCGCAGTGGGCTTCGATGACAGCGTCCACCAACTTGCGGAATTCCACATGTCTCACTTGGTCACCCCCTTTGCTGCCATGCGAACGAGCGCCGCCGCCAGCGCCTCGTAATCGATCTCCCCGGCCAGCTCCGACATGTCCAGACTCTCGGCCACATCGGACACGCAGATGTCCACCTCCACCTCCTTGGCCACCTCCTCGGCGTCGATGTGGTATGCGATGTCGCTGGCCGGAATCTCCTCTGCCAGCCGCCGGCAGAAGTCGTTGTCCAGCTCCAGCGCATCCGCCACCTCCTTGCTGAACCCACGCAAGGTGGACGTTTCCAGCGCCAGCCGCTGGAAGTCGATAGGCTGGGCCTCAGCCTGCACGCACCGCCGCACACGCGGCAGCAGCACCGCATCCACCCGGGCCTGGACCCAGGCATTGAACCGATCACGCAGTCGCATCGCTCACCTCCTCCCGGATAAGACCCATCCCAGAAAAGTCCGCACACTGATCCATCAGGAAGTCGCCCATGCGTTCCTCCATCAGGGCTACGAATCGGTCGAAAGACCGGCGACTATCCGCCCGCAGGCCAGTGAATCTGAGCCACTCCGCATAGAACTCACGCACATGCGGGGCCCAGTCCACACCCTTGTACAGGTCAGTTTGCATTGGCTTGCTCCTTGTGTCGCTGCTCCCAGTCGTAGGTAAAGACAGGCACCCAGGCCCACCTGCCATCGTCCATGGCACCGCCGTAGAACCTGTCCTCATCCCACCCCAGCTTGTCGCATAGGGCACGCAATGCCTGGCGATGGTTGGCCTCGGAGTCCAGAGCAGACTCATGGGTCACCTCAACGCGGTGCCCGTTGGCAGACGCAGACACACGGGAACCCCGCGTGTTGGTCGGGCCGTGATACTTGGTCACAATCGCCACCATGTCACACCTCCCCGCGATAAAGGGCCTCTGTCACATCTCGCTTCCCCTGGAAAATACCAATGGAGCGAGCCCACGCATCCAGCGCATGCGGCATCTCGTCCTCCCACGCTCGCTTCGCTGCCGCCAGCGAGAGGAACCTGCGGATGCGTAAGTTTTCGGTGTTAGAGTCAGGCAGCCAATCGCCATCTACAGACAGCCACTGCGGTACGCCATTGACGACGCGGTGGAGGCCGTACTGCCAGACCAAAGGCTCATCGCTCAGCTTCCGCATGTCACACCTCCTGCTTGATGTAGGACTTCAGCACATCGCCCCAAGTGGGCATCGCATAGAACGCCTCACCCTCGTTGAGGCATGCTCCGTTCTCGTCGTACACATCCCAGTAGTCCGGCGTTCGATTGTCGTAAGCCTCCATGTCTGGGTAGCACGCATAGACCGACACCCACTTCCCCTCGCCGTAAAAGTACTTGGCGACTGTCTCGCCAAAATCTTTGTTCATGTCACACCTCCTCCGGAATGTAGAACCGCCCGTCCGTCGCATCGACGTTCAGGGCCGGCATGCCGCCGACACGGGCAAACACTGACCGCAGCAGTCCGTAGGACTCTTGTGATATGCCGTTGTCATCCGTCAGCAGTGCCACGGCCAGGCTGTTCAGATCAGACCGCAGCCTCCGCAAGTCGTCGGCCGCACGCACAAGGCGGCCGGTCAGACTTGTCCGCATGTCACACCTTCACTTTCCGGTTGTAGGAACCCTTCCCGCGCAAGGCCCGCACGGCCTTGCCAGCCTCGCTGCCCGGCGGTTGAGTGCCGTGGATCAGCAGGGCAAACGACCCGCCAGTGAGCGAGTACGCATGGCTGTCATCATGGTCGATAGCCAGCCGCAGCCGTTTGGCCTTGGCCTCGCTGTAGACCACTACCGACTCACGGAATCCCTCGCTGTCGATCAGATGGTCGAACCGACCACCCCTGCTGGCAGTCAGGGCCAGATTCGCAGGCAGGATGTCCCGCCGCTTCTGCCAGAACGACAACATCTTGGTGTAGGCATACAGCCGCAGGTCGGGCCTGCGTTCGCACACCTCCAGCCACGCATCGAAGTAGTTGAGGATCTTGAAATCCCCAGCCACATGGATGCGAATCACCGCTGCCCGGTCAGGCAGAGCCTCAACCAGGGCCGAGGCACACTTCATGGGCGACTCTGCCGCAAGCGACAGGGCCGCATCCATGTTGGCCTTACGGAACTTGTACACATCCGTGTACTGAGCCTCTTGCGAGGCCGAAAAGCACCGGAACAACGTGTGCTTGCCGTCTTGAATCCTACGCTTGCCGCGTCCGTACTCCACAGCCCAAGACTTGCAGTCCTTGGCTGCGGGACAGGTCACTCCTGACAGCATGTCAAAGGAGTAGACCTTGACGCCCAAGCGCTCCTGAAGACGGCGGAGCTTGGCGTTGGCCGGTGCATATGCCAGTCGCATACGCACCTCCGTGGAAAGAACCGACTACCAAACGGCAGCCGAACCCAGGCAGCGGCACGGAATAACCCATATGGGCTGCCACTGCCCGGGATCGAATCCCGTCAATCTTCCAGCAGAACGTCGTACTCGCTCAGTTCAGCCTGCACCTCCTCGGGTGACATGGCCTCCAAGCGGTCATGCAGTTCACTGGCTTCCTCGCCCTGCATGAATATGTCCTTCCCGCACGGAGCGGTGATGGTCAGGCCGTAGCCCAGCCATTCGTATTCCCACATGGAACCTCCATTGGCTGCCCGCATGCGCAGGAAGCAACACGCTTCCTTCCCCGCGTGACGGGCGTCGTCGGCGTCGCCTTAGACTAGTCCGGGCGGTGTTACCAAAACACCGTCGTCGGCGTCGTCGTCGATCGTCGTCGATCGTCGTCGGCGTCGCCTTAGACTAGTCCGGGCGGTGTTACAATTTATTTTGCGAATCTCAGCGGCCGATATATACTGTATGGCGTGCGGGGTGAATTGTCACACCGCGAGGACTAGTATAAGGGGAGATTCGACAATGAACGTGTCTGAGATGATCGACGGTATTGATGCGAGCACGGTGGAGACGATCGCCCGCGAGATTCTGGCATGGTGCGAAGAGCAGACCGCCGAACGTGAGCGTTGGCCGCTGCTGATCCCGCTGGCGGGTGACAGCGGGCAAATAGCAGACCCGACCCCCGTGCCGCAGACCGTGCGAGCGGATCGGCATCGCTCGTTCACACGCGAGCAGATGGCCAGAATGTTAGGCCAGCGTAAAGGCGGGCGATGGGCTTCGCGTGAACGTGGCATGGGGGTCGGCACGTTCAGTCCGGCCGATATCACACCGCGGCAGGCGAAAAGTCTGCTTGTGGTCGTTTCCCGTTACGTGGCGAGGTGGTCCGGCCCGTACGATCGACGGCCGCTGTCCGCGGAGGGACGCGAAGAAACCGTGGCCGCGATCCTGCACAGTATCTGGACGCGGGACTATTCAAAATCCGGCATCGCCCGTGGAAACCTCGCAGCGGCCACGTGGCAGACCTGCAGCCTATACCGCCGCACGGCATGGGTAGGCGACAGCTTGTTTGCCCGGGCCGCTGAGAAGCGGCGGCAGTCCGGCATCGAATCCGCGGAGTACAACCGCCCGCCGATCGACAATCCGGCGAGGATCGCTGAGGCTATCGAAGCGGCCACCAGCCGCTACGATGCCGACGGTCGGCAGATCGGCGGTCTGTGGGCGCCTTCAGTAGTAAACCGCGCCCGGAAGACAAGCCGACGCAGTAGGGGCGGGAAGCGTATGGAACCGATCGCCGCCGAGGTGGCGCGGGAAGCTATCGTCGGGTGAGCATGCACGCCCACCGGGCCGATCGTCGTCGGGGCGACGGCCCGGGGGGTGTGCTCTTGCCCACCAACCTAAACGCGCAGCGTAAGTCGGGGCAGGGTAAGGTGTTATGATCGGCCGGACGGTCGATCATACCCCACCCTGCCCCCCCCTTTTTTGCGACGCCTTTTTCTTCAATCCCCCTCCCGGATTTTTCACCACCTCCGGCCCCCACGTGTTTCTCCCAGCGAAACACCACATGCCCCTGTGACGCTCCTGCGTGACGCCAGGAGCCCGTTAGCGTCAAAGGCCCGGTAATAGCGTGGCCGCGCCACAACGCCAGAGGGGCGAAGCGTGGGCGTGACGAGGCCATCCCCCACCTATACAAGCAAGAAGGTAAAAACGAAGCTCGGGGCAGGGGCTTTGGCCACGCTGCGGGGGCAATGGCTTGTAGGAGCGTGTGATGAGCTGCTGCGACTGCTGCTGCTTGGCGGTGAACGGTGAGTGCTGTGGTCCGCCGGGCGAGAAGGCGTGCTGCAAGGAGCCTCGGGTCTGCTGTGGCTCCGGCGAGGAGCAGGTGTGCTGCCCCGAGGGCGAGTACTGCTGCCAAGAGAAAATCTGTTGCCCCTCTGGCCAAGCGTGCTGCGGTTCTTCGGAGGATCCGTATTGCTGCGAAGTGGGGGAGACATGCGAAGACGGCGAGTGCGTGGGATGCGATCCGTACACCTGCGGTGACCCGCCGGATTTGGAAGAACAACTGATCTACAACAACGGCATATCGCCGAGCGGTGAAGGAAACCTGACCTCGGACGACTTCGGCGAGCTGTCTTGCATTGACGTTGACAACCCCAACATCTGCTTTGATTCCCCGTGCCCCGTGTCGCTGATGGAGCACTTGCTGACATTTGTCAGCGATTGCGCCGATGATCCTGACGAAGACTACAAGATCACCGTCACGGTTTCTCTGGTCCTTATAGGCTGGGTAGGCGGCGGCGACATAACCTCACCGCAAATCGCCAGCTCCACCCGGCAGCATCGCATAGTGGATTGCGACGGCACGCTGACGCTGGTCCCTATTGGATCGGCGGACATCAGCGGATACAGCGACTTCTGCGAGCAGCAGAACGAATTCTTGGACGAGCTGCTCAGCCAGGACGGCCTGGAGTTCAACCCGCTCCCGTGATCACTTGCCATCGCAAATTCTTTGAGGCCCGCTGCCGCCAGCGCGGATATTCGCTAGCCGATGCGATGCCGTGCGTCGTCGCCAAGGACGGCGACCAGTGGACGATCGATGAAAAGCACAGCAGCTACCCAGGACGCCGCCGTGCCGTGTCGGCTCCGCCAGATGTTGGGCCGGGCACGGAACTGAAGAAGCTCCTGGCCACAATCGGGATCCACGCCAGCAAGACCTGCAAGTGCAACGCTATGGCCAACAAAATGAACAAGTGGGGCCAGGAGTCGCTGAACCACACAGACGAGATCGTCGCCGTGATGGAAGAGACGGCCCAAAAGCGAAAGCTGCCTTTTAGCCGGCTGGCGGCCAAGGCCCTGGTGCGTCTGGCGTGCTGGCGCGCCCGCAAGGGCAATGGTTCATAGGAGAACGCCCATGCTTGGCATTCCAGACGAACTCCTGCCGTTGCTGGGGCAGGAGATGGAAGACGAACCCAACGATGCGTTAGGCAATCCGCGGCAGCCGGCCGCACGGCCGCGCCCAAGAAGGATGGCGAAACCACAGATGGCAGCACCAATGTTTCCCCTGCCCGGCCCGGCCCAGCAGGCTGAACTGTTGAAGGACATGGCCGACAAGACCACGGCCGCCTTCCGCAGGGAAAACGACTCGCGTGTCAGTCAACTCCGAGAGGCGCGGAGGATGCAGCATGAGAAAGAGATGGAGCAGATGCGGATTGACGCCCTTCTCCGGCGGCTGCAACAGGCGGAATCTCCCGTCACCGTCGTCCCGCGCGGCAGCAGTATCGTCCTTGGATGAGGACTGGGAGGACGAGGACGAGCTGGAGGACTGGATGCGTCCATGGGCAAGATCGATGACCTGATCGCGCGTCTGGGAGTGGGCCCGGCCCGGAACGAGCGGGTCAGGGCGATGCTGGCCATGCGGAGAGCGACCGTCGATTTGCCATACATGCCGGACGGAACGTACTTGGACGCTTATCCGAGGTCAACCGCGGCCAGGTTTACAGCCACCGATGTTGAACACATCCCATATTCTATGAAAGCCAAAGACGCCATCGGCATGTTTGTTCCCGACCGTAAACTGGAAGACTACTTTGACCAGTATGATGAACGGCGACAGGGCGTCCTTGGGACGGTTGTGTACCCACAGGGCGACCGAAGAATACGGCGGCATGAGGTCATGCACGCAATAAACGAAGGGGCGAAACGCTACTTGGAATTGCCAAATCCTTCGCCCGATCACCCCCGACTGCCGATCGGCGTTCAGTTGACAGCCAGATTGCCGCACGGCCTTAACCGTGTCTTCGATGAGGCTTTGGCCACCCGCGCCGGCGGCGATCGGGTCATAGGAGTGCCGTGGGCTGCGTATGCCAACTACTATGCCAACGAGGGCGACAAATCGGCAGCGCGCATCGCCGACATGATCGGCCGCGCCCAGGCCATCTACAACGATCCGCGCACTCTCCGACGCGCTGGAGAGCTTGGGGCCGCAGCAACATCGCCTTGGTGGGCGACGGAACTTATGCAGGACGACGAGTGATGGACGAAGAAGGCGACAAGATCCGCAAGCTGATTCCCAACCGTCCCGTCCGGGATACGCAGGGCGGGAAGAAGTTCGTCGTCCGCGCCAAGGTCGGGGACGAAGAGCGGCTGGTGCGATTCGGCGATGCGTCCATGGGCCACTACCGGGACGGGTCTGGCGGTGGTCATGGTGATGATGGCCGCCGGGCCAACTTCAAAGCCCGCCACAATTGCGACGAGAAGACGGACAAGCTGACGCCCGGCTGGTGGTCATGTAACTGGAGCTGGTGATGCCCGGACGTTACGACGCCGCCGGCCGCCAGATCGCCGGACTGCTTGGCTACAACCCGGATCCAGGCATTTACTCCCGCCTGGAGCGTGCCATTGAGGCCATGCCAGAGAACGTCCGTGTGCAGGAACTCCCCGGGCTGCTGAAGCGCTACAAAGACGGCGTGCCTGGGTGGGAGCTGAAGGCAACCGACCTAGATTCGTTGACCTTCGGCAGGGATGTGGTGCCGAGGGAAGAACTCTTGGCCAGGGTGCAAGAACGCAGCCCTGTGTATACGCACGCGGAGCAAGTGCGGCGCAATGCCCCAATGTCATCCGCGTGGGCCGACTTGGATGATCCGACTGGTGGTTTTATGCGGAGCGACCCTTTGGGGCAAGGAGAGCCTGTTGGGCCGCCGACTTATCAATCGTATGGACAGGGCGGCAAGGACTACACAGAGCTGCTGCTCATTCAGCCCTTCGCGGCCGAGCGCAAGTTTGACAATCACTGGGCAAACGAAAACGCCGACGCAGTCGCCCACGCACGCTTCGACACCCACGGCGATGCCCTGCGGATCAATGAACTCCAATCGGACTTGGGGATTCACAACCGAAAGGCACGGGAAGGCTCTTTGCCCCCAAGGCAGCAGCTACCAAGTGAATCAGATTCCGACTACGCGGATGCCATGCTGGAGGCGGGCCACGCCGTTGACTGGGACGAGGGCGGCAATGTGGTGGTATCGCCCAAGACTGGCATCCCCTTCCCCCTAGAAGACTCTTGGTCCGACCTCCTCATCAAACGCCTCGCCCTAGAGGCCGCGCGCAAGGGGCATCGGGCCATCGAAGTCGCCTCACCAAGAGCCATCGCTGACAAGGTCGGCGGCAACATTGAGAACTACGAACACTTCTACGGGAAGGTAGTTCCGGGGGCGCTGGAGCGACTGGGCAGGAAGATGGGCGGACTGACGCCAGATGCGGTAGGGCAAGATGTCGTTCGCAAGGGCTATGCGTGGCCGGAAACGCGGCAGGCAGCGGAGGACGCGCTAAACGATCTGATAGTGCATGCTGATGGATACGTGGGGAGCGGCTGGGGGAAGGATCAGACATCGTCGGCCGGGCTTGTGGAAGATGTGATCCATGCGCTGCAAGTTGGCATCGACCCGACCAAGCATGCCGTCCGGCTGCGAAATCATTTGGTTACGCAGGCAGTTGAAAACGGCTATCCGACTCCAGCCGCCAACACGCTTGTGGATCAGTTCATGCCGGGCCTGATGCGTCAGGCTGACGAGGTAACGGCATTGCAGAACAACCACAGCCGGCTGCGTCACTTGGCCGCCCAAGAAAAGATAGCCCCTCCCGTGCGCGCCCCAGCCCGTCGCTACATCATGTCTGACGAAATGCGCCGCCGCATCCTGACGCAGGGCATCGGCGCTGCCGTTGGTGGGGGAATGGTGACGGACGGTTTGCTGGAGGATCAGCGCTGATGCCCAGAACCATAGCCGATCGGTTCACGGATTATTTTTACGGCTCTCCAGAGCAGCAGGCAGCGGAGTCAGCCGAGCGTGAGCGGAGGTGGCAGGAGGTTACTGCGTCGCCGGAATACCAAGTGCTGGAGGGCATGCGAGATCGCAGCGTGTATATCGACGGTCGGCCGTACGATCCGCGCGAGCTGCGCATGGGCATGGTGCAGGACACCCTGCGGCCGGGCCCGTCGGGGGACTACTACGAGCACCTGAAGGCCGCGCCAGGCAAGGCGTACAGCGCCGTGTTTGAGACGGCCATGCGGCCAAGGGACACGCTCATCAAAGCGGCCCAGGCGTACAACGCAGACGACTACGGCCGGGCGGCAGAGCTGGCACTGCGGGCTCCGATCTCTGCGGCGTATCCGTCAGCCGCCGCCGGAACACCGGGATCACCGGACGACTGGCGCGAGGACGCCCGGCGTCTGGGAATCTCTGACGGCAACATCACGGCGATCGATCTTCTGACGGATCCCGAGACGTACCTGCCCGTGCCCATTCCGTTCAAAGTGGCCGGTCGCCTTGGCGGGGCCGCCATGCGATCCGCCGGCGCCGTCGGGGATTTGATGCGTTACGGCCGCGGCGCGCCAACGCACATTGTCGATGAGGCCGGCAACGAGATCAGGCGCCTGATGAACTCTCCCCGCTCCACGGAGCCGCGGGCGTTGGGGTACTGATGGGCAAAATAGACGATCTCATCGCCGCGGTCGGCAGGGCCGCCCCGGATCCCAAGTACATCCGGGCGTACCACGGTAGCCCGTATGACTTTGACAGGTTTGATGCGAGCAAGATCGGCAGCGGAGAAGGGGCGCAGGCGTATGGGCATGGGCTGTACTTCGCTGGCGAGGAGGGGGTCGCCCAATACTATCGCAACAAACTAGCCGGCCAGGCTCCATTTGAGTCGCCAGATCAGGTTGCAGCCGAGTACCTGAAGGTTTGGGGCACGCCCTCCTCAGTTGATTGGTCGTCCCGAAAATCTCCCGCGCTTGCGCTGGATAAGTTGCGCAAGCATGCTGCCGACCCGGGTTCTTACGGATACGACGCATCGCAAGGGAAGATGCTTCGCGAGGCGGCTGAACTCATCTCTAGCGGCGCGCCAATAACTCCCAAGGAGCGAACCGGCCGGATGTACGAAGTCGCAATCCAGCATCCGGAAGAATCGCTTTTGGATTACGACTCAATGGCTGAGACACAATCGCCGCAGGTGCAGCAGGCGCTGCGCACGCTTGGGTTTGATGCCGAGCCGGGCCTGCCCCCCTCTAGGCGGTTCAGTGCAAAGGTGATTATGGACAGGCTTGGCGACTCCGGCGGTCGTCGCCGTGCTGCATCGGCCCTGCTGGACGCAGGAGTCCCTGGGGTCAAATACCTAGACGCCGCTTCTCGCGGCTCGCCTCTAGGCACCCGCAACTACGTCATGTTCCCCGGCACCGAAGACTCCATCCGCATCTTGCGGAAGTACGGCCTGCTGGCGCCGATAGCTGCCAGTGCGATGGGCGAGGACTAACAAGAAGCGGGGCCCGCTGATGAACTCTGGTCGATACCTACTTGATCCGGTGCCACGGCGTGTCCCGACGCAAGATGCTCGGCCACTGACTCTGGAAATCGACGGCCGCATAGTGCTGGTTCCAACTACGCTGCCTGACGGCACGGTGCTTTCGGACGCTGAAGCGCTGAAGCGGTTCATGCAGACCGGGCAAAGCCTCGGTGCTTACGGATCAATCGCAGAAGCAAACAGGGCCGCGGGTGCTTTGCAAGGGTTGTTGGCGCCGACCGCCCGGCCAACCATTGAGGTCCAAGCGTGAAACACATCATCCACATCAACCAGCACGTGATCCGCAAGAACCACAAGACCGGCGAGCGGGAGCCGGTGATCACGGTGAAGAACTACAAGGAGAACCGCTACGCCCACTCCGTGCGGATCAACGGCCCGTGCGTGATACGCTACGAGCCAGACAACCCACTTTCCTGCGGGGCGCGGGTGTGGATTGAGACAGAAGACGGCGTTGAAGTTGGGCCGGTGTAACAATTTCGCACATGGCGTGCCAATAGTTTCCTAGAACCCGCTCCCCCGAGGGTCTAGGACGCCATGTCAGACGAAATCGAAAACCTTTCCGCTGCTCCAGAGGCTCCTGAAGCCTCCGCGCCGGTGGCTGATTCGCAGCCGGCAGCGTCGTCCGAGGGCGGCTTTTCGACCCCCTACGAAGCGTTCCGCCATCTGCCGGAGTTCCAGGGCCAGGACGATCTGGCGATCGCCCGCAACCTGTACGGCGCGTTCAACGGCTTTCAGCAGGCCCAGCGCAGCCTCCAGCAGTACCAGTCGATCATCCCGCACGCCACGGAATACCTCCAGAACCGTCAGGCGTACGAGAAGTGGAAGCAAGAGCAGGCTGCTGCACAGGCTCCGAAAAAGGAGGAACCGCCCAGGTGGTGGAATCCTCCGCAGGTGAAGGACACATGGCGGTCCTTCATCGTCCGGGACCCCCAGACCGGGAAGGAGGTGATCGATCCCAACGCGCCGTTTGAGGCGCAGCAGGCCCTGCGGGAGTACCAAGCGTACACCGCGGACTTCGCGAGGAAGTTCGTCACCGATCCCGAGAACACGCTGAAGCCGTTCATCGAACAGGTGGCGATGGCCAAGGCCCAGGAGCTTGTGCAGCAGCAGCTCGGGTCCTACAAGGCGCAGAACTACGTGCAGTCTTTGGAGTCGCAGAACTCCGACTGGCTGTACAGTCCCGACGGCCAGGTCACTCCGGAAGGCCAGGCCATCCAGGCGTATATCCAGCAGGCTTCCGAGATCGGGATTTCCACCCCCGAGGCCCGCTGGCAGTACGCCACTGGCATGCTCCAGAGGGATCTCCTGAATCTGCGATACCAGCAGATGCAGCAGATGCAGCCGCAAATGGCGCAGGGTCATGCCGTGCCGCAAGCGCCGGCGGCTCCCCAAGCGGCAGACCCTGTGGCCGTTCAGAACATGCAGTTCCTCCGTGAACGCGCCACCCGTACACCAAACCGCAGTGCCGGAACCACGGAGCCTCGGGCGCCGAGGCAGAAGATGTCCTTTGAAGAGCGGCTGCGCAGCCAGCTCGTAACTGATGGAGTGCTGTAATGGCCAGTTCGACTGACTGGGCTCGTAGTATTGCAACGACGATCGTCAACCACCTCCGCGAGGAGGAGATCGCATCGCTGCGGAAGTACAAGTTCTTCGCCGCTCTGGAGGGCTCCGGGCAGATCCGGACCAACATGTCAGGGCGCGGTTTCGACTGGGAAATCCAGTACCGCAACCATACGCCGTCCGGCAACAACGGCGAGACGCCTCGCTCCTTCAGCCGCGAGAATCTCTGGAAGAAACTGGAGCTGGAGTACCGTGGCGCGCAGGTCACGGACGCCATCTACAAGAAGGAAATGCTGGAGAATCGGAGCGCCCAGGCCCTGGTGAACGTCGCCGGCAAGATGGCCAGCCGCCTGCTCACCAGCATGGAGCAGTACCTGGCGCAGGAGTGGATTCAGGACGGCTATGCCACCGGGAACGAGCTGCGGTTCCATGGCGTTGAGTCGTTTATGAACGCCACGGAGACGATCACCGCCACTTCGGCCGGTGCCGTCAATCGCTCGGCGAACGCCGCCGATCCGTTCTACTACCCGAACGACTCCTACGCCGGTCTTTCGACCGTGCTGGGCGCGTACGGCGGCAGCGCGGACGGCGTGGTGTCCTGGCCGAACGGCAAGGTGGATCCGGAGTTTGACTTCTTCTCTCCGGTAATCGTCAACGCCGACTCGTCCTACTTCGGTGCGACGACTTGGAAGGACAACTGCGTGAAGGCCGTCCGCGAGGCGCTTCACCAGACCCGCCGGAACGACACCAAGGAGGATCAGGTGGACATGGTCCTCCTGAACCGCCGGCTGTTCATCGACTTCCTGAACACGCTGGACGCCAAAGAGCGGGTGATCATCAGCCGCACCAACGGCTTGCGGAGCTACGGGTTCACGGATGTCTTTGAGCTGGACGGCGTCGAAGTGTCGTCTGAGAACAGCGTGCCGGCGAACACCGGCTACGGTCTTGCCGTCGGCAACGTCGAACTGCTGTGCATGGAAAACCAGCTCATGGTGAGCGAGGGACCGTTTTACGACGAAATTACGCAGCAGTACCGCTACGTGGTTTCGACGCTCGGCAACCTTAAGTTCAAGAGTCCGCGCAACTTTTTCAAACTGATCGCCTGATCCGAGGAGTAACAGATGAGCCTGTATGTCGATCCGCCTTTCTCGCTCGGGCAGACGCTCGGGGTGACCAGTGCCACGGACGGTGAGAACTGGGTGGGCGTAGTGAAGACTTTTCCGGATGTGAATCCGCGCACCGGCAAGGTGCGGAGCAACCGGGTGAAGACCTGCGTTGCTGTGCGGAACGTCGCCACCGTGCCGCTCGCCGGCAAGAAGCTGGTGGCCTACAAGAACGGCAAGATCACGGAGGTGGACGGCTACACCACCGATGTGACGGTCACCGTTGCTGGCGTGGTGGACGAGTATCTGCCGGCCACGGGCGTGGCGGTCAATGATGTGTTCTGGTTGACGGTCGATGGTCAGACCGAGGTCACGCTGGGTCCCGCCCAGACCTGTGCCCTTGGGACGACGTTGGTGGCCTACACGGGTGCCGCTTCGACCTCTTCGCTGACCGATCAGGCCGCGACCAGCGGTGCCTCGGGTGGCCGTGCTCACACCTCTGCCAACACGCTCCTGCTTCCCGGCCATGTGGGCACAGCCCTGTCGGCCGGCAATGCCGGGACCAACGTGCTGGCGAGCGTCAAGATCCTGCGGAGCTGACCCATGCGTAGCAAATTGATCGTTGGCCTGGCCGACGAGGCTGCCGGAAACCGCGTCTGGGACGCGCTCCAGCATGTCACTGGTGACGATTCCTCGCTGACTATCTCGCCGTCCACCGTGACGATTGGTGCGTCCACGGCCTCGGTCGGCGTGACCAGCGGTCGTCTTGGATTCTTCGGCGCGGCCGTAACGACCAAGCCTGTCGGCATTACTGCCGGTGCGGCCGGCGTCACGGCGCTGGTCACGGCTCTTGGCAACCTCGGATTGATCGGCACAACGACCGCGTGATGATTGCCCCTAGCGGGGCTTACGGGGGACAGCCGGTCGGACTAGCGCCGGCCGGCTGTTTTCTTTTATGGATAGACCGGCCCATAGCAACATGAACTACATCCGGCAGCTCATCCGAGCTGTCCGGGCCGACAGGCCATCCAAGGACGCCACCCAGGTTCGCATGCTCCAGGGCTTCCGCATGGGCACCGACCGGATGACAAACAAGCAGGGTGAGCGATGAGCGCATTCGGTCACGCCGGTTTCGGAAGCCGCAATCGCCAGAATCAGTTGCGCGCCCAAGGGCAAGTGGAACCGTACGGCAATCAGGTTCGCAGCCTTGTGCAGGGCGGGCAGGCCGCGGGAGGCCAGAACGCTGGCGGCTTTAGCGCCTACTCGCCACAGCAAGGCAAGGCTTCAGCCACGTCCCAGCAAAACCAATACTCAGGCATGGTTGACGGCGTCCAGTATTACAACCAGCAAGGGACTGGGGCTGCCCGCGGCCCAGAGGAAGATCACTATGACGCCAACGGACGGCTGATGCGCCTCGGCTCACAGCAATTTGGCAACTTTGGCTTTGCGGGCTCCAAGAGCTTGGACTGGGAAAATAAAGATGCGCTGGTGGCTGCGCGCAACGAGGCGTACGACGCCTACATGAAGATGTACGACCCAGGTACTTGGACGCAATCTGAAATAGCGCTAAAGGCTATGGATAGATATGGCTCGCGCGACTGGTCGCAAGATGTTTTGCATCAGCGTCTGGCCGGCGACGTGACGGGGCAAATTCGCAGCTATAAAGACGACGCAGCTCGCTACAGCAACCAGACGACGTTGGGCCAGATGACCAAGGACGCCGCGGCATCTCGCGCTGCTCCGCAGTCCCAGCCGCCAAGCACCGCGGCGGCCGGCTCTCAGCAGGTGGCTAGGGCTGTCAATACGGCGCCAGTTGGTCCTCCGCCCGCGCGGCGAGATAACGAAACAGCCGCCGAATCGTCGGCCAGATTTAATGCAGAGGCGGCGTACGCGCGTCAGCAGGACAGCCTCCGCCAGCAAGCAGAGCAGTCCGCACGCGAGCAAGCATTTGCCCCAAGGATGAATGTGGACCTGCCTCAAAACCAGCCTGGATACAACCCATATCCAAACGGCGTGACGCTGGCCGATTATTGGGGCCCTAACGCTATGCAGGCCCAGTATTGGCATAGCAACTATCACGCCGACGGAACGCCTCGGATCATTGGGTGGGGCGGCGGCGGCATCAACCAGCCACTGCAACCGATTTACGCAACCGCGAGGCCCACTGCACCAGCGGCGCCAGGCACGGCACGGTCCATTTCTGAGCCCAGCCAAGGCACGGCCTACAACCCGATGCAAGCGGCGGCGCCGGCCGCTGCGCCTCCAGAGTTCCGGGGAGCGTGGGCACAGCGTTTTGCCGACAGAGACAAGTTCCTGCACTCGGACACAAATACATTGGCTACGCCTGACTGGGCAACGCCGGAAGGAATTGAGAAGGCGAAAACAAGGCACAGGGACCATGTTCCAGAGCAGCTCGCCGCTGCCGAGCAGGCTTTTAAAGAGCGCGGCATCCCATTTGACCGGGCTGCAATGGAGGCTGAATACCAAAAGCACGCGCTAATCTTGGATGAGAGGGCCCAGAACTGGAACGCTGAATCAAATGCCAGTCGGCTGGCCCGTTGGCGAAACTACGAACAAGGGCTTGCCGCCGTCCCATTGGACCAGCGACCGAAATACGACACCGCAAAAAACATGATTGGCCCGGACGGCAGGCCGATCATGGAGTATTTCGGAGACGAGCGACAGCGCGCGCCGGCCGGCGTCAGCCAAAAGGATTGGGATTGGTATTTGGACATTTTTGATAAGCAGGCTGCGGACGCCCCCGCCCTGGCGCCGCAATACAGCCACCCGCAAATGGCTGAAGAAGCGGGCTGGTGGCAGAATAGCCGGTATGGCTTTCAGGACCCATGGCTTAATGCCGCTCTCGGCAGACAGACCGGCATTCGCGCACTGCAAGGTTCAGATAGAGAGAAGGCATACACCATTGCCGCAAATTATGATCCAGTAACCATGAACTCCATGCGACCAGACTCTGTTGACAAGTACTGGCAAGATGGCCGCGATGTACGCCCAGAGTCCAATCCTTGGGTCGGCGCGGACCTTGACACATACCTAGCCCAGCGGCCCGCTAAAAATACTTGGGGCTCCAGTGTGTTTTATACGCCTCCACCTCACCCCACATTGAGCCCTTTTCGTTAGTCGATCTCACTTTCATCCAAGGCGTGAGCCATGATGCCATTACAAAACACGCAGCAGGCAAGTAGCCCGCCGTCGCAAGGGAAGGTGCGTAGCCCGTTTGGGGAATTCCCGGACCTCCAGTCCTATCTTCAGCGGCAGGACGCCTACGCTCAACAGCACCTGAAAAATCAGCGGGAGTACAACCTAGCCCTGCGTGAGGGCAGGCCGGCTACCAAAGTGCCGACGATGCAGGCGTGGCAGCAGGCCGGCGAGAACATTAAGAGCGGCGTGTACCAAGGAAACCCGTTTGCCACCGGCAACGTCGATGGCATCCTGTCGATGTTCGACCAGTACGGCATGCAGGTGCCCGACGGATTCCGGGACCGGCTCATAAAGAACCTGGGGCAGCAGTCCGCGCCGCCCGCGTTGATGCCGCCCGCCCCTGCGCCACAGAAGGTTTTGGACATTCCCAAATTTGTGAATCCCGCCACCGGCCTGCCGTATGGTGCGAATGCGCCGAGCTTGGCACCTCCTGCGGCCGGAATGCCTTCGCCAGCACCTGGGGCCGGACAGCAGCCTCTGGATACTAGCTATCGACCAACTGGCGCCCAGGTGCCAATGTACCCCGACCCAGGCCCAGGGCTCGTTCCATATGTAATGAATGCCGGAACCCGCTCTGCGCGAACCGTCTACGTCTCCCCGCAGGACGCGAAGAGTTTGCAAGCGCAAGACGACGAACGTCTCCAAGCCTCGGTCCAGAAATGGCAGGAGTTGGTTGGACAGGGACTTAGTGGCCCGGCACAGCCCAGCCCGCCGCCTGTGGCAGGCGCGAACGATTTCATCTTTGCCCCGCCGGGCTCTGCGGTCACTCAAGCGTTTCAGTTTTATATCAACCCGCAGACAGGCCAAAAGGCCAGCTTCAGCACGGGCGGGCAATCGCCGCGGGCAGGAACGGGCTGGAGAAAAGTCGGCCGGGCGGAATTCGACGCATCTCCAGGCATAGACTTAACCAGCAACATTGATGCGGAGAGTAGGCTTCCAGATGGGGCCGACCCAGAGGCGCCGCCGCCTCCCGGGCTAATGCCCAGTGGCCCCTCTCTGCCGCCAGCCGGTGGGCGCCGGATCGCCGGCCCAGAGTTTCCACAAAGTTTGCTAGACACGCCGGCGCCAGCGCCGGCGCCATCGCCGCCGCCACCGAAGACGCCAAGCCAGTGGGACTACCCGCTGCGTCCCGGCATGACACGCGGGCCAAATGGCGAGCAGGTGATGGGCCTAGAGGCGCAGATTGAAGCGGTTCGCAGGATGCAGCAGCAGACTGGCCTGACGCCCATGGCGTTTATGCCCGGTAGCCGCCAGTTGGTGGAGTGGACGCCTGAGCTGGCCATGCAAGGTGCGAAAGTCAGTAGCTGGAGGCCAGCGCCGCAAAACACTCCACAGGACCCGTTCGCCACTTGGACTCCAGAGCAACGCCGCGACATGGCCGAGGCGTTCCGCAAGCCCGTGCCGGCCACACCGAAAGTCAAGGCAGGCCAAGCGCAGCCCATTCCCGAGCGAACGCAGGGCACTCCGCTTCAGCGCCCGGCGCCGCCGGCCAATCCCAGGTCCCGCCAAGCCGACCGCCAATCGCAGGCCCTGATGAACCGCGGCCTGGCGCTCTTGCGGTCTGGCGGCCGGGGCTGATCGTCTGTATACTGATGGCACCTTCTTCCCCCCGAGGTGGCCATGCTCCAGAAGTTTAACGTCGGCATCTGCACGTTCTCGTACGGCGGCAACGGCGGCATCTCCTCTGAGGTCCCCGACATCCGAGAGTGGATGGTGCCGTGCGTGGCTGACTTGTCCAAGGATCCGCGTGTCGATCAGATCCGCATTTGGAATCTGGCCGACACGCCGATCACCATGACGCGGAACCGCGCCGTGATCATGGCCCGGCAGTTTGGCGTCGATGTGCTTCTGATGATCGACTCCGACATGAAGCCGGACCTGTACGCCGGTACTCCGGACGCCAAGCCGTTCTTCCCGTCTTCGTTTGATTATATCGTCAAACATTACGCCAAGGGGCCGGTGGTGATCGGTGCCCCGTACTGCGGCCCGCCGCCGCATGAGTGCGTGTACGTGTTCCGCTGGCAGAACATGCAGTCCTTCCATCCCAACCCAGACTATCAGTTGGAGATGTACGATCGCCACACGGCCGTGAAGATGGCCGGGATTCAGGAGTGCGCTGCCCTGCCCACGGGCCTCATCATGTATGACATGCGCGCTTTCGATCTCACGGAGCCGAAGACCGAGTCCGACAAGCCCTGGTTCTACTACGAGTGGAAGGACAAGTACGCCGCCGAGAAGGCTTCCACCGAAGATGTGACCATGACCCGCGACCTGTCTTTGGTTGGCACGCAGAAGCTCGGCTACAACCCGGTGCTGTGCAATTGGGACGCCTGGGCCGGGCATTGGAAGCCCAAGTGCGTCGGCAAGCCGGTGGTGATGTCGGCGTCCGGCGTCAGCGACAAGCTGAAGAACGCCTGGGAGTCTGGGCATGACGGCCAAACAAGGCTTATCGATCTGAAATGTCCGACACCCGCGCTTGCATAGATTGCGGGAGGGTCTTTCCCGCCACGCCCGAGAATTTCCACAAGTCCAAGGATGGCTTGCACCCCAGATGCAAGAATTGCCGGAACAAAAAGATCCGCAAGGCGCGGAAGTCCCGTTCGTCCAAAAAGTTGGACGAGATCGAACGCGGCGCCGTGGACATCTTTATCGGCGCAGCTCGCGTAGGCGGGGCCTGCATTCCGCACTCCAGCGAGCTGCTGGAGGTGTTGATGGAATACTTCGGTGGGGTTCGCGGATTTGCGAACTGCTACATGAAGCAGTTCTACGATGCCCCGGTCGGTGGCGCCTTCCGCACCAAGATGCTGGAGGGCGTGATGCGGCTGGTCGTCAACAACACGGCCATGGGCGGCGCGAAGAAGCCACTGGAGCTGATGACGGAGGAGGAGCTGGAGGTAGAGCTAAGAAGGCAGGTGCTAGAAGCGGCGGCTGCCGTGAAGGCCGTGACCGTAGTGGACTCCCCGAAGTTGGAATATGCCCCGCCGACACCCGAAAGTACCCCCGCCGCCGGTTCCTGACGGCCCACTTGGCGGGCTGACCCAGCATCAACTGGGGCAGATGAAGGATGTGCAGGCCGAGCTGGCGGAACGCCGGCTTGAGGCGCTGCGTCTGTATGAGCCGATGCCAAAGCAGGACGAATTCCACCGCTGTCTTGCAAGCGAAAGGCTTGTAATCGGAGGCAACCGCAGCGGCAAGAGCGCCTGCACTTTTGTCGAAGACGCCCGCGCCGCCACCGGCCAAGATCCGTACGGCAAGTACCCGAAGGAAGGCGGGAACTTGGTGATCATTGGCAAGAACTGGCCGCACATCGGCATGGTGGTCTACCCCATGCTCTTTAAGGCCGGAGCCTTCCGAATCATCCGCGACGAAGAGACGGGCCGCTGGCGATCCTTCCGTCCTGGCCCGGACGATGCCAGGAAGCCTGAGAGCAAGCCGGCGCCGCCCCTCATCCCGCCGCGCATGGTGAAGGATTTCTCTTGGGTTCTCAAGAACGCCAACTACCTCCAGAGAGCCGAGCTGCTGAACGGCTGGACGATCTACTGCTTCTCGTCCGAGGGCGAGCCGCCGCAGGGGTTCCAGGCCGACTTAGTACACATCGATGAGGACATCAATAACGAGCGATGGGTTGGTGAGATGCAGGCTCGTCTTTCCGATCGCCGTGGGCGCTTTGTCTGGTCGGCCATGCCGTGGAGCAAGAACGATGCGCTCTTGGGGCTATGCGAGCGCGCCGACCGCGAGGCCGAGGCCGGCAACGAAAAGGCCATCATCAAAAAGTTCACGCTCCGCTTCTTGGACAACCCGCACATCGACCAAGAGGAGCGCCGCAAGAACATCGAACGCTGGTCGGCCCTCGGGCAGGACGAGCTTCGCATGCGTGCGGAGGGCGAGTTCACCACCGAATCAACTCTCATGTATCCGACCTTCAATCCGTCGGTACACCTGATGCGGCGTGAGTTGCTGCCCGGCGGTCATGTCCCGGACGACTGGACTCGCTACGTCGCCATCGACCCGGGGCACGCGGTCATGGCCACGCTCTTTGCGGCCGTCCCGCCGGATGAACGATATCTGCTTGTGTACGATGAGCTGTATATTCGCAACTGCAACGCGCTGATCTGGGGCGAGCAGTTCGCGGAGAAAGTTCAGCACACGCCCATCTGCGCCGCCATCATGGACATGCACGGCGGCGCATTGCGCGACCTTGGCTCCGGCCGGTTGCCGCATGAACTGTATTCAGAAGAGCTGAAGAAGCGGAACGTGAAGTTCCTTCTGACTGGTCATCAGTTCATCCCTGGCTCCGACGACATCCCGGCGCGGACGGCGCTGGTGCGGCAGATGATGCACATCCGCGGCGACGGGTCCACGCGGCTGCGACTCTTGGAGGGCACCTGCCCCAATCTCGTCCGTGAGATCCGTCGCTACCGCAAGAAGACGACATCCGTGAACGGTGTGGTGTACGTGACGGACGCCCCACAGACCAGGGGCGAGGTTCACGCCGTTCAGACTCTGGAATACCTCTGCGCCCATGAGCCGAAATACCACCGGCCACCCAAGAAGCTCGGCCCCGAGCCGTGGTGGGTGAAATGGATGGATGAGCGGAAAAAGCGTCAGCGAGAGTCGGTGGACCCGTGCGTTCTGTTAGCCCCCACTAGGAGCCTGCAAAAATGAGCTACGTCATGCCCAAGGCCGTCGTCGGCGACTGGGTTCTCTTCTACCCGCACAAGGAGGCCGATCCCGTGCCGGCCCTGGTCGTCACGGCGTCGTCCCGGACGCTGAATCTGGTGGCCTTCGGCATCGGCGGGCCGGTGGACAAGCCGTCCGCGCATCATGTCGATGACCCCGGCGTGGAGGATTTCCCGGACTGGAAGCGGTACGGGTACTGGGAACACAAGCGACAGACGGACATTGCGGCCCTGTCTGAGCGGGTTTCTCTGCTGGAGCGGAAGGTGGGCCTGAAGAAGGCCGAGGGGCAATAGTAGTTAGGAGCCCTCCATGCCCGACGAAAACCCGCTGCGCCCCATTGTCACCCGTTGGCTGGAGTGCATTAAGCAGGCCGAGGAACACAAGAAGCCATTCTCCTTGGACGCCAAGGAGGCTATGGGCTTCTATTCCTCCGATCCCGACGCCATGTGGGGCACGGAGGCCGCCAGCGGGGTGCGTGGCTACAACCGCGGCCTGACCATGCCGTCCTTCCGGATGGTCGTCAACCGCGTTTGGGAGGCCGTCCGGCTGTTTACGGCGGTGATTCACCACCGGAATCCAGTGCGGGCGGTGACGCCGAAGGAATACCCCATCATCGGCCCCCAGCTCTTGGGCATCTTCCCGCAGCCACCCACTCCGCAGATGGGCCCAGACGGCCAGCCAGTGATGGGCCCAGACGGCCAGCCGGTGATGATGCCAGACCCTGGCGAGCAGATGTACCAGCAGATGATGCAGCAGCAGGGCATGCTGTTTGAGCGGCGCAAGCTCATCAGCCAGCTTTTGCAGGATTACCTGAATTACACACCCAACGAGCTAGACCTGAAGCGCCACTCCCGCAAGGTGGTGGAAGAGGCTTTCATCAAGGGTGCGTCGGTCTGGTGGCATGAGCTGTACGCCCCACCCGGCGCCCAGGTGCGGATGGCCGGATCGTTCTTCGACTCCATCGACAATTTGGTCTGGGACCCGGATGCCGACGAGTACGAGGACATCCGCTGGGCCGCCCGCAAGCGGGTGCAGCCGATTGATGAGGTGGCCGCCAAATTCGGCCTGTCTCGGGACGATCTCAAGGGTCACATCGAATCCTATTCTTCCCGGGCCGACCAGAACGACCGCGGCTATCTGCACAAGAAGAAGAACGGCAAGACCAACGACCTGATCTGCTACTGGGAAATCTACAGCAAGACGGGCTTCGGAGATCGTTTGAAGGACGCCGACAAGGACCTGCGCGGCGTATTCGACGCGATGGGGCCCAACTGTTACATCGTCGTCGCCGAGGGCGTGGAGTTTCCGCTGAACGTGCCGCCGGCCATGTTGCAGGAGCCGGTCGATGATTCCGGCGTGCCGCAGGCGATGTTCATGGCGGCACAGTGGCCGATCCCATTCTGGGCCGAGCCGAACGGCTGGCCATTCACGCTCCTTGCTTGGCACGGGCAGCCGGGCTACTCCTGGCCGGTGAGCATTATAAAACCCGGAATTGGAGAGCTGCGGTTCATCAACTGGGCGATGAGCTTTCTCGCCACCCGCATTGCCACCTCTTCACAGACGCTCGTCGGCGTGGCGAAGGCGGCCGATCCGGATATCAAGGCCAAGATCCTAGACAACAAATCGGAAAATGGCTTCAACGTCGTTGAGATCAGCGAGGCCATCGGCCGCTCTGTCAACGATGTCATCAGCGTCTTCCAAATGCCCGGCGTGTCGCAAGACATGTACAACATCATCTCGGAGGTGACCAATCTCTTTGATAGACGGGTTGGGCTGACCGAGCTTATTTACGGCATGACGCGGGCACAGTTCCGGTCGGCGGCAGAAGCAAACGTGAAGGCGGAACAGATCAGCGTCCGCCCCGACGACTATGCCAATACGCTGGAAGACGCTTTATCCGAGGTGGCTCGCAAGGAAGCCCTGCTGGCCCGTTGGATGGTGTACCCACAGGACGTTGCTCCTCTCCTTGGACCTATGGCTGCTCAAGCGTGGCAGATGCACGTGCAGAACGAAGACCCGGAGTCCATCGTCCGGGAATACGCCTACCGCGTCGAAGCCGGGTCAGCCCGCAAGCCCAACATCGCCACCAAGACGGAAAACCTGAACAACTTCATGCAGGTCATCATGCCGGTTGCCCAGGGCCTGCTCCAGGCCGGCAGGCCGGAGCTGTTCAATGGCGTGATGGCGCAATGGGGCAAGGTTAATCAGATGGATGTTTCCGAGTTCATGGTCCCGCCCCCGCCACCTCCACCCCCACCACAAAATGAAGAACCGCAGCAAGCTCCCGCCTGAGATCGCTGAAGCCAGCCCCGAGGTTCAGCGGGTGTATCTAGCCGCACTGCCGCATGGTGAGCGGTGGGCCCTCATGGTCGCCTTACAGACCCCCCCAGGGACAAAGGGCACCGACCGCGCGTTCATGGAGGGCCGCATGAACCAGCAGCAGTTGGACGACATGCCTCCGCTTCAGGCCAAGTGGCTGGCGCGCGAGGCGCGGGCCGCCGGCATTAACATCTCCGGAAAGTATTACTGCGGCGGCTTGGCTGACAGCCGCGGCTGGCGCGATCCTGAAGCGTGGGTGTCGTCTTCCGACGATGTACTGCGAGTGGCCAAGCGGCGTAGTCGCAAGGTGGAGGGCAGCGTAAACTACGATCCGGGGCTAGCGCCGCCGAAGCGCGTGCTGCTTTCGGAGTCGATCATCCGTGACGAGCTGCGCAAGGAGCGTAAGAAACATCCCCGAGCCAAGGTCGGGGAACTGAGAGAGAAGATCATCGCCCAGCACGCCTACAAAGTTAAGGGGAGGAACGTATGAACGACATCGCACGCCACTTTTCCACAGCCGCCATCGTCGCCAGTAGTTCCGCCAATTCCGTGGCTCCGCGGGTTGCCTTTGGCCCCTTCGCTTCCGGCGTGGTGCTGGTAGCAAACACGGGCGGTTGCACGCAGATCAACTGGCACGGAGCCGCCAGCGCAGAAGGGACTCCGCTGCCGCTGCAAGCCAGCGGCGCGGCTGTCACATCCGCGATTGTCGTCGGAGCCATTCCGTTCCCCGACCAGACATTCGCCCTGCCGTTTGTTGTGCCGGTGGTGGTTGGCGCCACCTCTTGCTCCATGACCGTTTGCCTGAAGGGATGAGATGTCCGTCACGCAAATCAAAATCAACTCGCTGCCGGCCGGGACGGTGGCGATCGATTCCGTAGTGCTGTTCAACAGCAGCGACAGCAAAACCACCTACCAGGGCACGGCTGGTGCGTTGGCGGCTTTGTCCGGCCCCGTGGCGAGCGTGAACGGTCTAAGCGGTGCGGTCAGCCTTGCCGCTACTTCAGTTGGCGCGGCGCCCGCATCGCACAATCATGCGACTGGCGACATTAGCAACTTCAACACAGCCGTCGTTGCTATTGCGGCCACGGCCGCGCCTGTGTCGTCCGTCAACGGGCAGACTGGCGCCGTGTCACTCAACGCCACGGCAGTCGGCGCTGCCTTGGCGTCTCACGGGCATGTGGCCAAGGACATCAGCGACTTCAGCACGGCCGTGGTGACTGTCATTGGTACGGCAACTCCGGTCGCTTCAGTCAATGGCCTCACTGGTGCGGTGAGCCTTGCCGCAGCTTCGGTCGGCGCTGCAACAGCCTCGCACAATCATTCGACCGGAGACATCGTCAATTTTGGCGCTGCCGTGGTGGCGATCGCTGCAACTGCTGCGCCCGTGACCTCGGTCAATGGGCTTACGGGCGCAGTGACGATTTCGGGCGGTGGCGGCGGCGGCGACGTTTCGTCGGTCAACGGCGTCACGGGTGCCGTGTCGCTCAGCGCCACTTCGGTCGGTGCGGCGCCGACGGTGCATACTCATGCGACGACGGCAGTTGATAATTTCGTCACGGCTGTTGCGCTGATCGCCGGCACCACCGGCCCAGTGGCGTCGGTCAACGGCGTTACAGGTGCGGTGTCGCTCAGTGCAGCGTCGGTCGGCGCGGCTGGCGCAACGCACGCATCGCAGCATATGCGTGGAGGAACGGATCCGTACCTGATCGTCATGGGGAGCGTGTCGGCCCTGACGCAGGACACGCACAATTTGTCTCTGGGAGCTTTGGATGTGGTGCGCATTTCTGCGGCCACCACCAACAGGGACCTCACAGGATTCACAGGTGGGTCAACAGGCGTTGCCGTGCTGTTGGTAAACACCGGCGCGACCTACACCATCACGGTGAAGCACGCGCACACCAGCTCCGCAGAAGCCAACCGGGTGCTGGCCAAGGGCGCCACAGACTACGCCGTCACGGCCAACGGGCACGCCGTCCTTCTGGTCTATGACACTTCGGAATCTCGGTGGAGGGCGATCTGATGGCGCACCCATTGCTCATGCTTGTCCCGCGAACGACAGAATCGGGCGGCGGTGGTGGTGGATCTGCCCCTGCCACTCCGACTGGCCTCGCGCAGACGGCCTGTGACACCAGCACTGGCACCGGAACGATATCCTGGGACAGCGTGTCCGGCGCGACATCGTATGTTCTGGAGTGGTCGTTTGCGTCCGGCGGTTCGTTCACTGAGGCATTTTCCGGTGCTGGCACTTCAACAAACTTAGACGTTGAGGGCTTTGGCGGGCAGGCGTATTACAGGGTGAAGGCTGTCAACAGCTACGGATCCAGCGCGTGGAGCGCCGAGGTGCAGGCGGACTGCGCTATTTCCTGACATTTGGCGGCTGACGGCAGGGTGATTTTTCGCTGTGCCGCCGAGGGCAATAGTTAGTAGGCCATCAACCAAGGAGAAGCCGTGGGGTCCTACTACGCCGTCCAAGATGTCATTGACCACCTGATTTCCGTGTCGGGCGGCGGGGCGCAGGACGCCGAGCAGCGGGAGCTGCGATCGGCCGTCCATCACGCCTACCGTGACTTGGTGAACGCCAAGGACTGGGCGTGGCATGTCACTCAGAGCCGCCTCATGCTGGAGCCGGCCGAGACGGTAACGGTCACCATTGGTGGCTCTGGGACCACCCTTACGCGAGCATCAGGGTCTTGGCCGTCAAACGCCACCTCCTACCGCGCCCACAGCGGCGGCGTGGTGGCCCAGGTCGCTGCCAGGACATCCAACACGGTCCTGACTCTGAGCAGCACATTCAAATTCCCGTCTACGTTCGACGGCGCCGGCAAGCAGGTGATCCTGTACCGCAACACATATCAGTTGCCGGCCGACTTCCGGAACATGGACGCGCTGATCACGCAGGACCGTACCAGCATCACATCGTACGTCTCGCCGACGGAGTGGGCGCGGATCGAACGGTCGATCCTGCTCTCTGGCGATCCGGTGTATTGGACGATCATGCGGGACGAGCAGTCCACCGTGCCTGACAAATGGGCGGTTCGGGTCTGCGGCTATCCCGATGCGGCCGAGACGTTGGACTACACGTACCGTCGCAAGGTAACGATGCCCAGGTACACCGGGTACGAGCAGGGTGCCAGGGCCGGCACGGCGGCGTGTGCCGCCTCAAGTTCTGTCACGGGAACCAATACGCAGTTCAAGGCTGACATGGCTGGATGTGTTCTCCGCATCATCGACTCCGGAGTCAATTACCCGGAGCCGCTGGCCGGCGTGTATCCCTACCAAGAGCAGTCCGTCATTCAGTCGATCGCCAGCGGAACGTCGTTGACCCTGAAGGACGCTTTGACCGGCACGTACACGGATCGCAAGTACGTTGTGAGCAGCCTTCTGGATTTGTCGGACGGCATGTTCTCTGCCCTCCTGTCCGGAGCGGAGCTGTGGCTGGCACGGATGCGGAAGGGCGATGTCGAAAAGTCTGCGGCCATCTACATGCGGGACCTTCGCATGGCCATGGAGGCCGACCAGATGTCGCCGATCTCGGGCCGTCGCAGCGCGCTCTTCGGCAACCCGGAGGTGTCCTACAGCACGGCAATCCGCATGGCGCCAAGCGGCCCGGATAACGGATGATCGCAATAGAGCAGTGGTCTGGCTTAGTCACCAACGCTTCGCCGTACGCCATCAAACCAGGCGCAGCGGTGACGCAGGTGAATCTCCAGATTCTGGCCCCTGGAGAGCTGGCGGTTCGTCCGGGCACGCAGGCCGTGTCCTTCACGCTGCATACCGGCTCCACGGCCAGGATCTGGCACTCGTTTCGCTACCCGGCTCACACGGAGGCCGTGCTGTATCAGTCAGACGACGGAGTGATCCGCGCCGCGCTAGGGCCTAGCTAATGCAAATTGGCGCACGGACCAATGGCGGCTTGGTGAAATTTGTCGTCACCAGCGGCGGCACTAACTACACCTCACCGCCAAACGTCATCTTGTCTGGTGGAGGCGGCGCGGGTGCTGCGGCGCAAGCGCATCTTGCTGGCGGCAAGGTGGAGTCGATTGTCGTTACGTCGGCTGGAACCGGGTACACCAGCAACCCAACAGTGGCACTGCGCGTCCCCTCGCAGGCTGCGACTGTTGCATCAGTGACCGCCGGCACAAGCACGGCGACCATCACGTTTGCCGCATCGCTGACGGCCACCACATGGCCGATCCTGTCGGCCGGGACAACCGCGCTGATCCAGAACTGGGTCAGTTCAACCCAGGCAGTTCTAGCAGCCACTACGTCGGCGATCGGCGCGGTGACTCTGCTGGAGTACGGCACAGGCGCCTTTGCCGTTGCGTACGCAGCCACGGGGCCGCTGCGCCCGGTGAGCTTTTTCCGTGGCCGCTTCAACGACGTTTACGGCGTAGACGGCGGCGGGCGTGGTTTTCGGTATTCGTTCCGTGAGGGCGAATACAGCATGCAGGGCATTCTTGTCACTAACGCTGGCGAGGCCGTCGTTACGCCATCCGGTCAGCAGCTTTTGGTGGGCAGTGATTTCGTTCCGTCTATTGTGCCGATTGGCCTCAACAAGCCTGCGATCGGGCCTACTGTATCGGCCGCAAGCACGGCCGGCGGAAAATACATCTCCGCGATTCAGATGGTGCGTGGCGGGGCGGGCTACCATGGCCTGCCGACGGTTACGCTGACCGGCGGGACGCCCGACCGGCCAGCCACAGCCAGGGCCGTCGTCGCCAATGGCAGGGTCGATCGCATCATTGTGACCGACCAAGGCGCCGGCTACCAAGACACGCCGACCGTCACCGTGTCAGGCGGCGTTGGGACTGGAGCGACATTCAATGTCGGCATGGTCGGCGGCGTAAATAGTTTGAGCGTGCTGGCCGGAGGCACCGGCTACACATCATCCGGCACATACGCCGCAACACTGACTTTCAGCACGGCGCAGGGACTGACAGGAGCCTCGGCACGGGTAGTCGTCAACTCCAACGGCCAAGTGATCGGGCTCGTCGTATTGGAGTCCGGCACTGGCGCAACCACCTCTGGTGTGACCGCAACCATCAACAGCCTGAGTGGATCCGGCGCAGCGGTTGCGGTCGGCATGCGATTCGGCATCTCTTCGCTTACAGTCGGCAACTCCGGAGACGGCTACTACACACCGCCCGTGGTTACGATTCGCCGAAACGTCGCCGACACGGAAACAGTTGACGCCACAGCGGAGGCGGCCGTGGCCAATGGTCGCGTGACAGCAGCCACCGTGGTGAGTCGCGGCGAATACTCTGAGTTTCCGACGGCGTATGTCTCCGACTCTGAGGCACGCGCGCAAGCCACCCTGCGCGATACGCTGCGCGGAGTCTACTACTGTTGCATACGTTACTTTGACGACACGCCGGAGGAAGAGAACGGCCCCGTGTACTCCTCCATTTCGGATCTGGTGGAAGTGGATTGCGGGGACGGGGCCGCGAGCCTCACGTGGAAATTCCGCCACTACGGCGTGGACGACCGCGTGGTCGGCATGGAGCTGTGGCGCACCACGCCCGATCAGAGAACCATCCTGTTCCGTGTCGGAACCATCAAAAAGACGGACGCGCAATGGAGCGGCACGTACGTCGAATCCATAACCGACATCGATCTGGCGGACACCAGCCGCGACAACTATGGCCTGATGCCCGTCACGCTGCCAAGTGGACAGGCTAACGCGCGGAGGTTCGCTGTGCCGCCCGGCGAGTTTGCTGTGGCGACCATGTTCCAAGACCGCGCGTGGTATGCCGTGGATGCCTTGGGCCTGCGGCCGAACACTCTGTACTTTTCAGAAATTGACGAACCGGAAAGCGTCAGCGCCGACAACGAGCTGATCGTCCAAGAAAACAGCTCAACGCCGGACAAGGTTGTCGCCTTGGCGCCGCTGGGGCCGATGCTGCTGGTAATCCAGCAATCGCATATCTATAAGTTGATGTACGTGTCGCAGCCGATTATCGACGCAAGCATCACGCTGGTCGCCTACCGCGGCGTGATGAACAGCCGCTGCTGGACCGTCCTCGGGGGCGTATTGTTTCTTGCCGACTCCAACGGCGTCTACGCTTTCGACGGTCAGAAGGATGAGGCGATATCAGCAGCCATAGACGACAAGTGGCGAGACAACTCAATTGATTTCAGCCAAGCCGACAAGTTCCACGTGTCGTCCGACTGGCTGACGAAGACCGTGCGATTCCACTATTGCGCGCCGGGAGACACGCAGCCGGTGCGGGCTCTGTGCTATTGCGTGGCCACCAAGGCATGGTGGGAGGAAACGTACCCCGTGGCGGTCACGGCCTCCAATCTGTCGTTGCTTGGCAACCGCTGGGTGCAAGTCAGTGCTACCGCCTCGGGCGGGCTTCTGAAGTCCGGAGGGCTGTCTGATGCAGGAACGGCCGTTCCGTATGCCTTCCGCACCGGGCCGCTGGTCTTGGGGGAGGAAGACGCCGGAGCGATCAGTGTGGTGTACAAGCCGACAGCCGGCACGGCCAAGCTGCAAGTTGGCCTGCACTACAACAACTCAGATACGCCGCGAGCAAACGCCATCAGAACAGATGTTGGCGCGGGCTTTGTGGCCGAGCAAGGTGCGACCGTTGCTGAACTGGACATGAAGCTCGCCCGCAGTGCATTGGGTGACGCCAATGGCATGGCGCGCGCGGCGTTTGGTGGCCGTCGCAATGACAGGAGTGCTGGATCGGACAAGCATGTGGCCGTCGCGTTGGCCGGCACGCAGGCCGCAGACGCGGTCGTCATCCATGGTGTTCTTGTCGAAGGCGTTCAGGGAGCAGAGTAATGCTAACACAGCTTATGCCAGCGCTTTCAAAGGCGCTTGGTAACGCACTCAGTCCGCAAGACATGCGGGCCATGATGCAAGCGCTTGGCAATTGCAATCAACCGCTAGAGCATCGCGGCCCCGTTGCGTTTACGCCTTCCATGCCGCCTGGCGGCGGTGCTGGAGGCATGTACAACGGAGATTATTACGATTACAGGGATTTTAGTAGCATAATCAACAATGTGGCTGGCGACAACAATGTCTTCAACGACATCGACCAGCGCGATTTTTCAACTCCCACCTTCCAGACGTTTTTTGATAATCGGATTTTCAACACCTTTGAAGGCAACGTCACCAACATCATCAACAACCCGCCCGGCCAGCGTGGAGAGCGTGGGGAGCGTGGGGAGCGTGGAGATCAGGGGACGCCCGGCGAGCGTGGCGCAGACGGTCGGCCTGGCGGCACAGTATTCATCGGCGGCCTAGAAGGGCCAGCAGGTCCGCCTGGCCAGCTCGGGCCTCCAGGCCCTATGGGTCCTGCCGGGCCCCCGGGCGCATTTGGCATTGGCATCATAGTTGTCCGGCCGCCAACTACTGGACCCATCCGAACACAGGACATCAAAGTCGTCGTCGATGCAGACATCCTCTGGAACAACGTCGAACGCCTTTCCGATGTCATTGTGTACTGCTCCGACGAAGGAGAGTTAGTCGTTGAGCCACAGTACGAAGAGGTATGGGAGGCTGTTGGGCTGGAGCTGACACGCAAAAAAATCCGCGTCTTGAGCACTCAGAACGTGGGCGGCAATTTTCCGATGCCCGGCGAAAATCCGCTAGCGCCATAACCTGCTCCGTGAGCAATAGCCTGTAGGAGATCACATGGCCACTGCACTGCATCAGTCCGGCAAGACCATCACGTTCCCTGGCGGCTCGCAGACCTTCTGGGCGCCGCAACAGCAGCAGTATCAGGATCCTTCCGGCGTTCTGTACCAGCTACCAGGGCAAATGCTGCAAAGCACAGCCCAGAACTATGCATCTATGACAGGCGGCCTGGGCGGCATTGGCCAGTCCATCGGCGGCATGGCGGGCCAGCACTCATCCGCCTTGTCCGGACTGGGCAACGCCATGGCCCAGAACTACGGCGCATTTGGCAATGCCACAACTGGCATCGCCGACGCCGCCGCCAAGGACGCGATCGGCTACTACCAATCCTTGGGTGGTGCGGCCGGGGCCAACCAATCTGCGTTGTCCAATATCTGGACGCAGGCGCTGTCCAGCCTCGGCGGCATGGGCAATGCGCTCGCGGAGGGCATGGGGCGCGGCCAGACGGGCTACCAGCAGGCGCTCGCCGGCATGCAGGGCGCCAATCAGTCCGCGGTCAGCGGCTACGGCCAGAAGCGACTGGATAACATCGGCCGGCTGGGTGCCGCGGACGCGATCTCCAACGTGTCGTTTGATTTCGGCGGTGGTGGCGGCAGCGGCGGTGTGGGGTTTGAGGCCACTGGCCCAGGTGGTCCCATCGCATCTGGAAGCTACGGCGGTGGAGGCGGCGGCGATGCGGGCATGAGCGGCAGCATGCGGCGTGAGGGCGCAAGCATGTCGCCCTACATGGACGCACTGATGGACAACTCCGTCCTGGCACAGTTGGCCGACTCCGACATGGAGGCCCGTGATCGCCTGGATCGCCAGCAGGACCTGTATCGCCAAGACTATTCCAACATGTTTGGCCAGGGATTGATGGGCATGCTGGCAATGGGCCGCGAGGGTGCCGGATCCTTGCGCCAAGGCATGAGCGACTTCTACGGCAATGTGTCGCAGAATCGGCCCAACTTCCAAGCCTACATGGACCAGGCGCGGCAGGGATTCAACCAGAGCAGCCGAGACATCCGCGACGTTGGCGGTCGCATGACCCAAGACTACAGCGGCAGCTTGGGCGTGCTGGCTGGCTTGGCGAATCAGATGGGTTCCGGAATGCGCGAGGCCAACAACTCTGGCATGACTGGCATGTCTGGGCTCCTGCGGCGACTGGCGCCAACGGAAAGCGAGCGGTACGCGGACGGCCGCGCATTAGGTGCGGCGATGAAGCGTGATAGCAAGTCCGACCGCCTGCTCGCCGAACTGGACAAGCAGTCCGATCCGGGTTGGCAACGTGTCGTTGCCTCGCGCATGGCACAACACAATTCGATACCTCTGGCTCGTAAGAACATGATGATTGGCGGGCGGAGGGCGATATGAACTACCAGTACAAAACCGGCATCCAGAACAGTCCGCCGCAGACAGATCAACTGTTGCAGCAGATGCAGCAGATCCAGTCTCCGTGGTCCTACAATCAAAACCACCGAGATGTCATGGACAACCTGCTCCAGCAGCGGTCGGTGGACATGGACCGCTACGCCCAGCAGATGCAGGACACCTACGCCCAACAGCAGCAGCAGGCGAGTATGCAGTCGGCGTTGGCTGGCCTTGAGCAACTGGCGAACGACAGGCAGAACCGGCAAAACCTTTCTAACACTCGCTTGCAGAACATGCTTGGTTTCCAGTCACAGTTGCTCGGGAACCTGTTGCGATGAACAGCATCGAACTGAACCAAGTACCGCCTTCCGGCTTCACTGACCGGCAGCAGCAGGCCGCCTACAGCCAGCGCATGGCACAGGCTCTGGCGATGGGTGATCCGCGTTTCCAAATGAAGAATTTGGACCGCGCCGGATTCTCGCGCGGCGGCGCTCAGCGCAACCAAGCCGGCATCAACGCCGCGCAGGCTATGGCCGAAGGAATCTCCGAGGCATACCAAGGCGCGATGGACGACCAGAAGTACAACGCCAACCTCACGCTCCAGAACCAGCAGACGCAGGAGCGTCAGGCCCAAGCGCTCGCCAGTCTTCAGCAGCAAGAGGCATACGCACAGCAGATGGCGAGGCTGCAACGGCAGCAGGCAATTATGAACCTGGCAGGGAGCCTCCTCGGAGGGTTGACCGACTAATGGCGAAAATCGACCTGGGTCTTGACGACATCACAAATGCCGTGTTCAAGCGGCTGGTGCAGCAGCTCCTGAGTGCCAACGAGTCCGACGAGCGGAAGATCCTGTCCAAGCTAGACGGCAAGAACGACTTGGCCGACTTGGACGAGGAGATGCACGGCAAGCCCAACACGCCGGAGGTTGAGGACGACGACCTCCCCGAGGACGGCGAGGAGCTTCCCGAGGTTCCCAGGAAGGCGAAGAAGAAATGAAGAGGCTCGTTGAGCAGGCCATCTCCGGAATCCTGACCGGCGCCCGCGCCGACGACATCGTCCGCATGGCCGGCAGGGATCCGTCGATTGCTCAAAAGATTGTTGAAGCCGCCGCCATGGAAGATGGTGGACGCACGCTGCGCAAGACGTTGGCCGACCTGACCTGGGAGCGGAGTCCGGCCATACCGGAGACGCGCACGCCACCTGTCGCCAAGGGAGAAGCCTTGTCTGGCCGTGAGTGGTCGGCCCGTCCTGAGAGCCGCATCGGACAAGAGGTGCGATCGCAGATGGGCGCCATGCCGCCCGAATTGGCGGCGCGCGTGGAGCAGGGGGACACGGAGGCCCTGTACGAAGCGTATCGCATGTTGGTTGACCGAGGCGACAGTGCCGGCAAGGCGCCGAAGCGGTCGCCTTCTCGCCGTCGGCCGGCAACGGTTGAGGATTCCATCCGCGAGATGGCTCGGCCGACTCCGTCAATCGCCGATCAGTTTGACGCGACCTTCCGGGCCGATGTGATGCCGTCTCGGGCTACGGCGCCCGGCGCTTCGACGCTGTCATACGGCCGGAGTGCCGCCATGAATCAGCCACGTTCCGCTGACCCGGACCTCTGGGGCAGCGCCAATCGATACCTAGCAGAAGAGGGTGATCGGCTGGCCGCCGAGCTGCGAGGCATTGAGGGCGATTTGGCCGGCATGCGAACCCCGCGGCCGGTGGCGACACCAGACGACTTGCCAGAGCCGCCGCGTCAGGCGTTGGCTGACCCTCCAGCCCGCTCATTCGATTATCGACCGGCCGCCGCACTGGCGGCAGGGGCTGGTGCCGTTGGCGCCGGCCTGTCGCTGATGAATCAGGACACGCCGTCCGTTGATGGCACGGCCGGCACGGCTGATCTCGCCGCCGAATCATCGCCACCGCCAGCAGTGGCGTCGGCCGAGGATGAATTCACCGATCGGTTTAAGCGGCAGTTCACCGACCGGGAGCAGAGGCGCGCCGAGGACGGTTCGCTCCAGGCTCGCATCCTCATCGACAGGCTCAACGACATGCGGCGTAAGGCCGGCGGCGAAGTGCCACAGGCACCGCAGATGATGGCGGAGATCAATCGCCTGCTGGCCAAGGGCAATGAACAAGTAAGGCAGCCAGACTTCCGGCCGGGCGACAAAGCCAGCCGATACCGACAGCAGGCGCAGAACCTGATCAACCGCCTCAACGATATGCGGCGCGAGGCCGGCGGCGAAGTCCCGCAGGCGCAGCAGATCATGGCCGAAGTGCGTCGGCTCCAAGGCATGGCTGATCAACTCAGGAACGCAGGGTGACCGACATGGATATGGAACTAGCTCAAGCCATCGCCACTGACCCAAACGAGACGCCGGGCCGCCGAATGGCCGCGCGTTCCATGCTGGCGAAAGCTGGCATGGTTTGGGGAGATCCGTACGTGGACGGCAACTTGGAGGCTGCGGCCACGCCGATCGCCGATGACCCTGTTCTGAGGGTTCAGCAACTGATTGCTGATCGGGTCGCTCGCGACGCGGCGCGAGTCAGAGAGAAGCAGGACGCCCGGATCCAGCAGCAGCTTGCCATGGAGCAGGACTACAACGACATGCGGGCCGAGCGTGGCGCGCCGATGGCAGGCTCGCTCACGCCGACTCAGATGGTTGACGGTGTTGAAGTGCCCGTCATCAAAGGCGGCGGCGGCAGGCAAATGTACAGTCTCGGCGATGTCAAAGCCGCCCAGGCCGCGCAGCGCGAGGCCGCACGCCTAGCCGGCGTGCAATGGATGAATCGGCGGGACGAGGAGCAGTTTGGGTACGGCTCTGATTCGCCGACTATTGAACAGTTGGCGGCACGCGCAAACGCCCGCTTGGAATCTGTGAGCAGGGCAAACGACCCGCGCGCCGTCACGCGGCGAGTGAAAGAGCTGGCCATGCGAATGGGCGTGAGCGAAGCCGTTGCCAAAGCTGCGTATGACAATGCGGTCCAGGGGCTAGCCGGCAAGGGTGGCGGCCCGCTGTCGCTCGCCAACGTCGCGCAGGCGACGGATGCAGCTCGCATTGAACTCTCCGGCATGGAGGGCGTGGTGGACAAGCGGATGGCGCAGAAGGCCAACGCTAGGGACATCCTCACCAGACGCGCGCAGGCGGCGTACAACCCACTGGAATACCTGAACAGGGAGGATGTGGACCCTTGGTCCAAGATGGTGCTTGCCCGAAAACTGGTCGGATCTTCCGGATTTACGCCGATTGAAATGCAGGCTAGGCAGAACGAAGGCTTGCAGCGTCTTGGTGAACGCTATCTGCAAGGAGGCGGCGGAAAGCCATTAGACCCAGCGCAGGCGGCGGCGATGGACGCAGCTCGGCGCGCACAAGAAAACCAATTGCCCCCAGAACAGCAGGCGGATCTGCACGTTAATGATGAAGCAGTGCATCCGTCCGAAATGGCTGCCGCGGAAGACTATGTCTCGCAACGGTACTCGTCTTCGATGGGATCGTTTGGAACCACTTCACATTTTACAATTGCGGAACAGCAGGCGACTATCGACTATCTAGTCAATGTGAAGAAGTATTCGCTTGAGAAGGCTCAGCGTATCGTAGATGATATAGCTAAGAAGAGGTCTGGCCAATCGCTATCGAACTGGCTGTTTGGCCAAGTGCCAATGGAGGAAGCTGCTCCGCGGGTGCCGCGCGTCCCAGAACATCAAAGCATGTAGGCCCATGGCGCGCTCGCCACTTTTCGACTACTACGATCCGTACGGCGAGCTGGAGATGCAGGCCCAGATGGGCCTGCTGCCGGATGAGTCCGACGTAGACGAATTCGGGGTTCCGTCTTTCGGCCGTCGGAAGCTAACGCTCTCGGACCTGATGCCGGCCGAGGAGAAGTCGTCACTCCTCAATACGCTGGCTCAGACCGGCGCATCGGGGCTCTCGGCGGCCGGCTGGCTACTTGACACGCCAGGCGCCATGTTGCGCGGCTTACTGTCGGAAGGGCCAAGCAAAGCGCTGTCCGCTCTCTGGGACACTTCCGACGAGCGAGTGTCTGGGCGTGACCTTTTGCGCTCTTACAACTTGGCCGGTGACGAAGACAACTGGAGCAACTTCGCAGGCGGCTTGGCAGCCGAGGTGCTGCTGGATCCTTTGCTGCTGGTGAACCCCGCGGCCATCCTGGGCCGCGGCGCCATCACGCCAACAGGCAAAGCACTGCGTGCCACAGGACTCCTGCGCAACCCTGCTGTTGAGGCGTACCAGCAGGGCACGCGCGGTTCGATGGGGGTGCGGGAATACCTTCGCAGCCAAGCAGCCACCCCGGCCGCTCTGCTGAACCAGAGCGATCCTGCCATGATGGCTCGGTGGCGCCGCAATGCCGAGCGCTTCGGAGTCGATCCGGACGATCTGACGCAGCGCGCCGCCGCACTGATGGATGTGCGTGTGCCAGGCACCAATCTTGGCTGGACGGTCGGTGAGGCCGGCGGCACGGGAACAATGTCCCAGGCCGGCGACTCTCTGGCGCGGTTCTTAGATCGCACAGGCGAGGCAAGCAAAAGCGCCCCAGGCATCGGCCCGTTGGTGTCCGGCGCCCGCGCGCTGCTGACCGCCGATGCGGGCCCCGTCATGGATCCAGCGATCCAGTGGCGTAACCGGGTAGCCCGCAATACCGAGCGCATTTTGCAGGAGGAGGCGGGCACGCTGCGGACGCGCCAGCTTTACGATGCAATGAACGCGCAGGTTCCGGATGTGATGCCGAACGGTACTCCGATACCAGAGGCGTACCGCAACTTCAACAACCGGACAATTCAAAACGCGCTCACGGACTACGTGGAGTCGCCAGACCTGCTAGGGCCGTCGATGTCCGGCGCTCCGCTGGGCCGCACAAGCTATGACCCGGTTGCCGACTGGGTTCTAGAGAACGTGCCTGAGTTCCGTGTCCTCCGGGACGCCGGCGTACAAGTCGGGCCAGAAATGGAGCGTCTGGCCAGAGACTTAGGGCTAGAGCTGGATGGCTGGCGTGGGTCCACGGGCGAGAATTGGTTTGTGCGCCAAGTAAAGCAGTGGCTGGACCCACAGGTTCCAGAGCGAGCGAACGCCGCCCAGCGCACCGCCAGCCCGTACTCTCCTGGCAATGTGCTGCTCGCCACCAACGACAACTTCGGCCGTGGCAGGCGGGACTACACCGACATCCCAGGCGCCAGTCGGACTTTCCGCAGGCTTACGGGCGGCGATCCGAACCTGAACGCCCGGCAATTGCAGGACAGTCTCCTGGCCGCCGACGACACAAACGCCCGCGTGCTACTGCGGCAGGCTTTCGACACGCTCAACGTAGAGAGGCCGTACCAGGCGCAGTTGCGCCGGCTCCAGAACTCTCCGGACTACCTCAACGCCACGCCTCGCCGTCAAAGGCGGATGATGCAGCGGGTGACGGAGGACATCGAACGCAAGGAAACGGCCCTCGTTGATCTCTTGCGTGACGCCGACAGGCAGTTTGCAGAAACCGGCACGGGACTCTTTGACACCAACTACATGGATCGCCTGCGCCGCTATGAGCAAGGGCGCATGCGTGTCACATCCAACGTGGCCGAGATAGTGCCGGCGCTGCAAGAGGCCGTCATTCCGTTGCCGCCAACCTCCGTGCCGGGCGGCGGCGCGCAAAGCGTGCTGGATGCCGCCGAGGCGCTCGGGTTTAACCGAGAGTCGTTCAAAGCCATGTGGCAATCGCAGGTCAGCTCGGACCCGGCGGCCGTGTCCGTACCAGACAGGCTTGTGCAATCCCTCCAGACTCTGGCAGTGCGCCCGCGTGTTCCGGAAGCCGAGGCCGGGCTGCTGGGCGCCATACAGCAGTTCACCAATGCATTCAAAGTCGGCGCACTGGCGAACCCGGCGTTCCACACGCGCAATTTGTACAGCGGCGAATTCTCCAACGCCGCGTTTGGGATGTTCAACCCACTAGATCAGTTCGCAGCCTACCGCGCCAGCCAGGGCAACTACCAGCCGCTTGCCCGAAGGCTTCGCCGTGCGCCTGGTTACGAACAGCTCACAGACGCAGAACGCATCCGCGAATTCCTTGCGCAGACCGGCGGACAGCGCATGGCCAGCGGAAACGTCATCGACGACTTGTCGATCCCCGAAGAGGCGATGCGGTCCACCTACACTGGCGGACAGTCCGACACAATCTCCAGCACCGTTGGTGAGTTGCGTGGCCAGACCGGAAGAAGTTGGCTGGACTTCTTCAACGACTTCACCTCTTTGCGAGGCGTCGGCGTCTTGCGCAGGCCGCGCCCGACGAACACAAACCCGATACTTAAGATCAACGACGCCGTCGGAAGCGCGGTCGAAGACACGCTCAGAACCGGCGCGTTCCTCACGCAGATACGGCGAGGCACGGACCCGGGCGCCGCCGGAGACGCCGTTCGCCTTGCTCAGTTGGATTACAGCCCGGCCAGCTTCAGCGATTTTGAGAGCCGCTGGCTGAAGAAAATCCTGCCCTTCTATAGCTTTCAGCGACGAATTATCCCGCAGATCGCTGATCGGCTTTTGTATCAGCCGGGCGGACTGCAAGGTCAGAGCATCCGCGCCATCTCCCGGGCGTCGGAGCCGAGCGAAGAAAACTTCGTCCCCGAGCATCTGCGGCAGACGGCCGCGATCCCTTTGCCGGAAGGCTGGTCGCCCGGCGAGGGGCTCCAGCGGTATCTGACCAACATCGACTTGCCGTTTGAGTCCATTAACCTCTTCACGCCTGGGGCAGGCGGAACTGCGGCGGCCGTTTTTGCCGACACGCTTGCCAAGACAGGCAGCAACATCCTCGGACAGACGACGCCGCTCATCAAAGCGCCGATCGAATACGCCACCAATCGCCAACTGTATTCTGGCCGCGATCTGTCCGACCTGTATTCGGTCTTGGAGCAGGGACTGGGACCGATCGGCCGCCCGCTGGAGCAGTTCGCCAGTAATTTCATTCCGTTTGGGTCGCGCGCCATCAGCACCTACCGACAGCTCACCGACGATCGGCTAACGCCCGGCGATGCGCTGATGAAGACCGCGTTCAATCTGTTGGCCGGATTAAAGTTGAGCGATGTGGATGAGGATCGCGCCCGCCAGCAGGCGGCCCGCCAAGTCCTTAACGCCACGCTCTCCACCACCCCGGGCGTCCGGACGTACGAGAACATCACCGTGCCCGAGGACGCTCTGGATCGCCTGACGCCAGACCAAAGGCGCCTGTACTTGCTGTACAGGACGATCCAGTCCGATGCCGCGAAACGCGCCCGCCAGCGCGATCAGCAGGATCCGATGGCGCTGCTGCTAGGTAGCTAGCACCGGCGGCACGCGCGGCTCGTCTGGCCTGATCTCCGCGAGCAGCAGCCGGTCGATGTAGTGGATCTTCATGCCCGGCGACTTGTGCCCGAGATGGCCGCTTGCGTCGTATCCCGCGGCCTCGCAATACGTTGCGCCACTACGTCTGAGCCATTTGCCGGTGCCGTCCAGGCCGGCTTGCTTGACAAGTCTCCGCATTACCCTTACGATCTGCACCGCCGAAATCAGATCGCCAAACACGCGCGGTCCTTTTCGGGGGAGTCGTCTGATCGCAGCAATGGAGGCTGGATCAAGGTTGACGACATGCGGCCAGCCAGTTTTGGCCTGACGAACAGCTGCTCTAGACCCACGGATGGCGTCATGTCGCAGATCCAGCAGATCCTGGCGCCGCAGCCCTGTGCTGTACGCAGCCAGTATCCACGCCGGCACAATCAGCGAGTACGCGCATTGCCGCGTACCGCCCTTCAGATGCTCGGCTACCGACAGCAGCGCACGGATGTCCGCGTGGCTCCACGCCCGCGGATTGGGCGGGGGGCACTTGACCCTTCGCAGGGGGCGTGGTACTGTGCGTTTGTTCAGGAGGCGTTCGCTACGTGCGAACTGGAGGAGGCAGGCCAGCATCCTTCTGTGCTTGGCCACGGTGGAGGGCGCGAGATGTCCCAGGGCATCGGTCAGGTAGGCGTCGATTCGGTCCTCGGACAGTTGGGCGACCTGCCAAGGCAGGCGTCTGGTCAGGACACGGAACTGGTGGGCGTAGCTGGCCTTGGCTCCGACTCTGGTGCAGTATTTGTTGGCAAGCTCCGCGATCGTCATGGCGTTCCTCCGGGAGAAGCGCCGGCCGTGGAGGGGTTCTACCCACTAAGCGCCCGTGGCTCAATTGGCCACGGCACTGGTCGCCTCTACCTGATCTTACGCGGCCTCCTCATGGCCGCCATTTTCGCAGCTCTGACTGTGAAAATGACTGGCGTCGTTCTGACGCTCATCGCACTGGGCGAGCTGCCCGTGTTCGTCCGCTGGTTCATGGAGGGCCGCCGCCTACGGAGGGGCTGACGGATCGCTTTCTCGCCCCATGGACGGGGCTTCTTTTTCTAGGGGGAGTGCATAAATGCACAGCATTGACAAGCTGCCGACTAAGGTCATCGGCATGCCGGGGGAAGAATACCACCGACTGAAGGGATTCGACAGCCGCTCATTCATCTCGGCGGTGGCCAAAGGTGGCGGCGAGGTACAGCAGTGGATGGACGCAGGCAACTCGCTCTTCTCAGGCAACTCTGCCACTAGGCGAGGCAGCGAGTTCGATCAGATCGTCCAAGGCGTCTGCGAGGGCAAGACCCTTGCGGAGCAGATCCGCGTCCCGCCGAAAGAGGTGCTGGGGTCCAACGGATCGCGCAGCACCAACGCCTACAAGGCGTGGGAGGCCGAGCAGATCGGCGTGATCGTCTGCACGCAGGATCAGTGCGAGCAGTACAGCAAGATGCTGGACTCGCTCATGGCCAACAGCGCCGCCCGCGATCTGGTGGAGAACACCACCGAGACGCAGGTCAGCGTGTTCTTTGATCTTGAGGGCCACCGACTGAAGGTTCGTCCGGACGGCTGCTGCCAGGACAGGTGGTGGGATCTAAAAACCACCAGTGCCAAGTGGGACCAGCTCTATCGCTCGGTCTTTGACTACGGCTACGGCGAGCAGGAATGGCTGTATGTCAACGGCGCCATGGCCATCGGAATGGGTCCGTTCCGGATGCCGTTTGTGTTTGTCCAGACGGCGGCTCCGTACGCATGCCATGTGTACTACCTGCCGCATGACTACGTCGCTGAGTGCGGCGAGCGAATGCTGTCAACGATGGAGTTGATTCGTCTGCGGAGGGCGACAGGTGAGTACCTGCCGCTGGATCACGGGGAGATCAGGGAGCTGGAGATTCCGGCGTGGGTTCGCAACAAGGAGGAGGTGTACTGATGGAGGAGAAGGCAATCGTCGCTGCCCTGGCCAAGGCCAAGCAGCAGTTCCGGCAGCCCAAGCAGAGCGGGCTGAACACGTTTTTCAAAGGTCCGTCCAACCCACGCGGTACTCCGTATAGCACGGTTGGCGACATCGATGCGGCCATCTCCGAGGCGCTGACGGCCAACGGCTTCGCTCCGATGACCGTCCATCCTCGGCTGGTGGACGGCCTGTGGTTTGCGGAGGGGTGCCTGCGGCACAGGAGCGGCGAGGAGATCAATGCGTCGGTACCGCTGTTTTTCTCCAAGCAGGACATGCAGGGCTTTAAAAGCGCGCTGACCTACGCCCATCGCATGCTGCTGATCTGCCTCACCGGGGCCCTGAGTGGCTGCGACGACGACGACGCCAACGCCGTGTCTCAGCCGCAAGAAGTGAAGCCGGCGGCGAAGAACCCACGGGCCGTGCTGGAGGCGGCTGCGACGGAGAACGAACTGCGCAAGGCGTTGGCGGAACGCAACGCGGAGTTGTCGCAGCGGCTGCTGGACAAGTTCCGTTTGTTCGCCAAGCGGGGCGAGGTCGATCAGGAGCTGCTCCACCGTGCGGAGCAGGCGTACGAGCGGGCTTTTGCCGAGGAGGTGGTCAATGGCTGACATGAACGTGTGCTGTTTCACCGGGCGGCTGGGCGGTGACGCAGAGAGCCGGGACATCAACGGCAAGACCAAGAGCCGTTATCGCGTGGCGATCGGCGGCCGGAATGACCAGACGACTTGGCTGACTTGTGAGCATTGGGAGTGCCCGGCAGGGCTTCTGGCCTTGCTCACCAAGGGGCAGCGCGTCGCCTTCACCGGCCGCATTGAAGAGCAGAAGTGGACTGGCAAGGACGGCGCGGAGAAGTCTGCGTTTGTCTGCACCGTCCAGTCTGTGCAGATCATGTCGCCGCCGCCACCCAAGGCTGCTGCGCCAGCAAAGCCGGCCGCCACAAAGGCGTTGCCAAAGTTTGAGGAAGACGACGGCGGAATCCCTTTCTGAACTCCCCCGGGTGCGGCGCGGAGGTTTCGCCTCCCCTACCTCCTGCGCCCCCGGGGGTTTCATTCACCATGGAGGACTGTGATATGGGACTCAATTGGATGCCGGTCTACACCCGCGACATCCTGGCCAGTTGCGCCGACATGACCTGCTCCCAGTTTGGGGGGTACATGCGGCTCTTGTTGTACGCCTGGGATTCCAGCGGCCTCCCGAACGATATGGAGGCGTGCTGCCGGATCGCGGGCGGCATGTCGCCAGAAGACTGGGCGGTCTGTAGGCGGCGTCTGGTGGTCCTAGACGCTGGCACCAGCGAGGAGCGGCTGTCGCACCCCCGGCTGGAGGCAGAGCGGGCCAAGCAGCAGGGTGCCTATGACCGCAAGGTATCGGCCGTCGCCAAGGCTAGGTCGGCCAAAGGACTGCCCGCCAGCCCTGTTGTCAACCTTGTTGTCAACCCTGTCAACAACCCTGTCAACAACCCTGTTGTCAACCCTGTCAACAACCTGCAACCAGAACCAGAACCAGAACCAGATACTCTTAAGAGTATTAGGAGGCGGACGAAAATCCGTCCGCCCGCTGCTGCAAAGATTTCTTGGACGGCGGCAGGCGGCTTTGAGGGGGTCTGCGAAATCTCCCGGTCGGCTTGGAGGGCAGCCTTCCCGCGTGTGGACATCGACCGCGAGCTGGCCCGGTGCCACGCGCACGCCGTGAGCAACCGCGGCTACGCACGCAAGACGGACTGGAACCGAGCCCTCAAGGCGTGGCTGTCCCGCGCTCAGGAGTACGCGGAGGCGGAGCCTGCTCCTGCGGCGCCGCGTGCCGTGTTCCGGCCAGACGCCGGCCGCGAGATGACAGCGGGCGAATACGAGTCTTGGAAGCGCGCCCGCATGCGAGACGAGTACGTGCGTTCCAAGGAGCGCAAGCGTGGCGTGACCAGCATAGGAGATGCGATCGATGGACGAACAGCGTAACGACCTGCTGCTGGACCAGACGGCTGATGTGATTCTTCGGGAGGTGTTCGATGTCGATCATGCGTGGCCGGCGGCTCCGCAGGTCGAAAACAAGGAGGGTCCCCGTGCAAAAAAGCGAACGTGGCGAGAGGCGATTGGATCACTGCTTGGGTTTCGCACGCGAGGTGTTTCGCCGCGTGCTGATCAACCGTGAGGGTGTGTCAAAAGTTGCCGAGCAGTGCCAGCAAGCCGAGCAGGCGTTTGAGTCCATCATCCGCATCCACCTGCACTGCCGTCGCTGCCCGAGCGACGAGCGCCTGGCCTGCATAGCCATGAACGATCCGACTCTCACGGATGAAGACATCGGCGACATCTTTGGCCGGACCACCCGCTGGGGCTTTCAGGTGCGTGCGCACCGCGCCGAGTTTGAGGAGGCCGAGCCAATCCCGGAGGAGCTTTGCTGGTTCGTCGGTCACATAACCAAGACCGATCCGATGCCAGATGTGATTCGTCATCGCTGCGCCAGGGTGCAGGCGATGGGCGTACTCCGTGGGCGTGATGTCTGCCAGACGAATCCTGCCATTCGGCAATTCTTCGGAGCCAATCGCAATGGCGCGCTCATTTTCCGTAGCGCTGGCTAAAGGCCAGCGCGCGGAACGCAAGTGGGTGGAAACGATGCGCAAGATCGGGTGCGCGGTGGCGCATGGTCGCAAGATCGTCGCCAAGAGGCACTGCAAGCGCACCGGACATGTCGATACGCCAGACGCCGCAGCCGTGGTGGCGATCGAAGTGAAAGAGCGGTCGCTGAAGTTCGATGGGCCGGAGTCCTTTCCGTATGACACCGTGTATGTCGATGACTTGCGCGGCATGAAGCGTGAAAGCCACATCAATCTGATCTACGTGTTTCTTTCCAAGCCGACCGGGGCATGGGTGTGGCTGACGATCTTGGACAGAGACGACTCATGGAAAGAGGGAAAGACGACCGACCGAGAGCGTGGCCATGAGGTGCCGATTCTGGAGGCTCCGAAGAAATTCTTACGGCCGGCAAGCGCGTTGTTGGAGATTCTTTATCCGCGTCACAAGCTGGGACTGATTGATGGAGAGGCAGGAGCATTCGCAGCGGGAGGTGGAGCGACTGAAACAGTTGAACGCTACGTTGCGGGAGAGGATAGCAAAGCTGGAGAGGGAGCTGGCGATGGCGAAGGCAAAGCTAATTAGCACGTGGGGTGATGAATGAGCGCGCCACTAGTGTTCATCGTCGCCATCATCTACTTCGTCGTCGCTATCGAACAGTTGTGGCGAGGATCGCCGGCTGGCTTTCTGGTGTGGATGAGCTACAGCACAGCGAATCTTGGCCTCATGTGGATGACGAGGTGAGCCACAGAACGCCAAAGATCAGCGGCCCGCGACCGCTGACGAAACCACAACCAACCGACGCCATCGCGGGTCCGCTGCAGCGCGTGGTTCTCACGCCGAAAGAAAACCGCATGAGTTTTTCTGACACAAATCATGACGCCGCGCCGGCGGCGACAGCCCGAACAGATTCCGCAACTGGGGAACCCGGTGGCGGACACGGCAGCGGCGGGACTGATAAACCCGTGACGCGACCCGTGCCGGGCACCGGCGATACAACGTGAGAACGCCAAGGATCAGGAGCGGCGAACTATGAGCGATGACAACACGCAGGACGATGCCGAGCCGTCTCTTGCATCCGCTGGTTCTGTGGCGAACGGAGTATAGACATGAGTGATCGCACCCCCGTTGCGTATGCAGTGGTTCGCGTTGGCGAGCGTTTTCACCACCATGAGATATTTCGCTGCGAAGAGGACGCCGATGCTGTTGCGCGAATGCTGATTGCAGACACCAGAGCCGACTGGAGAGTGTGGCCTTTGGTCTACGGCAGGAAGCCGAAGGCGATTCAGTCGCAGGCTGTGCCGATACCGCCGCGTATCCAAGATGCGATGGCAAAGGCGATCCGCGAGGCTCGCAAGTAGCCACAGAACGCCAAGGATCAGGAGCGGCGAGATATGGACACTGACAACACGCGAGACGCGGCCGAGCCGTCTCTTGCATCCGCTGGTTCTCACAACACGCACATGGCTACGGCGAGGCTGTCGGCGGCGAACACATGGCTGCAAGAAGAAATAAGGCGGCTGCGGCTCACCGACGCGGAGCGGTCCGTCCTGCGGGAAGTGCGAGACATATACGCCTACGAGGACGATGTGCAGTGCAACAAGATCGCGGCGGTCATCGACGGACTGCTGGAGCGGACGAAACACGGATCAATACGGCCGATTACGTATGAACGCTGACATCCCATACCTGCGAGTCTGGGTAGACAACAGCTTTACCACTGGCTGCCCTGGCCAGGAGGAGGGCTACGCATTCGCCATACAGAGCTACCCGGCCAGGGCCCTGGCATTTCATGTAATGCTCAAGAGCGGCGCGCACTTCCGCAATCTACCGATCCATGCACTGGCCCTGCGTGAGGGCGCAGCGACTGAGGAATTGGAGAACTGCCAGCTCTGGGATTGTTTTTCATTTCGCCCGGTGGTGACGGTCTTTGCCTACCTGCTGGAGCATGAGGCCGTGTGCTACACGCGGCGTGGCCCGATCCCAGGCGAGTACCTGTTCACTGTCGATTGGCTTCCCGACTCACTGTCGGCGCCGGGCTGGCTGGCCCGCCCCGAGCAGGCCAAGTGCGCACATGTACTGGCCTTGGCGACGGGCAGGCTGGCGGCCCTGCCGACAAACCGTGTGGCGTGGAAGGATGGGTACTTTGTTGGAGACAGCCCAGACCCACGCTCCCGTGGCTACCGGGTGCAGGAGGAGGTCTACCGATCGGAGTCGTCGTCCTTCGACGCCAGCGGCTCCTCAGAGTGGGCGTACGGCCCGATCTCAGTCCCCGGCCTGTGGACACCCGTCCAGGGCGAACGGCCGTCTGAACGCACGCCAGGGCCCTTGGCGAGCAATGGTCCTGTATGTGGGGCGCCATGATGCTTGCCGTCGCTATTGAGCTGCCGGTTCTCTGGGAGCCGGCCGAGGCGATGCCGCCAACGCTCCGGGATTTGGTGTCTCGCCTGCCGGAGGACTGCCCTGCCTGGGAACCGTGCCCGGTCACGTGGGGGCATGAGAGTTCGCACTTCCTGGCCACCGGCCGGCGTGCCGGCTGGCACGGCATCTACATGCTCCACGGCGAGCGTGAGTACCTGCCTATTCCGCCGCTGCTGACGGCGCAGGTGTTCGCCCAGATTCCGCCGGATCACAGGGGTGCGATCTACAAGACCTACCTGATGCAGGCCGGCGACAAGTACTGGGAGTCCAACGCCCTGATGATCTTGGACGAGTGGGTGGCGTACCTACGCGGCTGCCAGATCCGCCAGGAGCTTGGGCTGGAGCGCCGCCGCGAGACGGTGACGTACTGCGCGCTCATGGCCGGCTACGCGCAGGTGCTGTACCGCATGTCGCAGAGCTGTGATGGCTATGACCATGAGGCACTGAGGGACTTCTGCCGAGAGATCCTGGCGCAATGCCGGGAGGCTGTGCCGGACTGGGATGAGTTGTGCGATGCCCGTTTTGAATAGCTTTCCAAACGGTATTCGCACCTATGCGGAGTACTTGGCATCACCGCTCTGGCATTCCATACGCGCCCGAGTCCGAATCAGGGATCAACACACCTGTCAGTGCTGCGGGCGCGAGGCCGTGTGCGTCCATCACATCGACTACCACGCCAAGACGCTCCGTGGCAAAAGGCTGACGAGCCTGATCAGCTTGTGCGGGGAGTGCCACGCCGATGTTGAGTGGGCAGGAGGCAAGAGGGTGCTTGATACACGGATTAAGTACCAGCTTCTTGTCGGCATCATGCGTGAGCGGCGTGGCATTTCCATGAGGGCGTGGAGAACTGGCGGCAAGAGGCGGCCCCCGAAGCGGGCAGCAAGGACGAGCCGTCGTCCAGTAAGCAGAAGCAAATCCGATAGGAACGAACCGGCGTCCAGTGATCCCGCTGTTGATGAGAGGCTCGCGTTCTGGCGTGGAATGGAGGATTGGCAGCGGAGAAATTGGCTTGCCGCTGAATAACGAAGACCGAGCCCTCCTCCAAGAGTTCGGCGCCCTATTCAGAAGTTGCGCTGTCTGCTGGTGGCCGGAGTCCGATGGCCGCCGGCGCCTGGAGATTCACCATCTCCAACAGGGGGCCGGCAGGAAACATGACAGGCGCAACCTCCTCTCGCTCTGCGCCAATTGCCATTCGGTGTTCCATTCCGGCCCAAAGGTGACTGGACTTCCGGACATAAACAAAGGTACACTGCTGACTGCCAAGCAGGAGAGCGATTCCGAGTACTACGATCCGGAGTACCTCGCCTCGCTGCGTCATAAGAAACACCTGGGCTACGAGCCGACGCCGATTCCAGATTTCTATTTGCAAGAGCGACAGAGAAACCTATGGCCATCCAGACGCCCATGACCTGCGAGGTGCGGCGAGTCACCCGGCCGGACACGGTGATTGTCCGTACATGGCTGCCGATGGTGCAGGCGCTGGCGGAAATCCCTGTGCTGCTTGAGGGCGTGAAGTGCAAGCCACAGGCGCAGCAGATGATCATTGACTGGGTGGAGCTGCACCAAGAGTTTGGCCAGCTTCGCCTGCTGACGCTGGATTATTTTCGCGACACGTATGGACGCATGCTGGGGGACTTGGCCGACATCGGCAGCGGCGAGACGCTGACCGGCTGGCTCTTGGAGCAGGGGGCCGCAGAAGATTATCCGTCGCACTACATGGACGTAATGACCGATCGCCTCACAGCGGAGGAGCCACATGACGGCAACGGGCCAAATGAAAACGACAGCAAGGCAGTTTGAGTACGGGTGGGACTCGCTCGGTGATACGAGGGACTTCCGCTTCTGGGGCGATGTATCTGCATGGATTGGCAAGAACGAAAAGGTTCTGAACAAGCGATCACTGTTTGAGTGCGTGAAACTTCTGCGTGAGCAGTTCCCTGACTTGAGCCAAATCGAAGTGCGTGACTTTTCCGGCCGTGGAGCCTCCATGTGAACAGCCGTTCCAAAGGAAAACGCGGCGAACTGGAGGCTGCCCAGGCTTGGCGCGCGCTGATCGGCTCGGCACGCAGGGGCCAGCAGTTTCATGGCGGGCCGGACAGCCCTGATCTGGTGGTGATGGAAGGGATCCACGTGGAGGTGAAGCGCGTGGAGCAGGGCAATCCCTACGGCTGGATGGACCAGGCCGTCACTGACGCCGGGTCCAGCGTGCCGCTGGTCCTACACCGTCGCAACAAGAAGCCGTGGCTGGCGATCGTCAGGCTAGAGGACCTGCCGAGGCTGGCCGCACTACTGGGAGAGGCAAATGGACGATCCGTACCTGACGGTGTGCGAGGAGCTGCACAGTCTCCTGGCCAGGAAGAGGACGTATTACGGGTGCCCGAAACAAAGCCCGCTGGAAAATGCCTTGGGTGTGCAAGAGCAGGGAATTGTGCCGTGGGTGTATCAGGCCGCCAGAATCGGCGAAAAAATCCGCCGACTGTCCGGCCTGATCGGAGCAATAGATGTCAGGGGGATGATACGTGAAACACTTCTGGATATCGCAGGACATGCCGTCGTTGCGGTTGCCCTACTGGATCACCGAGACACACAGGAGAGTGACGATGAATCTACAGGTGCTGCGCTGGTTGATGTCGCACTCCGAGGTCCTGTTCAAAGTGCTGGAAATCGCCAAGAAGTGGGACCAGAACGCCCCGCTCGTAGCGCGATGGGCAATCGTAGACGAAATCGCCCGCATCGTACTGCCGGTGCTGGAAGAGGAGGCCACTAACCTCTGGCCGCTGGCCTACGATCACGCCGACTATGACGAGGACGATGCCGTCGAAGCGTTCTCGCTGGGCGTCGAAGCCGGGGCTATGGGCATCGACTGGAAGGCCGTCACGGAAATCATCCTGCCGATCGTTGCGGCTTTGCTGAAGGCCCTGGCGCAGATGAAATGAGCTTCGTCCACCTTCCGCCATACCGTGTGGAGCTGGCCCATGTGCCGCTGTCTTCAAAGGATGGCGTTGACTGGGCCGTGGCCGCCTATGGGATACCGGCGTTGTGGAAGCACACGCAGGGCGAAGGATGCGTAGTGGCGGTGATCGATTCCGGCGTGGCAAAGCACCCGGCGTTGGACGACGCCGTGGCGGACTACCGCAACTTCAGCAGCGACAGCGACCTGTACGACAGCCTGGGCCACGGCACGCACGTAGCCGGCGTGATCGGAGCGAGGGGCGGTGCGGCCCAAGGGATTGCGCACAAGTGCCGGATCCTCTCGCTGAAGGTGCTGGGCCACTCAGGGATGGGGAACAACCGGGCGGTTGCGACAGCCATCCGGCATTCGACTGAGGCCAAGGCCGACATCGTCTGCATGTCGCTCGGCTCACCAAAGCCCGATCACACCGTCCATCAGGCGATCCAAGTCGCCGTCTCCAGCGGGACCATTGTCGTCTGCGCAGCAGGCAATGACGGCGGCAGCGTGAACTTCCCGGCCGCCTTTTCGGAAACGATCGCCGTCGGTGCTGTGGATAGAAAGGGTGAGGTATGCGAGTTCAGCAGCCGCGGGCGAGAGATTGCCGTGGCCGCGCCCGGCCAGGACATCACCAGCACTTGGTTGGCGGGAGGGTACGCAACGCTGTCCGGCACCAGCATGGCGGCGCCGTTTGTGGCGGGCGTTCTGGCCCTCTGGGTCGGCGCTCGCAAGTCGCAGGGGGTCACGGCGTCACCGAGCGAGGCGATAGCAGCCCTGTCCGAGACGGCCCGCGACATAAACGAACCAGGCAGGTGCGACGAGTACGGGTGGGGTCTAGTCGATCCCCACAAGATGCTCGGCGGTCTGGCCAAGCGGCCAGAGGGAATAACCGTGTGGATCCCCGGAGGAAAAGTGCTGTGACGACGACGCAGGGATTGACGATCGCGGCCGTGGCTGCCGCCGCCGCAGTGATGTATATGCCGTGGAGCAAGTTGCGCGTGCTGATGAAACCGGCGGCTCCCGACAGCATGGCGCAGGTGCATGCTGTGCTGCGCATCCGCGACAGCGCCACAACGCCAGAGGTGCGAAAGGCATGCACCACCCTGCTGGAGGCGCTGCTGAAATGAGACACGTAGTTCTTGGCGCGCTCGTCCTCGTCGCCCTTTCGACGTTCCTGCCGAGCAAGAAACAGCCGCAGGGCACTGTGGCCGATGCGCTCTCCAGCGCCAGCCGCGCCGATAAGGCGACCGTGCGTGGCATCTACACGGCACTGGGCACCGTGACAGAGCGGGACGCCGGCCGCAGGGTGAAGACCATGGCGCAGTGGCGGCAGGCGCACGGCGATGTCTTGGCGTTTGCTGTCGGAGAAATGAAAGGGAAGTACCCGGGCCTGGATGTCGCTGTGGAATCTGTGTTCGCCGCTGTCGGCCCCAGCCTGGACAACACGGCGATCGGCCCCGAGCAGACCAAGGCACTGGTCACAGCCTGCACCGAGGTGAGCACACAAAGTGAGTGACGACAATCCGGTGTCGATGCTACAGCAGTACGAGGACGGCCTGCCTGGCTGGATCTACGATCCACGCGCGCAGGATGAATTCTTCGCCGGCCAGCGATACCAGCACTTCAACGAGCCAAACATCCGTGGCATGGGACTGGGCAAGCGGGCCATGCTGTACGCATATGCGCGGGCCTTGGACGCGCGGTGCTTCACCGAAGAGCAGACGACATCGGACTGCACCAGCCACGGCTCACGCAACGCGCGTGACATGACCAGGGCCACACAGATTCTGGTGGACCGGGCGCCGCATGACTGGTTCCGCGTGGGTGCGACGGAGCCCACCTACGGGGCGCGTGGCCACGGTGGTGCCGGCATGTCGCCTGCCAGGGCGGCGCGCTTTGAGCGCGATGTCGGCTTCTTGTACCGCACCGACTACCCGGGCGTGGTGAACCTGACGAAGTACACGGCCTCGCACGGCATCCGCTGGGGCGAGCAGGGCGGCCCGCCGCAGAACGTACGAGCCGAGTGCGCGAAGAACAGGGTTGGGCTCATCAGCTTGGTGCGCACGCAGGAAGAGCTGATGGACGCCATGATCAACGGCTACGCCGCGCACAGCGGGCAGTACGCCGCGTGGTCTGGCCAGTCCGACAGCCGTGGCATCTACCCCCGCGTGGCGAAGGGGTGGAACCATGATATGGCCATCGCTTTTTATGACGACACCAAGGAGTTCTATCCGTTCCGTGTGTGGGGAATCGTCAACTCTTGGGGCTCATGGAATCAGAAGCCGAAGTTCTGGCCGTCCGCATATCCGGAGTGGGTGCCGGGCATGATCGTCACAACGGCAGAAGACTTCGATGTGTGCCTCAAAGCCAACGACTGCTGGGTGTACGGAAAGGTCGATGGATACCCACCGCAGAAACTGCCCGACTACGGTGCTATAGGGATGCTGAAAAATGATTGAGTGGTGCCTGTACTTCCTGTATCCGCCGCGTGATTACGTGCCGGACGTTGCAGCGCGCATGGCGTTTGCCGTGCAGGCAGACGCACCAGCACCAGCGCCAGCGCCAGCGCCGGCTCCGTTGCATTGCGAGTGCAAATGCAAGAACGGCGTGGTCACCAAGGCCGACGGCCACCGTGTGGAGTGCCCGTGCCCCCAGACATGCCCATGCAAATCGAAGCGATAGTGCAGCAGTGCATGAAGGAGACGGGCTTCCGTGGCGACGACGCCCGTGATGTGTGTTTGGTTGCGCTGCTGGTCAGCTCCGATCGGCAGGAGCCTGGGCGTCAGCTTCGCGCACGCATCCGCGAGACGTACCTTCAGGCTGCGCCCGAGCGGGGAAGTTTCTTCCTGCTGTTCGTTCTGCCAGTGCTGGTCAGCATCATCGGGCACTGGGTGGCGAAATGGATAATGGACAGGACCGACATGAGGACGATTCGCTCGCAGGCGTTCGACGCCGTCACCGAATCATTGCCCGGTATGACGGGAGTACGCATGTCTACGCATTCTACGACGGCGACTGGGACAGGGTCAGAGACCTTATCAAAGGACACGTAGCCGACGAACGACTGCATCCGTATGCGGGCCTGATCCTGTGCGGCTTGGTGAGGGAGATTCAGGATGGAGACTGAGGTGTGGCTGATCTTGGTTTCGGCGGCGGCTGCCGTCATTCCATGGGCGGCAAGCCTGCACGCCAAGGTGGCCGTGATCGCACATTCTGTGGAGCGACTTCCGCAAGTCGTCTCCGAGCTGCGCGCCGTGCTGGAGGAGCATGAGCGCCGGCTGGACAAGCATGCCGAAGAGATTACGACTCTCAAAAAAACAGCAGGCGCTGGCCGCTGAGTGGGCACCCATGGCCAAGGTATTGGCCAGGTTCTTTGTCCAACAGCGTGCCGGCTGGCAAAGACGACTGCTCACCGACGACTTGGAAGCGGATGGCTATCTGGCCATCGTCAAAGCCGCCCGCACGTACGATCCCAAGCGGTTGCCGTATCCCAAGGCGTACTTTGCACGCGCGGTTTTGAACGCAATGTGCCGGTCGATCAAGAAGCTGACCCGCCAGCCAGGGTTCTGGAAGATCAGTCTGGCAGAGGCCGATCAGGTGGTCTGCATGGCGGAAGACCCCGACTTCCTGCGTCTTGCCATCGAAGACCTCGGCGACGACGCGCCGATAGCGGCATCCCGATTCATTGAGGGAATGACGCTACGTCAAATCGCCGCGGAGCATGAGGTGTCTCTGCGAGTAGCATCTGTTCGCGCGCGAGCGCTGGCACGTACGCTCTCGGAACGGCTGGGTATCCAGCTTCGGCTGCCTGGGCCAGCATCCGCAGATCGTCCGGGCCGTAGTAGCCCCGGCTCCCCTTGACCGGATCGGGCTTGCGCACGCGCTCGCGGGCAAACTTCCAGCAGATGGAAACGTAGGATAGCCCGGCCTTGCGCATGGCCAGCAGTCGGCGGCCAGTCTCTCGCTCCTCCTCGCAGGGCACGTACTGTCCCTCCCGGCGAACCCAGCCGAGCGGACGCGCCCGGCCGTACGGCTTGCCCGTGGAGAGCTTGTGCTGGCACGCCCGCCGCGTGCGATCAGCGATCATGCGCCGCTCAAACTGAGCGAACGCACAGAGCTGGTGGAAGAACAGCTCGCCGGCCGGCGTGTTGATGTCGATCGGCAAATCCAGAACAACAAGGGCAATCCGTTGCGCCTTGAAGTTCTGGTGTGTGTTGGCGGCATCGGAGAGATTGCGGAACGCACGGTCCAGCTTGGCGACGACGACGGTGTCACCCGGCGTGAGCAAGTCCCACATGACCTTGCCCTGCGGCCGGTCTTGCAGTGGCATGCCGCCGGACACATCTTCGTCAACGAACATGCGGTCGCAGCCGTCCTTGGCCCACCGCAAGATGTCCGCCTGCTGCGCCTCGGCGGAACACTCCTGCTTGTCGGTGGAGACTCGCACATATCCGTAGATCACTGGCCGCTCCAGTACAGGATTGTGGCAACAACAATGCAGCACATCAGGAACTCAAAAGTCTCGCCCATAGAATCCCCCTCACAAACAAGGTTGCCGTTCACTTCGCCGGGACGTTCCCGGCAATCAGCGTAAGGTCCAGATTGTCTTCGTCAGTGTCATCAATCACGCACTTCACATATCCATTGTTGCCGGTCCAGATCACAGCGCCGTGGCCGTTGTTGAACTGATCAAGATCGACATGGCACGGGCACCAATGATCCCACACGCCATGCGACACAATGGCCGCCATGTTGCGTGGGCCGACGGCAGTGAGGACGAGTTCGATCGCTTTGACCACATCCTCTGGGCTTGCGTCCGGGTTGGACGCCAGAGCCCGCAACTCACGCGCCGACCGGCCCAAGAGTGTTGGCGCAATCACCCACTCCAGCGCTGCGGCGACCTCGTCAACAATAAAGAAATCCTCCAGCACTTCGATGTCAGTCATAGTCTCCCCTGATTGTTAGCAACCTCTTCCACCTCCACCGCAATCCCATTCTCACGGAACGCCTCAATGAGGACCTCGGCAACCTCCTCGGTGAAACGATCACCGATGTTCATGCCACCCACCTCGCACCACGCAGAGCAAACGTACGGGTAGTTGTGGCCGGGCTCATAGTCAAAGCAAATCTTCCGGTGCTTGCCGAACGCCATCAGTAATCCTCCTCCACTAGGGTTTCCTCAAACTTCCGCAGCGCCTTCTGCGAGAACGTAAACGGGTCCATGCCTTCCTGATCGCACAGATGCAGGATGCTGACCACCAAATCCTGCATGATCACGCCCTGATCCTCATCCATGTCCGCACCAACGTCATCGGCATATCGGCGGCATGCCGCCTTGCCAAGCCGAGCCCGCTTCTTGTCGCCCGTCAGCATCACTCACCTCCACTCCAATCGTTTGGGTATCTTCTTCCCGGTCACAAACCTACGCGCGATCTCTGTCGCCATCTTGTGCGTGAGCGGCAGAGTGTCGCCATACGTGTAAGCCTCGGCCCGGCTGCGATCCGAACTCTCCTCTAGCACTTCGACCTTCCAGTATCGTTTGCCATCGCTGGCGTACTGGAACACGGTGGCATGCAGCGCACGGAATTCTCCTTGGCCGTCATAGTGAAACTGCTGGCCGTCGATGCGAAATCGAATTGCATGCCGCCAATCCGTGACGGTGTCATTAGTCATCACTCACCTCCCACACCGTTCAGGGTTTCAAACTTCAGTGTTAGCCGCACGCAATCCTCCCACATCTTTCGGAACTCCTTGCGTTCTTTGGCACTGTACGTCTCATCCAAGTGACACTGCTTCATCTGCGTACCGAGGGATTCCAAAGCGTGGCACACAAGCTTTCTGTCATCCCCATAGACGGCGCCGGGGATGTACGGCCACTGCTCACCACCGAACCAGTGATCGAAGCTATCCACCTCATGCTCGGCCGTTACGAACGACACGCCGTGCCGCTTCGCCGCCCGGTCGAAGTCGGTACAATCACAGTCTTCCTCCAAGTAGCAGAAGGGCCCATGGGCGGGGAAGTCTGTGCCCAGACCAAGCATCTCGCACAGAGCCTTCGGCACCTCCAGCCACCCATGGCCGGGATCGGAAATGAACCGGAGCGTCACGCTCTGCGGCCGGGGCTTCTTCGCAGCCTTCTTCTTAGCCATCACGCACCTCCTCTGTTTGCAGTTGCCTTACCCACTCTAAGGACGCGTTGTCAGGCGGCAGGTACTCCACGGAAGTGTGCCCCTGCGTACCGTTAGTGGGGTTGGTGGCCCACGTATCGACCAACTTGTACACGCCGCACTCGCTGCACACTTCCTTGATGCGAGCGCCTCCGCCGTTACCCCACACGCCCGGGTTATCCTCCAGGCCGCCGAGGATGTGATGCGGTGAACACCACACATGCTCCTCGCCAACGCATGCCGGCTCATCGGGCGGGAGGGTGACCGTCACTGAACCCAGCCGCTCCTCTGTGTCGCCGTCGTACGCAAAGACGGTGGCGTCCGGCCAGAGAGTGTGAGACCGATCCCAGTCGCCGGTTCGCAGCCACTCCTTGGCGTATGCGAAGGCGGCGTCCTCGTCGGCAGCCTCAAAGTCCTCGCCGCAGTGCGAGTCTTGCACGCGATACTTGTTCATCACGCCTCCTCCAAAAGAAAACGCCGGATCTTCTCGTACAGATCAGGCTCAACCTCTCGCACCACACGCTCGGCCTGCACAAGCAGGCTGATGACGTAGTCTACCCGCCCGTCAGTCCACCAGTCGATGCGTCCCATGCACACCTCCTAGTGCGTGAACACCTGCTCCTGCTCCACCTTGGACAGGAGCCTACCAACCTCCCGGCACAACTTCATCTCCTGCTCATGTGCCTCGGTTTCCTCACTGATATCCCATGGTGCCATGTCCTCCAGCTCGGCCGCGTCCCGGCGGACGGCGGCCAGCAGGTAGAAGAAGTGCGTCGGACTCAAAGTCAGGTTGATCATGTCGCTCACTTGATGTGTTTCAGAAACCACTCCCAGCCGCCCCACCGTAGAAGCAGCGTCCGCATGTTCCGCCTCGGCTTGGCCGATACGCTGGCCCTGCGGCCCATCAATCCCTCCCTTCCGCTTTGAGTATGGCCGTGCGGGCCTTGGCGATAGCAGCATACGCACCAGCATCCGGCTCTTCCTTGCACTTGCGGTGGCATTCGCACAGCCACTCCAGTTCGCCGAGCGTGTCACGCAACGCAGCCAGCATCTCAGGCGCCGCCGCCATGAGCCGGATGTCGTCAGGATTGAACCCGCCCTGATCGTTGTAGATTTCCTGAATGTCATAGCAGTTCGATCCATTGAGAACGATCTGCCCGTCAGTCGGCCTTGCCTCCCACGTTCCCGGTGTATGTGCCATCACTTTCTCCCTTCTGCTTTGGCGATGGCGGAATCGGCAGCGCACGCATAGCATTTGCCGTGCCGCGATATCTCTGGGTCGTCGCAATAGCACGGTCGGCGCCCATCGCACGTTGTCTCTAGCTCCATCCACATCTTCAGCGCAGCCAGCATGTCCGGTGCCGCCGCCAGCAACCGCTGGCTCTCACGCTTGGTGCGTCCACGCAGGATGGACGGGTACTCACTGTCTGGGTATGGCATTAGGCAGTCTCCTTGTCGCTGAAGCAGTTCAGATCACCACGCTCGTCGCTCATGTACCCATTCCAGCAGGCGTAACTCTCCTTGTCGGTGCCCTTCACAACCACGGTGCGGTCCTGATACACGGCCAGCTTGCTGAGAAGCAGGGCCAGATCATCGATGTCCACGTAGGCTAGCAGTTCCTGGCGTGCCTCATGCTCAGTGATATGCAGTGGCTTCATCACGCAATCTCCAGTAGGTGAAGGATGTCGGACAGGACAGACACAGTGTGCCGCGTAGCAATAGCGTCTGCATCGCTGGGGTCAGCGTCCTTGATGGCAAACGTCAGGCGGTCAGACTCGTACACCAGCACATCCTGCAACTCCTCGGCCTGCTCGTCGGTCAGTTCAATCGTTGGCATATGCAGCCTCCAGTTTAGAAATTATGTCACGCAAGTCTTGGATGAGGTGCGAGTCGCTTGCTGCTGGGCCGAGGGCACCGCGAGAAACCCACGTTGCCTTTCTCTCTTGCAGGAAATCAATTTGATTCAGAAGCAACTGCCGAACCTCTTCGCCTTGGTCAGCAGTCCAATCAATCTGCGGCATTGGCGTTCTCCTTGTTGGTAAGTAGCGAGGGCCCACGGATGTCCCGTGGTCGCACGTATAGGGGCGAGCCAAGGTGCGGCGGGAGGGGGCTGATGTACGTCTGATCCACGTTGTCGGTGTCGCACACCACCTCGCATCGCACCCAGCCCTCGCCGCGAATGGGCGAGGCAGTGAACACGCCGGAGTCCACATCAACAATTTCGCCAGCCGCATATCGCACTCGCATTACGCCACCTCCTTCTCATAGACACCGGAGTACCACCCCGTGCAGTCCTCCACCCAGAACCCAGCAGCCGACAACGCATCGGACAACTGTTCGATCTTGCCGTATTGCAAACCGTCGTAGTTCACATACGGGTACAGCGGATCGCAGCTCTCATGTTGCAGGATGAGCAAGGCACCCTTGCCGTACTCACCATCGAACTCTGACCGGGTGTAGCACACAAAGTCCCGGCCCAGCACAGACTCAATGACGGCTGCGGCACGGGCCATCTTGGCGAGGTCACCGGATGTCATGTCGTCACCTCCGAAACCATTTGAACGCACGGACAATGTCGTCCACTATCACCCATTCGTTCTTGCCATGCGACTTGCTGAACGCAGCCGCGAGGGCTAGGTACTCCTGCGACTTGGGGGCCGTGTCGAACTCCTCCAGTACCATGCGGGCAATAACGGCTAGGCTTGCCTCGCTCTTGGCCTCTTCGCAAAACGTCGCCGCCTTGCCGGCAGCAGCCTTGGCGAAGTGGCTCTGACTGACGTTTGGGTTAGGCATTGACCACCTCCTCTGTGTCCTCATCGTTCCCCGGCGGCAGGCACTCCCTGATCGCCGCATTGCCAGCCTCAATCATCGCCAACTGGACGTGATCCTCGTTGGCCTCCAGAAACTCGTTGCACTGCTTGCGGGTCCAGCCCGGCCTATGCTCCAGGACATCGACGGCACACCAGCCGATCACGGCATACCGCCGCCGCTGTTTAGGCATTGGTCACCTCCAAGTCTTGCAGAACACACTGCTTGCATCGTTCAGGGAGATCGGCCCAATCAATCACGCGCTGATCGGGCATCCGCGTCGGGCGGAACAGCGTTTCGGAATGCTGCCCCACGCCCTGCGGATGGAACGGATCGGGGCTCATGTACAGGATGGGAAAGAACTGCACCCCATCACTGGACGCAGGCGAGAACACCACCTCGTATCGGTCGATGGTCTTGCCGCAGTTGTCATAGATGGCAATCACGCCAGCCGGGTAGTCGGTGCGAGAACGTCTGTGCCTAGGCACTGCTCACCTCCTCTGGGTTGACGATGTGCCAGTTACGCACGCCGCATTCACGCTCGGCCGCCTGCCTAGCGGCGACGTACATTGGGAAGCCATTGACGTTCTGGTAGTAGCTGCCCCGCCACATCACCTCGCCAGTGCGGGTGTTGTCGTAGGCCCGAACGACGAACGGAATGCAGCCATGAACAGGGGAGTCCACTGTGCCGACAGGAGCCACGTATATCCGCACGGACTGCGGGATGTTTGGAATCTCAGGCATTGACCACCTCCAAATGCACATTGCCACGGGACGAATCCCACTCACAGTTTACCTGATCATCGGACTCATCTGCCCGGTGATCCACACACAGGGTCCATCGTCCGTACAGATCACGGGCGGAAGCCTCGGCCTCTGCCCGGGTGGCAAAGCGAATGCCATTGCCAGCCCACTCATTGCCCACCTTCACCATCGGTCGATAGCTCATCACGCACCCCCTAGTAGAAGACGGTCTTCCCCAACACACGGTCGATATTGACTGCCGCCAAGGCATCCAAGAACTCTTCGGCCAACTGCTCGTCGGCCAACTCACGCGCCGCCGTCGCCGCTGCCGCAATGAACGCCGGCAGATCGCCCGCCACGCCGGCAGTCACATCACCAACCCATCGCTCGTCCAGAGACGGGCCGTGAGACGCAATCGCATGGGCCACCCACTTCTGCATCACGCACCCTCCTCAAACGGAAAGCCCTCTTCCACCAGCAGGTCGATGGCGGCATCACGCGCCGCCTCCTGCGCCTCTTCGGATGTCATGTCCTCGTCGAAGTAGCTCCACAGATCGAAGTCGGGCAGATCCATGGACCCCAGCCCGCAGTGGGCTTCGATGACAGCGTCCACCAACTTGCGGAATTCCACATGTCTCACTTGGTCACCCCCTTTGCTGCCATGCGAACGAGCGCCGCCGCCAGCGCCTCGTAATCGATCTCCCCGGCCAGCTCCGACATGTCCAGACTCTCGGCCACATCGGACACGCAGATGTCCACCTCCACCTCCTTGGCCACCTCCTCGGCGTCGATGTGGTATGCGATGTCGCTGGCCGGAATCTCCTCTGCCAGCCGCCGGCAGAAGTCGTTGTCCAGCTCCAGCGCATCCGCCACCTCCTTGCTGAACCCACGCAAGGTGGACGTTTCCAGCGCCAGCCGCTGGAAGTCGATAGGCTGGGCCTCAGCCTGCACGCACCGCCGCACACGCGGCAGCAGCACCGCATCCACCCGGGCCTGGACCCAGGCATTGAACCGATCACGCAGTCGCATCGCTCACCTCCTCCCGGATAAGACCCATCCCAGAAAAGTCCGCACACTGATCCATCAGGAAGTCGCCCATGCGTTCCTCCATCAGGGCTACGAATCGGTCGAAAGACCGGCGACTATCCGCCCGCAGGCCAGTGAATCTGAGCCACTCCGCATAGAACTCACGCACATGCGGGGCCCAGTCCACACCCTTGTACAGGTCAGTTTGCATTGGCTTGCTCCTTGTGTCGCTGCTCCCAGTCGTAGGTAAAGACAGGCACCCAGGCCCACCTGCCATCGTCCATGGCACCGCCGTAGAACCTGTCCTCATCCCACCCCAGCTTGTCGCATAGGGCACGCAATGCCTGGCGATGGTTGGCCTCGGAGTCCAGAGCAGACTCATGGGTCACCTCAACGCGGTGCCCGTTGGCAGACGCAGACACACGGGAACCCCGCGTGTTGGTCGGGCCGTGATACTTGGTCACAATCGCCACCATGTCACACCTCCCCGCGATAAAGGGCCTCTGTCACATCTCGCTTCCCCTGGAAAATACCAATGGAGCGAGCCCACGCATCCAGCGCATGCGGCATCTCGTCCTCCCACGCTCGCTTCGCTGCCGCCAGCGAGAGGAACCTGCGGATGCGTAAGTTTTCGGTGTTAGAGTCAGGCAGCCAATCGCCATCTACAGACAGCCACTGCGGTACGCCATTGACGACGCGGTGGAGGCCGTACTGCCAGACCAAAGGCTCATCGCTCAGCTTCCGCATGTCACACCTCCTGCTTGATGTAGGACTTCAGCACATCGCCCCAAGTGGGCATCGCATAGAACGCCTCACCCTCGTTGAGGCATGCTCCGTTCTCGTCGTACACATCCCAGTAGTCCGGCGTTCGATTGTCGTAAGCCTCCATGTCTGGGTAGCACGCATAGACCGACACCCACTTCCCCTCGCCGTAAAAGTACTTGGCGACTGTCTCGCCAAAATCTTTGTTCATGTCACACCTCCTCCGGAATGTAGAACCGCCCGTCCGTCGCATCGACGTTCAGGGCCGGCATGCCGCCGACACGGGCAAACACTGACCGCAGCAGTCCGTAGGACTCTTGTGATATGCCGTTGTCATCCGTCAGCAGTGCCACGGCCAGGCTGTTCAGATCAGACCGCAGCCTCCGCAAGTCGTCGGCCGCACGCACAAGGCGGCCGGTCAGACTTGTCCGCATGTCACACCTTCACTTTCCGGTTGTAGGAACCCTTCCCGCGCAAGGCCCGCACGGCCTTGCCAGCCTCGCTGCCCGGCGGTTGAGTGCCGTGGATCAGCAGGGCAAACGACCCGCCAGTGAGCGAGTACGCATGGCTGTCATCATGGTCGATAGCCAGCCGCAGCCGTTTGGCCTTGGCCTCGCTGTAGACCACTACCGACTCACGGAATCCCTCGCTGTCGATCAGATGGTCGAACCGACCACCCCTGCTGGCAGTCAGGGCCAGATTCGCAGGCAGGATGTCCCGCCGCTTCTGCCAGAACGACAACATCTTGGTGTAGGCATACAGCCGCAGGTCGGGCCTGCGTTCGCACACCTCCAGCCACGCATCGAAGTAGTTGAGGATCTTGAAATCCCCAGCCACATGGATGCGAATCACCGCTGCCCGGTCAGGCAGAGCCTCAACCAGAGCCGAGGCACACTTCATGGGCGACTCTGCCGCAAGCGACAGGGCCGCATCCATGTTGGCCTTACGAAACTTGTACACATCCGTGTACTGAGCCTCTTGCGAGGCCGAAAAGCACCGGAACAACGTGTGCTTCCCGTCTTGAATCTTGCGTTTGCCGCGTCCGTACTCCACAGCCCAAGACTTACAGTCCTTGGCTGCGGGACAGGTCACTCCTGACAGCATGTCAAAGGAGTAGACCTTGACGCCCAAACGCTCCTGAAGACGGCGGAGCTTGGCGTTGGCCGGTGCATATGCCAGTCGCATACGCACCTCCGTTGATAGAACCGACTACCGAACGGCAGCCGAACCCGGACAGCAACACGGAATAACCCCCGGAGGGGCTGTCACTGCCCGGGATCGGATCCCGTCACACACCTTCATCCCTGTCCGCACAGGCATCACACTGGTATCCCCGGCGAACATCCGCGGGGGTCAGTCTGTTGGGCTCTTTGCACGTTGGGCACGGGTGAATCCGAGGATTCCCCTTGGTGGCCCGACGCAACGCAGACCCAGGCCGGGCGAACTGCGAACGATCCTCATCGTCCATAGTGTCACCTCATATGCTGCCCGCATGCGGATAGAGTAATACGTTACTCCCCGCATTGCGAGCGTTACACTCACACTCACACTCACCGCACAACATATACAGCGGGACGCACAAAAAAATCTTTCGCACGGAAGGATTTTTTTCGTACGCTGACCGCAGACAGAATCTGCGCCAGTGTGAGCGGCACACCCCCGGAAAACCGGGAGAATGCCCGTGAATCGAACAAGCGAGCGAACAAGCGAACAAGCGAGCGAAAGGCTCACTCACTCACTCACTCACTCACACTCACTCACTCACTCTCACAACACCTATACAGCGGGACGGCGAAAAAAATCTTGGGAAAAATCTTTTTACTACTTTCGCCCGGGAAATCGGCCGATTGTAACGGGGTCCGATTGTGCTACATTCAACGGACCGCCCGGGGGACTGTCTCCCGGGGGTAACACTTCCCGAGGGTTTGACCATGCAACCGATTAGCCTGTATTTCGCCCACAACGGGGCTTCCTGCGAATGGCCAATGCGGCCCTACGATCCGACGGACCTTCCGCCCGAGGATCATCTGACGATCCGCGACCGCTTCGCCCGTGACGCCCAGCGGGACGGGCTTTCCGAGGATGCGGCGCAGGAAGCGGCCAGCGCGTTCTATCTTCACTGGCTGGGGCGTAACTGGGGAGCCCGCCAGATTCCCCGGGGGGATCATGCCCGGGCTTACTACAGCGTACGGGCGTACGCTCGGCGGTCAGGATGGCACGGGTTCACCGGCAACCGGCGTCAATCGACCGCCAAGCGGGTTCCCCGGGGGAGCGATGGCAAGCCCGTCAAAATGAGTGTGGCCAAGATTGCAGCGGGCGAGATTCAAGCCCGGGAGAGGGCGAAAGCCCGGGCCGCCTTCGGACCCGCCAGTGTGGCCGAAGCGGTGGAGAGGATCGCCACAAGCCCCGCGTTAGGCCGGAAGGCGTACCGCTTGGCCAAGCGTCTTGGGCTTCCCGGGGTCCGGGAGTTGGTCCGTGAGGCTTGCGGGTTCTCGGCGGAGTGACAGCGGCATAGGGCGATCATCGAACCCCGGGGGGCTTGCGGGCTTCCCGGGGTTTTTTTCGTTGAAGTGTCGATGCATCCCGACATGTCGCAGTGTCGATTGTGGGCTGTCTCAAAATGAGACTGAGGGCGGGATGCCCGTTCCGCCAATATCCCGCAAGCGTAACCCGTTGCAGGCAAAGGGGTTACGACACGGGCAGGAGCGAAGAGACGCACCCCCCGAGGCCCCCCAGCGCGTCGCGCGTATCAGGTCATATCCACCCCTGGATTTTTTCACCCTACTAGCCCCCACATGTCGTTTCCCGCTCTCCCCCGTGTGTCGCGGCCTTTTGTCGCCGTGTGTCGCTCGCGTGGAATCGCCGTTCTCCGCCTGCTCTCGGGCCTCTGTGTCGCAATGGTCGGTATGGAGTCTCTGCTCACCGACATCGTCTGGCTGGATTGGGAAGACGATGACCTGCTGTAAGTGCTGCTGCGGGAATGTGGACTGCACTGAAGGCCAGGAAGGCAAGTGCTGCTGCGGTGGCATCTATGGCGAGTGCTGCCAGGAGGGCGAGTATTGCTGCTCGGGGGTGTGCGAGCCCAGTCCGTGCTGTAGCGGGACTTGCGACGAGGACGCTGACTGTTCTGAGGGCTGCGTCTGCGTGGACGGGGAATGCGTGCCGGGCGATGGCTGCGGCGGGCCTTGCCAGTGGCAGCCGGTCTGGGTTGGTGGATTCTGGGAGAACGGCTGGGAGCTTCTGGCGGGCTGCAATGAGGGCTGCGCCTGCGACGAGCCGACTGTGGAAGATGTGGGAACCGAGGCGTATCCCTTTCAGGAGACTCCGTATGAGACTCCATGTAGTTCTTCGTCTGGTCCGCTGGCCGTGGAGTTTGGCCCCGGCGCGGAGCTGAAGTCGCTGCTGAGTTATCTCGGCATCACAGCCACGCCCTCTTGCCCCTGTAACCAGCGGGCCAAGGTGATGAATGAGCGCGGCTGCGATTGGTGCGAAGAGAACATCGACACCATCTCCGGCTGGTTGGAAGAGGAGGCCAAGAAGAGGAACCTCCCGTACGTGCATGCGGCGGGCAAGATGTTGATCCGCTTGGCGATTCGCCGGGCCAGGAAGAAGGGCAATGGTTCAGTATGAATATGCAGTTCAACGAAGAGCGGCTGAAGGGCTACAGGCCGTACCAGTTGTTCCCAGAGGATCTAGGTGCGGGGCTCCCAGAGACGGCCGCCGATGCCGAGGTCGCTTCTTGGCCTGCCGTTCCGGCGATGATCGGGCCACAAGGAGCCGTTGTCCGTCCGGTGGCAACGAACGCAGCCAAGCCGACCTTGGACGTTAATGACATCTTCCCCGGCTTGCCCTCCAGCTCGCCACCGCCGATGGATCCGCAAGAGGCCATGCGGCAGCTTCGCATGGAACGTGCCCGGCAGGCGTATGAGCGGCGGTTTGGCATGCACAATCCCGCGGGCGCTTCGCTGGCTTCGCAAGGCAGCCAGGAAGGCGTTGATTATTTGTTAGAGCGAATCAAGCGTGCCCGTGCAGACGGCACCTATAAGACTGGTAACTACAAAAGGAGAGCCTGATGGATAGCCCCAATGCTCGGTTGAATAACTTTATTGCCCGATCAGGCGCCGGGACCGACGCCGCCGGTCGGACGGTGTATACCGGCCCTGGCATGATGTACATGGGGCCCGGGGAATTCGCTGCCACCCGCGCGGTGCATTCGGGCCTGGAGGCGGATGCGTCCGCGAGCGATCCGCAAGGTCAGATGATCCGCCAGCTCTTGGATCAGCTCGCCCGCAAGGAAGGCCGCAGCACCTTCCAGTTCACGCCGCCGCAGCAGCCAGCGCAGGGGAACCAGACCTACAGCTACACCGAAGACAACCGCCGTGGATAAGGACGGCGACAAGGTCCGGCAGTTGCGGCGCGGGTTGTGGGACAACATCCGTGCCAAGCGGGAGCGTGGTGAGGCTCCTGCCAAGCCTGGGGACAAGGACTACCCCGACAAGAAGCAGTGGAGGAAGCTGAGTGGACAGGGACGGCGACAAGATTCGTAGTCTGATTCCCAACCGTCCCGTCAGGGACACGCAGGGCGGCAAGAAGTTTGTTGTCCGCGCCAAGGTGGGGGATCAGGAGCGGCTGGTCCGATTCGGGGACTCCAGCATGGGGCACTACAAGGAAGGCTCCTCTGACCGCGGGCATGGGGATGAGGGGCGTCGGGCCAACTTCAAAGCCCGGCATAACTGCGACGAGAAGACCGACAAGCTAAAGCCCGGTTACTGGTCCTGCAACTGGAGCTGGTGATGGCCGATGAACTCCGTGCCGGGAATCGCCCGTGGTTTCCTCGCTCTAGCCGCAACTTCTCGCTCGGCAACATCACGGAAGATGTGACTGACTGGTATTACCAGAGTCAGGCTGCCTCGGAGGACCGTGCCCGGCAGGCTGCGGCGGATGCCATCAACCCGCAGTTGAACACACAGGAGGGTTCGGCGGCATACCGCTTTGACCCGCAGCGGCAGCTCGGCCGATATGTGGAGGCGCTGGTCCAAGACGTTTCCGCTGGCGTCCCAACCCCTGCGGCGCAAGAGACGGCTGGGTTTCAGAGCCCGTTCCAGCGACCCAAGCTCCCGCAGGCGAGGCAGTCTGGCCTTCAGCAGGCGGAGATGATGGAGCAGATGCTCGCGGCGTACGGCAAGCCGGTGAACGGCATGTTTCCTTCGGCTTGGCGACAGTTGCCCGAGGAGCTGGCGCTGGACATGTACGCCTATGCCGCCAACCAAGACGGGTATAGGGATCGCCTGACAAGTCCGACAGAAACTACGGGAGTCTTGGGTGAGGGTTCTCCCGTCAACACTGCGTTGACATGGGGGCAGTCGCTCCCGTCCACGCTGTATGCCATTGGGGAAAACGTCGGCAACGCCGCGGACTATGTGACGAGCAAGGCGATGGGCGGAACTCCTGGCGTTCAGTTCCCAGACGCGGGAAAGAATCTGGCATATGCCGCCAACACTCTCACGGCTCCGGGGCAAGCGATGGCCGAGGCTGTCGGCTACGCGCCGCAGGCAGGCGAAGGTCACTCCGCGTGGTCGGACATGAAGGATACGCGGCAGGATTTTGATGCCGGGGTGAACTGGGGGCAGATGGGATACAACCCAACGCCCTACGGAACGACCATGTACGACGCCATGCAGTATGGCGGCCTGTCTGACGAGGCGCAGAGCGTCGATCTCCAGGAGGGCAAGGACTACTTCATGGGCCAGGGGGTGCCGGAAACCCCGGCGTACTTCCTGGGCATGGCGACCGACGATCTCTTCAACCCCGTGTTTGACGCTCCTGGGATCGCAGCCGCGAGCAAGTCCGGAAAGCTACTCCCCATCGCCAAGCAGATCGGCATTGAGTTCGCTCCCGGTCAAGTGATGACCGGCATGAGCATGGCCGCACAGATCCGTGCCAAGCAGTTGGAAGATCAGGCGAGGCAGGACGCACTGATTGGGAGGTTGCGGTAATGGCAGGACCGGGAGCAGTCGATGACGTACTGCGAGCCATCGCTGGGCAGGCCGAGCAGCCCAAGTACATCCGGGCCTACCACGGCAGCCCGTATGACTTTGACAGGTTTGATGCCAGCAAGATCGGCACCGGGCAAGGGGCGGCCCGCTATGGCTACGGATACAACTTCGCTGGCGCGGAAAGCACTGCTGATACATATCGCAGAAGTCTGTCTGCCTTGAACCGCACGCCAGAGGAAGAGGCACTGGAGCTTTGGCGTCGGCATGCCGAAATGTCTGGCGACCCCAAGCGAGCGTTGCTGGATGCCATGGATTACGCCGAAGGGGCTATGGCGAGGGCGAAGAGCCTTCCGAATGAAGATGCTGCCGACCTATGGGGCGATGTGATGGGGCACCTATACGGCGTTGATTATCGCCAGCCGCTGCCACGCCGCCCCGGCCACTCTTACGAAGTGGAGATACAGCACCCAGAAAGAGACTTGCTGGACTGGGAGGCTCCCATGTCTTTGCAGCCGGAAGCAGTGAAGAAGGCGTATGCAGGCCGAGGAGGTTCCTACCGAGGCATGCTGGACGAGCCGGGTGATGGTGCAAGGCTGTGGAACAACGTAAAGGCTGGAAGTCGGTCGCCATTGCAAGCAGCCTACGAAATGTCTCTAAGCGGCATCCCGGGAATTAAATACCCAGACTTCGACCCGCGACAGCGCGGCACTGGGTCGCTTAACTACGTCATGTTCCCCGGCACCGAAGACTCCATCCGCATCCTCCGCAAGTACGCCGTTCCCGGTGCTATCGGCGCGGGGGCTGCCAGCGGCATGCAGGGCGAGCAATGAAGCACATCATCCACATCAACCAGCACGTTATCCGCCGGAACCAAAAGACCGGCGAGCGCGAGCCGGTGATCACGGTCAAGAACTACAAGTCGAACCGCTACGGCCACTCGGTGCGAATCGACGGCCCCTGCGTGATCCGGTATGAGCCAGACCACCCGTTGTCCTGCGGAGCCCGGGTGTGGGTTGAGACAGAGGCTCCCGTTGAAGTGGCCGACGAGGCGCCCGTAACAAGTTAGGCCCCTGCTAGACATTGGTCTTCTAGATCCCCCAACCCCCGATCTAGGATGACCATGGCTGACGAAGACGTTCTGAACGACGCGCCGGTATCAGAGGCTCCCGAAGCCCCTGTCTCCGAGGCCCCGCAAAGCGCTCCGGCTGAGTACGGCGGTTTCGACACGCCCTATTCCGCGTTCAAGGCGCTGCCGGACTTCCAGGGCCAGGACGATCTGGCCATCGCCCGCAACCTGTATCAGGCATACAGCGGGTACGGCGAAGCCCAGCGGCAGCTCCAGCAGTACCAGAACATCATTCCGCACGCCACGGAATACCTCCAGAACAAGCAGGCGTATGAGCAGTGGAAGGCCGCCCAGGCGCAGGCCCAGGCGCCCAAGCCCGCCGAGAAGCCGAAGTGGTGGAACCCGCCCTCGGTCGATGATTCCTACAAGTCCTGGATCATCCGCGACCCTTCCACGGGCAAGGAAATCATCGCCCCCGATGCTCCCTATGAGGCCAAGGTCGCCCTCCAGAAGTATCAGGCGTACACCGCCGACTTCGCCCGCAAGTTCGTCACCGATCCCGAGAACACGCTGAAGCCCTTCATTGAGGATGTGGCGCGGCAGAAGGCCGAGGAACTTGTTCAGGCCCAGCTCGGGCAGTACACGGCGAAGAACTACGTTCAGTCGCTTGAGCAGCAGAACTCCGACTGGCTGTACGACCAGTCCGGAAACATCAGCCGTGAAGGCCAAGCCATTCAGGCGTATATCCAGCAGGCTTCCGAGATCGGGATTTCCAACCCCGAGGCCCGCTGGAAGTACGCCACTTCGATGCTGCAACGGGATCTTCTGAATCTCCGCTACCAGCAGTTGTCATCTGCCCCGCCCGCCATGGCGCAGGGTTTTGCCGAGCCTGCCGCGCCACAGGCACCCCCGGCTGACCCAGTGGCACAACAGAACATGCAGTTCCTTCGGGAGCGTGCAACCCGTACCCCGAATCGGAGTGCAGGAACCAGTGAGCCTCGGGCACCGCGCCAGAGGATGAGTTTTGAAGACCGGCTGAAAAGCCAGCTCGTAACTGATGGAGTCATCTGATGAGCAGTAGTGTTGACTGGGCTCGTTCAATTGCTACGACGATTGTAAATCACCTCCGGGAAGAGGAAATTGCATCGCTTCGTAAGTATAAGTTTTTCGCCGCTCTGGAAGGTGCCGGGCAGATCCGGACCAACATGAGTGGCCGTGGTTTCGACTGGGAAATCCAGTACCGGAACCACAATCCCAGTGGTAACAATGGTGAGACTCCTCGCAGCTTCGCACGCGAGAATCTCTGGAAGAAATTGGAGTTGGAGTACCGGGGAGCGCAGGTCACCGACGCGATCTACAAGCGTGAAATGCTTGAGAACCGTTCGGCCCAGGCTCTGGTCCAGGTCGCTGGCAAGATGGCGAGCCGTCTGCTCACTTCGATGGAGCAGTACCTCGCCAAGGAGTGGGTGCAGGACGGTTATGCGTCGGGCAATGAGCTGCGGTTCCACGGCATCGAATCGTTCATGGGTGCGACCCAGACGATTGATTCGACTGCCACGGGCTACAGCCCGCGCTCGTCCAACGCGGCTGACCCGTTCTTCGCCCCCAACGACACCTATGCCGGTCTTTCGACCGTCCTCGGTGCGTACGGTGGCAGTGCGACGACCACGGGCTTCTGGCCCAACGGCGTCAGCGATCCGGAGTTCGACTTCTTCTCGCCGGTTATCGTCAACGCGGATTCGTCCTACTTCGGTGCCAGCACCTGGAAGGACAACTGCGTGAAGGCTGTCCGCGAGGCGCTTCACCAGACCCGCCGCAACGACACCAAGGAAGATCAGGTGGACATGGTCCTTCTGGACCGCCGGCTGTTCATCGACTTCCTGAACACGCTTGATACCAAGGAGCGTGTGATTGTCAGCCGCCAGAACGGTCTGCGGAGCTACGGCTTCACGGATGTATTTGAGCTGGACGGAGTGGAGGTGTCGGCGGAAAATTCGGTTCCGGCTAACACCGGCTACGGGCTGGCGGTCGGGAATATTGAGTTGCTCTGCATGGAGTCCCAGCTCATGGTGAGCGAGGGTCCGTTCTACGACGAGCTGACCCAGCAATTTCGGTATGTGGTTTCGACGCTCGGCAACCTTAAGTTCAAGTCGCCGCGCAACTTCTTCAAGCTGATCGTCTGACCAAGGAGAACAAAGAAGATGAGTCTGTACGTTGATCCGCCGTTCGCTCTTGGTCAGACGCTTGGCGTCTCGTCCGCTTCGGATGGCGGTGGATGGGTTGGTGCGGTCAAGGTGTTTCCGGATGTGAATCCGGCCACCGGCAAGATCCGCAGCAACCGGGTGAAGAAGTGCATCGCCGTGCGGAACACCTCGGGCGTGGCCCTGCTGCCGAAGCGGGTGGTCACGTTCAAGAGCGGTTCGATCACGGAGGTTGATGGCTACACCAACGTCACCGACCAAGCGTCGGCTGGCGTGGTGGACGAGCATCTGCCTGCCGCGGGTGTGGCTGCCAACGATGTGTTCTGGATTACGATTGACGGCCCGACCGAGGTCAAGCTCGGCCCGGCGCAGGAAGCGGCCGTGAACACCGTTCTGGTGGCTCTCACGGCGGCGACCAGCACGGTGTCCACTACGGCGGGTCAGGCTCAGACGGGCGCTGCCACGTTCCTTCAGAACGGCTACATCGGCCGGGCTCTGTCGGCTGGTACGACCGGTCAGAACGTCCTTGCCATTGTCAATCTGGTCCGCAGTTGAGTCTTCCCCTTCGGGGGTTCGGGGGGCAGCCGGACGGAGGGAAACCTCCCCCGGCTGTTTCCACATATGAACGACCTGATCTACGCGCTGATGAATGACCAAGCGGCCATCCAGAACCTGGACTTCCTGCGTCAACTGATCGCAGAGGCGCGGGCTGATGTGCCGTATGAGGACATGCAGCGACTCCGGATGGTGCAGTATCAGGGCGCGCCGATGACCACTGAGCCGCAGGAGGACCGCTAGATGATTCCCACCCCACCCAAGCCTGGCACTGGCTCTCCAGGAGGGATAACCAATCGCTATGACGGCGCTGGCTTTGCCGCCGATGGCACGCCTATCGCAGGGGATCCCAGAATGCGCGGCCAGCGGGCTCAACAGCAGGGCGGCAACTTCTCCGCCTACGCTCCTGGTCAGGCGCAGCCCCAGCAGAATCCCTACGGCTCCTCCACTCCGTACGGCGGCAAGCCTCAGGCCATGGGGCCGCAGTGGAACCAGGGCGGCACCAATCAGCAGCAGACCCGGCAGCAGCCCTTCCAGCAGTACATGACACAGGGCTCTCCGTACGGCGTTCAGCGTCCGCAGCAGCCAGCGCCGCCGAAGCAGTACGAGGTGCCTACGCCATCCGACGCTGGCGTGGACTTCCGCGACCCGCGCTATCGCCAGCCAGCCGCTGCATCTCCTGGCCCGTCCCAGCCCGGGCTTCCAGCAGGTGGCGGCGGCGGAGGTGTGCTATTGACGCCGGGACTGATTGACCCCAACGCTGGCTTGGTTCACTACGCAGGAGACGGCAGGCCAAGGTTTGCGCCGGGGCAGATTGACCCCAACGTCGCCAACAATCCCTACGCCAACCGCCCGCCACCGTTCCAGGCGACCACGCAGAACTTCGACGGCACCCAGTCCCAGATGCCCAACTTCCAGCAGCGGGACGCCTTCATCAGCCAGATCAACAACCAGTTAGGTCAGATGCAGGGCCAGAGCTGGCAGCAGCCTGGCATGGGGGCGCCGCAGTTCAACTTCCCGCAGATGTGGGGACAGGCTGGGCAAATGGCGCAGCAGGGCTTCAGGAATCCGTTTGCTGCGTCGGGCGGAGGATCTGAGAACCAGATCCGCAACCTGATGGCCGGCGACATCCGGCCGGAGGCCATTGGCCAGCAAGGCCTAATGAACGGCCTGCCTCCTGGGGCCATTCTGGACTCGCAGCCGCCGATGGCAGGCCAGCCAGGTAGCGCTCGCCGTGCCGGCATTCAGCCATCCGTGACCTACGCCCAGCCGGGCGGCGGGTGGGGGCACACGCCTACCGCACCGCAGCAGGGCGGCTCCACAGGTTACGGCGACAGACTGGCGAACCCTGACCGCATTTTTACTGGGGATTTCCGGGACCGTGACGGCGACAGGGTGGATGACCGTGACCAGACGGGGCCAGGCAGGCCTTCCGGCCGGCAGCGGACATCTGAGCCCGCTCCGGTTCTCCGCGGGGCTGAAGATTATCCGGGCCCCGTCTCGCCCGGCACTGCCCAGCCGATCCCGCCGCAATCGCAAGGAACTCCCCCGCGGTCAGGTGCTGCTCCGTGGGGCAACGCCGACAACTTCGATTCTTGGTGGGAAACCCGCAAGGACGAGCTGCTTGCGAAGTCGCGGGAGGTAAGGGCCGCGCATCCGAAGCGGCCCGACATTTGGGAGCGCGCTGACTGGGCGTTAAGGCAGCACCAAGACAACCGAAACGTAATGGCTGCCGGAGCCCGCATGCAAGAGAACCCGCGGGATAACGCCGCCAAGCAGGCATACAGCGATGTGGTCCGGCAGGATCAGATGAAGCGTTCGGCGGAGATGCGGGCCGCCAACGCCGCCAAGCCGCCTCAAGCCAAGAGCATGGACGACTTCCGCCGTGAAGACGGCTCGTATGACTACGAAGGTGCGCGGCGGGAGTGGCAGGCCAAGCAAAACGCCCAGAGGCGTGAGTACATGAAACAGCCCGTCGCCAAGCGCAACGCCATCTACGGCAGCGATGCGAATCGCCGTGCGTATGAAATCTGGATGCGGTAGCGGCTTGGCCGCCTTATGTGTATATTTGTCTACCTACCCCCCGAGGTGACACATGCAGCAGAAGTTCAACATCGGCATCGTTACGTTTTCGTACGGCGGCAACGGCGGCATCTCCTCTGAGGTGCCCGACATCCGTGAGTGGATGGTGCCGCTGGTAGCGGACATCTCCAAGGATCCCCGCGTTAACGCGGTGCGTGTCTGGAACCTGGCGGACACGCCAATCACCATGACCCGCAACCGGGCCGTGATGCAGGCCCGCCAGAACGATATTGATGTTCTGGTGATGGTCGATTCGGACATGAAGCCTGACCTATACGCAGGCCATGCGGACGCCAAGCCGTTCTTCCAGACCTCCTTCGACTTCCTGGTCAACCACTACCACAAGGGCCCGGTGGTGATCGGTGCCCCGTACTGCGGGCCGCCGCCCGTGGAGTGCGTCTACGTGTTCCGTTGGCAGAACATGGCCTCTGAGAACCCCAACCCCGACTTCCAGTTGGAGATGTACGACCGCCACACGGCCGTAAAGATGGCGGGCATCCAGGAATGTGCCGCCCTGCCGACTGGCCTGATCATGTACGACATGCGGGCCTTCGATCTCACGGAGCCGAAGAAGGAAGGCGACAAGCCCTGGTTCTACTATGAGTGGAAGGACCGCTTCGCTGCCGAGAAGGCGTCCACCGAAGATGTGACCATGACCCGTGACCTGTCCTTGGTCGGCTCCCAGACGCTGGGCTACAACCCGGTCTTCTGCAACTGGGATGCGTGGGCTGGTCACTGGAAGCCGAAGTGCGTCGGCAAGCCGCAGGTGATCGCCGCCGAAGGCATCTCGCACAAGCTGAAGGACTGCTGGGAGGCCAAGGTCGAACCCGGCACCAAGCTGGTGGAGTTCAAGTCCTCCGTGAAACTTCCCGCCCAGCCCGCGTTTGACAGCATGGGCATGGACCTTCCGGGCCGGGACGCAAACGCACTGGTGGCGATGGTGACGCAGTTCACGCAGTCGCACGGCCGCCCCCCGGTGGTGTGCGAGGTGGGCTCCTGGGCTGGCAAGTCGGCCGTAATCATGGCCAAGGCCGGGGCCAAGGAAGTCCTCTGCATCGATACGTGGGAAGGCTCTGGGAACGACGAAGGGTGCAAGGCATACGACGGTTCCCGCGGCACGCCCATCCAAGTGTTCCTCCGCAACACGCAGGGGCTTCCGATCCAGGCATGCTGTGCCCGTTCGCCGGAAGCCGCCGAGCGGTTCAAGGACGGTGAGTTCGACATCGTCTACATCGATGCCGAGCATGACTACGAATCCGTGAAGGCTGACATCGAAGCGTGGAAGCCCAAGGCCAAGCACATCTTGGCGGGCCATGATTACCATTCCTTCCCCGACGTTCAGCGGGCTGTGAAGGACTGCGGGATTACCCCGCATGTCGAAGGCAACGTGTGGATGACGAGTGTCGGAGCCTGAGAAAGTCTGCATAGAGTGCGGGCTAGCGTGGCCCGCCACCACGGCTCACTTCCACAAGTCCAAGGATGGATTCCACGCCCGCTGTCGCAAGTGCCGGAACAAGAAGATCCGGGGTGACCGCAAGGGGAAGCGGAACAAGAAGCTAGACGAGATTGAGAAGGGCGCCGTCAAGCACTTCGTTGCCGCGGCCCGCGTGGGTGGAGCGACCATCCCGCACTCCTCGGAACTCCTAGAAGTTCTGATGGAGTATTTCGGCGGCACCCGCGGGTTCGCCAATCTCTTTATGAAGCAGTTCTACGATGCGCCGGTCGGCGGTGCGTTCAGGACCAAGATGCTGGACACCGTGGTCCGGCTAGTGAAGGACAACACGGCCATGGGCGGAGCCAAGAAGCCCTTGGAGCTGATGACTGAGGAAGAGTTGGAAGCCGAGCTGCGGCGGCAGGTGATCGAAGCGGCCATGCAGATGAAACACATTGAGGTCGTAGATGAAGTGCGAGGATTGCCGCTGGTGGATTCCAGTGGAGGAAGAGATGCAGGGGGAGTGTCACCGGTATCCGCCGACGCTCCTCGGGCAGAGGGGTTGGGATCGCTCCCCCGAGACGATGCCCACTGATTTCTGTGGCGAATATGAAGAAACACCCCCGCCAAATTCAGCCGCCCCAAACTCCTGACGAGCCGCTGGGGGATATGACCCAGCACCAGCTCGGCCAGCTCAAGGACGTTCAGGTCGCTCTCACGGAGCGGCGGCTGGAGGCCCTGCGGCTGTATGAGCCCATGCCTCACCAGGACGAGTTCCATCGCTGCACGGCGTCGGAGCGCATCGTTCTGGGGGGTAACCGCGGCGGCAAGACGCTGGCGGTTGCAGTGGAAGCCGCCCGCGCGGCTACGGGCCAGGATCCCTACGGCAAGTACCCAAAGGAAGGCGGCAACCTCGCCATCATCGGCCGGAACTGGCCCCACATTGGATTGGTAATTTATCCCATCCTCCTAAAAGCCGGGGCGTTTCGGATCATCAAGGACGAGAAGACTGGCCAATGGAGATCGATCCGCCAGGGCGATGACAAGAGCAAGAGCAAGCCCGCGCCTCCGCTGATCCCGCCGCGGCTGGTGAAGGATGTGTCTTGGGTGCTGAAGAACGCTGGGTATCTCAACAAGCTGGAACTCACCAACGGCTGGACGATCTGGTGCTTCTCGTCGGAGGGAGAGCCTCCGCAAGGCTATCAGGCCGACCTTATTTGGATTGACGAGGACGTAACGAATGAGGCTTTCGTCGGTGAGTCTCAAGCGCGGCTCGCAGATCGCAAGGGCCGTTTTGTGTGGTCGGCCATGCCGTGGAGCCGGAATGATGCGCTCTTGGGTCTATGCGAGCGGGCCGACCGCGCAGTGGAGGAGGGGCAAGAACTTCCAATCATCAAGAAGTTCACGTTCCGGTTTTTGGATAACGCTTTTATCGATTCGGAAGAAAAGCGAAAGAACATAGAGCGGTGGAGTGCGCTGGGGGCCGACGAGGTCCGAATGCGTGCCGAGGGTGAGTTCACCACCGAATCCACGCTCATGTACCCGACGTTCAATCGCAGCGTGCATATCCTGCCGCGGGCGGAGCTAAAGGACGGGATCATCCCGCCGGACTGGACACGGTACGTGGCGATTGACCCGGGCCACGCAGTCATGGCCACCATCTTCGCCGCCGTGCCACCGCATGAGCGGTTCATGCTGATCTACGACGAACTGTACATCCGGAACTGCAACGCGCTGATCTGGGGCGAGCAGTTCTATGAGAAGGTCCGCGAGCAGCACATCCACGCAGCGATCATGGATATGCACGGCGGCCTCCTCCGCGACCTGGGCTCGGGCCGACTGCCGCATGAGCTGTATTCGGAAGAACTGAAGAAGCGGAAGATCCGCTTCACCATCGGCGGGCACGGATTCATTCCTGGCTCCGATGACATCCCCGCCAGAACGGCCATCGTCCGGCAGCTCCTGCACATCCAAGGCGACGGGACAACCCGGCTCAAGATTCTGGAGGGCTCCTGCCCCAACCTGCTGCGGGAGCTGAAGCGGTATCGCAAGAAGACAACGACGGTCAACGGGCAGGTGTTCGTCACCGACCAGCCGCAGACCCGAGGCGAGGTCCACGCTTGTCAGTCGCTTGAGTACCTCTGTGCCTACGAACCCAAGTACCACGCCCCACCGCGGACTTACGGTCCCGATCCTTGGTGGGTGAAGTGGCTGTCGGAGCGCAAGCGCCGTCAGCGGGAGTCCACCGACCCCCACATCAACCTCGGGCCCAGCAGGAGATTGCCGTGAGTTCCTACGACATGCCCAAGGCTGACCTGGGCGACATTGTGCTGTTCTACGCCCATGAAGGGGCCACCCCGGTCCCGGCGATTGTGTCCGTGGTCGCCTCTCGCACGCTCACCCTCTGGGCGATTGCGGGCGAACTGGGCGGCGTGGTGAAGCCCTCGGTCCACCACCTGACCGACCCGGGGGTCAACGACTTCCCCGATTGGAAGCGGTATGGCTACTGGGAACACAAGCCCAAGGATCCGACGATCTCCATTCTGAGCGAGAAACTCAGCCTGTTGGACAAGAAAGTGTCCGCTACAGCCCCGAAAAAGGCTTGACCGGACACTAGTCGGTAGGAGAACTCCATGGCTGACGAGAACCCGCTGCGCCCCATTTGCAAGCGCTGGCTTGAGTGCATCAAGCAGGCCGAGAAGTACAAGAAGCCTTTCTCCGAGGACGCCGCGGAAGCCATGGGGTTCTTTGCCGGTGACCCCGACTTTATGTGGAAGGATTCCTACGCTCGCGGTGAGCGGGGATACATCAAGGGCATGGACCCGCCCCCGTTCCGCATGATGGTCAACCGTGTGTGGGAGGCTGTTCGTCTCTTCACGGCAGTCATCCACCACCGCAACCCGACGCGGACGGTGTCGCCCAAGGACTACCCCATCCTGGGCCCGCAGCTTCTGGGAATCTTCCCCCAGCCGCCAGTCCCGCAGATGGGGCCGGATGGCCTGCCTGTCATGGGCCCAGACGGCCAGCCGGTGATGATGCCCGATCCGGGGATGATGCAGTACCAGCAGATGCTCCAGCAGCAGCAGATGATGCTGGAGCGCCGCAAGGTGGTTGCCAAGCTCTTGGAGGACTACCTCAACTACACGCCCAACGAACTCAACCTCAAGCAGCACTCACGCAAGGTGGTGGAGGAGGCGTTTATCAAGGGCGCGGGTGTGTGGTGGCATGAGCTGTACACACCTCCCGGCGGCACGGTGAAGATGGCCGGGTCGTTCTACGACACCATCGACAATCTTGTCTGGGATCCGGACGCCGACGAGTTTGAGGACATCCGCTGGGCCGCGCGCCGCCGATGCCAGCCCATCGACGAAGTGGCCGCCAAGTTCGGGGTGTCTCGGGAAGAGCTGAAGGGCGGTATCGAATCCTACTCCCGGCAAGCCGATGTCTCCGACCGCGGCTATCAGCATGAGAAGAAGACCGGGAAGACGAACGACCTGATCGTCTACTGGGAGATTTATTCCAAGACCGGCTTTGGCGACAGGCTCAAGGACGCCGGCCAAGACCTGCGGGGCAAGTTCGACGCCCTCGGGCCCAACTGCTACATCGTCGTTGCCGAGGGTGTGGATTTCCCGCTCAACATTCCTCCGGCGATGATGCAGGAGGAGGTCGATGAGTCCGGCATCCCCCCTACCCTGTTCATGGCTGCCCAGTGGCCGATCCCATTCTGGGCCGAGCCGAGCGGCTGGCCGTTCACGCCGCTGGTGTGGCACGGCAAGCCGGGCTACTCCTGGCCGATCTCGCTGATCCGCCCTGGCATCGGGGAATTGCGATTCATCAACTGGGCGATGTCGTTCCTCGCCACCCGCATTGCCACCTCCAGCCAGACGCTCATCGGTGTGGCCAAGCATGCCGACCCGGATCTCAAGGCCAAGATCCTGGAGAAGAACGAGGGCGGGTTCAACATCGTTGAAATCTCCGAGGCTGTCGGGCGGTCGGTGAACGATGTGATCTCGGTCTTCCAGATGCCTGGGGTCACCCAGGACATGTACCAGATCATTGCCGAGGTGACGAACCTGTTCGACCGCCGCGTCGGTTTGACCGAGTTAATTTACGGCATGACCAGGGCGAGTTTCAGAAGTGCCGCTGAAGCCGCCGTGAAGTCGGAGCAGATCAGCGTCCGGCCTGACGATTACGCTTCGATTCTGGAGGACGCGCTGTCCGAGGTCGCTCGCAAGGAAGCGCTCCTCGCCCGCTGGATGGTCTACCCGCAGGACGTTGCTCCCATTCTGGGACCGATGGCTGCCCAAGCGTGGCAGTTGCATGTGCAGGGCGAAGACCCTGAGTCGGTGGTCCGTGAATACTCCTACCGCGTGGAGGCGGGTTCGGCGCGCAAACCGAATATCGCCACCAAGGTGGAGAACATGAACAACGCCATGCAGATAATGATGCCCGTGGCGCAGGGCCTGATGCAGGCCGGTCAGCCGCAAATCTTCAACGCCATGTTGGAGGACTGGGGTGAGGTGATGAACGTGGACATCAGCCGGTACATGGTCCCGCCTCCCCCGCCGCCTCCTCCCGGCCCGCCACCTGAAGCCCCACCCGAAGCCCCTCCCCAAGGCCAATAGTCGTATATGACATACCCTCCTGAAGTCGAAGCCGCTGGCGAATGGGCCAAGAGCCGCTATGAGAAAGCCCTGCCCTACGGGGAGAAGTGGGCCGCTATGGTCGCCCTTCAGCAGCCGCCTGGAACCAAGGGCAGCGACCGGGCGTTTCTCCAGGGACGGCAGAACAACGAGCAGTTGGACGAGATGCCGAAGCGTCAGGCGCAGTACGTCGCCCGTGAGGCCCGGCAGGCAGGGATCAACATCTCGGGGAAATACTATTGCGCCGGGATAGCCGACAAGCGCGGCTGGAAAGACCCCGCAGCGTGGGTCAGCAGCAACGACGATGTTCTCAGCGTGGCCCGCAAGCGGCGCCTGCACGTTACGGGAAGCGTGAACTACGACCCCGGCGAAGCCCCGCCGAAGCGCGTGGTGCTGTCGGAGAGCATCATCAACGACGAACTCCGCAAGGAGAAACGCAAGAACCCCAACGCCAAGGTCGGGGAGCTGCGAGAGAAGATCATTGACAAGCACGCATACAAGGTGAAGGGAAGACTATGAACGAGATTGCACGGCACTTTTCTCCCGGCTCGGTGATTACGGCCAACTCCTCGGCCGCCACAACGGCAGGCATGATTCCTTTCGGCCGTTTTGGCGGTGCGTGCGTGATGATCGCCGCAACCAACTCCTGCACGCAGATCAACTGGCACGGCACCGTGGACCCTTCCGTGACTCCGCGGGCCATCTATTCGGACGGAGCGGCCGTCACCTCCGCCGTCACGGTTGGGATCATCCCCGTGCCAGACGCCTGTTTCGCAGTGAACTATGTGGTTCCCGTCGTTGTTGGCGGGACAACGTGTGCAATGACCGTGATGGCAAAGGGGTGAGAAATGGCGTTTGAGTTTGCTCCTGGAACCAATGGCCCTGTGCGGCTGCGGGAGTCGGTCGTTGCGGCCGAAGTGCCCGTGGCGAATGAGTTGGCCGAAGGCGAGCTGGCGGTGAACTCCCAGGATGGGACGCTGTACTGCAAGTCGGCCGCCACTGTGAAGGGCTTCCCGAGCGCCGTTGGCTTCAAACGCATCGTCGCGCTCTCGCAGGCGGCGTATGACGCGCTGACGCCGGACGCCGAGACGCTCTACATCATTACGTCCTGACAGAGAGGCTCTAGCGACATGAGCGTGAAACTGGGAAGCACCGACGCGAGCCTGTACCTGGGCAGCACGCCGGTTGCGGCGTATCTGGGGGCCGTGCAGGTGTATTCGGCGGCGGCCACGCTGTACTTCGACGGTGCCGTGGACAACGACTGGGCGACGGTCGGCAACTGGTGGCTGGACGCGGCAGGGACGGAGCCTGCCGGCCGCCTGCCGGCGTCCGTGGATTCCGCAGTTGTGCTAGGTGCCGTTTATACTTCGGCATCCCCAGTTGTGTTGGCTTCACTGACTGTCAGCAGTAGTGACGAGTTCTATGGCCAGTACACGGTTTTAGGTTCAACGTCTTTCACCGACAATAGCGTCAACTTTGCTCAGATAACCGGCAATGCGACGTTTAACGACACTTCGACTAACGGCGGCACCGTCACCGGAAACGCGACGTTCAACGATAGTTCGTCCAACAGCAGCGATGGCACCGTCAGCGGCAACGCGACGTTCAACGACAGTTCGCAAAACTACGGCAACGTCACCGGCACGGCCACCTTCACCGGCTCTGCCTGCAACGATGAAGGCACGGCTGGCACGTTCGTCCCCGACCCGCCGCCGTCCTGCCCGTAACGGCGTCACATCACCACTCTACGGACATAGCCCGATGGCAATGAACCCTCGCCTGTTGCGGCCCACGGCTTCCGGCTTCAACCCGGCCAGCATCTTCGGCCTCGCCAACTGGTGGGATGCCAACGACGCCGCCACGGTGACGCTGAACTCCGGTGCCGTCGAAACGTGGACGAGCAAGGCTGGACTCAAGAGCGCCGCCACGCAGACCACGGCCAACAACCGGCCCGTTACCACCACAGTGAACGGCAAGACGGCTTTGTTGTTCGACGGCACTAACGACGGCTTGGACTTTACGGGCACGGCGCGAACGGATGAGACGTGGATCTGCGCTGTTGCTCAGACGGCAGATCAATCCGGGCAGCGTTCGTTTCTGAGCGATGCTGGCGACGGTCTGGGGATGAGCGCAACTAAGGGTGCAGCAAAGTTTCTTGAAGCTTGCTTCGGCAGTTTCACGGAGGGTGTAGGCCGTTTGAGGCCAGTATATGCAGTTTCACCCTCGGCTCTTCTCGGGCCTGCTGTCTGTTCGGTAGTCAGATCGGCGGCTTCCGGTGGTTTTGTTTTCATTGACGGCACGGCACGCATCAGCGGCGTAAATAGCGAGGCGTCCTTCACAACCAGTGCGTCAGTGACTATTAAGCGTATCGGCTACTACTCATCCACGCTGTTTCAGTTTCAAGGCTGGATCGGTGAAATCTTGTGCTACAGCCGCGCCCTAACGTCGGCAGAGCGCAACGCCGTGGAACTTTACCTAGGCCGCAAGTGGGGCATCGCCGTCACGCAGGTGCCGTCTGTCAGCAACGCCGACGCCCAAGACTGGGTGAACCGCGTCTATGCCGCTGGCTCTACGGTGTCTCAGCCGGTCGCCAACGCTGTTAACGCGTTTGTGGCTGGCTGCCAAGCTGACGGCATCTGGGACGCGATGAAGTCGGTGGTTCTCTTGGCCGGAGCCGACACGCTTGCCGGTGCATTGGTGCCACTAAAGGGTGCGGCTCCGACCAACAACGGGCCGTTTGTTGCGGGCGACTACGACCGGAGAACGGGGCTAGTGGGCAACGGATCAACCAAGTGGCTGGACACCGGGCGAAACAACAATGCTGATCCGCAAGACAACAAGCATTTTTCGGTTTACAGGTCGGTGGCAGCAACGAATGACTCCGGCCTGATCGGAAGCAACGACACAGGCACGGGTCACTCGCACATCTACTCTGGCTTCGGGGCGTTCTATTTCCGTCACAACACGGCAACCGCCGACACCCAGGCGTTGAGCATCAACACCGGCGCAGTTTTTCTGGGCGCGTCTCGCTCGTCGTCCTCTTCTTACGGCTATCGCATCGGTGCCAACAACTACACGGCGACGGTTGCTAGTCAGACGCCAGCCAACGCAAACTTCCGCGTCTTTGAGACGGCCGGGCGCACCAACGCACGCCTAGCGTTCTATTCGATAGGCGAGTCGCTAGACCTTGCGTTGCTGCGGACGCGGGTCGATGCGCTCATCGCCGCAATACAGGCAGCCATATGACGCTCTCCGACCTGACTCTTCCGGTGTCCTATGAATGGGGCGTGGCTCACGCTCTCCTGTTCGACGCTGCCCTGGCCCAGCGGCTTGCGGACGTACAGGCCGAGCATGGCGACCCGCGCCATGTGCCAAGCCCACGCAGCCTGACAGACGGGCGATTCATGCTCACTGCCGACATCCTGACTGAGTGCCTGCCGGGCGGGCTGGTCTGCGGTGGGTTCCGCCATTTGGACGCGGCCCGGTTTGACGAGATCGAAGTGGTGCCGCTGGCAGAGGCGGTGGCGTTGCTGCCGGTGGCGCCGTCGCCATGAGCCTCCGCCATTTCCTCCTGTTCATGGTCCTCTCCGCCGCCTTCCTGGCCGCCATGATGGCCGGTTTTCTGGTGTTTCTGCGGGCCTAGTTCTGGGGCAATAGTCCCTAGAGCCATGCCTGCAACCACCTACGCCAATCTCGTCCAGTACCTCATTGTCTCGTCCTACGGGGGCCCGCAGGACGCAGAGCAGAAGGACATTAAACAGGCCATCATCCGGGCCTACGACGAGCTGACCACCATGCGGGACTGGTCCTACTACCATGTCCACGGGCGGGTCATTTTGGAGGCCCCGTATTCGACCGGGACGGTCACCTCTAGCGGTGTGACCGTCACGCTGACCGGCGGAACGTGGCCCACATGGGCGGCTACTGGGGCGTACCTGAAGGTAGGCGAGGAAATCTGCCGCGTGGCCACCCGCAGCTCCGGGAGTGTGGTCGTCCTTGATTCAACGCTGAAGCTGAAGGCTGATGTCACAGGCGAGTCCTACACCCTGTACCGCAGTGTGTACCCGCTGCCGTCCGACTTCCGAAACATGGACGAGCCGAGCGACGAATACAACTGGTGGTCTGGCCTGTACGTGACTCCGGACGAGGCCATGAAGATCGAACGGGTGTCGAACTCCTCTGGCGAGCCGTACCACTGGACGGTCATCAAAGACCCGGACTCCGGCGGGTGGGCCATTAAGCTGATCGGCTATCCGACCAAGCAGGAAACCATCGACTTCACGTATCGCCGCTCCGCCACGGACATTTCCTCGCTGGCCCCAGACAGTGCCACTGCCCTGGATATTCCGGCCCACATGTCCACGGCCATGCACAGCGCCGCTGAGTATTGGCTGGCCCGAATCCGCAAGACTGGCGAAGACAAGGCATACCAGTTCTATCAGCGTGATCTCCGGCTGGCATTGGAACAGGATCAGCTTGCCCCGCTTTCCGGACGTTCCCGTGAGATATGGCATGACGGTGGCTGGCGCAGCCCGCTGAGGCCCGACGTAGGATGATCGTCATCGACAAGTGGCAAGGGCTGATCACCAACGCCTCTCCGTACGCCATTGCTAGCGGTGCCGCGGTGACGCAAGTCAACGTGCAGGTCATCGTCCCAGGCCAACTGACAGTCCGGCCTGGCATGGTGGCGGCTACGTGGTCATCGTTGTCTGCTGGAACATCGCCCGTCAGGCGTGTGTTCCGCGCACCCTGCGGCGGAAGCGAGCGGCTGATTTACCAGGACGCGGCCGGCATTGTGAGAGCAGGCACAGGGCCAGCATGACGCTTGCAGCCAGGACCAGCGGTGGCGTGGTGGCAGCCGGCATTTCGGCCGCTGGCACCGGCTACACGGCTCCGCCGAGCGTCGGTTTCTCCGGCGGCGGCGGCGCTGGTGCAGCGGCCGTCGCCCACATGGCCGGCACGCAGATTGAATCGATTGTCATCACCAATCAGGGGACGGGATACAGCAGCGCCCCGACTGTGTCTTTCACGGGTGGCGGCGGAACGGGGGCTGCGGCGACCGCGGCGGTGTTCTCCGGCACCCTGCTGCCGATGTCATTTTTTCAGGGGCGGTCAGGCGAGGTCTATGGCGTCGATGGTGCCGGGAGAGGGGTTCGCATCGACTGCGGAGCCACGCAGGCCATCAGCATTGGCGTTCAGAAGCCCGCCTTGGCCCCGGCTGTGACGGCGGCGGCGACGGTGACCGGCAGGCATGTGGCCGCCATCCAGCTCGTCCGGAGCGGCATCGGCTATCACTCCACGCCGAGCGTGACCATCAGCGGCGGAACGCCGACCAAGGCCGCAACCGGGCGAGCCGTTATGCGTAACGGGCGGCTGGAGGCGGTGATCGTTCAGGAGGCCGGCGCCGGGTATAAGTCGCAGCCGAGCGTCACTATTAATGGAGGTTTTGCCAGCGAGCCATCCTTCGGCCTGTCTGTTTCCGGCAAAGTGGATTCGGTTTCGATTGTCAGCGGCGGAGCGGGATACGTTTCCGACGAAACCAAATCCCCAACCGTCGTCTTCAGCACGGCACAAGGCCTGACGAATGCTTACGCCGTTCCGCTAGTAGATGAGCAGGGGAGGATCTCTGCCATCCAGGTTCTGGCGGCCGGCACTGGCGCCACTACGACAGGCGTTACGGCTTCCATTGTCGGCGGCGATGGCTCCGGGGCATCTCTGGCCGTCTCGCTGCGCTATACCGTCACTGGCGCAACGGTGATCTCCGGCGGTACGTCGCATGCAACGCCGCCAGTGTTGACCTTTCGGCCAGCCTTGCCGGACGCAAGTGGCTTTGGCGGGCTGGCCTCGGCAACGATTTCGTCTGGCGCCGTGACCGGTGTAACGATCATTGCCGGAGGCGATTACGCTGCGCCGCCATCCCTGGTTGTCGAAGACACGCGGGCCGACGCGGTAGCCGTTTTGGAGCCTGGCGTCCTCGGTAAATACTTCTGCGCCGTTCGCTACGTGGACGAAGCCAGGAACTCAGTGTCGTCAATCTCTGACCTGAATGAGGTGGAGACGCTGAACGGATCGGATGGCTTCTCATGGTCATTCACCCACACGGCCGTTGACCCGCGGGTCAGCGCCATGGAGCTGTGGCGAACAACGGCCAACCAGGCTGTCCTGCTGTACCGCGTTGCAACCATCAAACGAACGGACCCTGAGTGGAGTGCGGGGTACACCGACACACTGACCGACCGCAGCCTGACTGACGCCGACCGAGCCGGCTACGCCATGATGCCCGTCACGCTCCCAAGCGGCCAGATCAACGCCCGTCGCTTCGGCGTCCTGCCAGGCAACTATGCGGTCGGCGTCATGTTTCAGGACAGGGCCTGGTTTGCAGCCGACACGTCAGGCAATGCTCCAAACAGCCTGATGTTTTCGGAGGTTGACGAGCCTGAGAGTGTGCCGCTTGAAAACGAAATCGTCTTGCAGGAGAACGCAGGCGAGAGGGACTCTATCGTCACGCTAGTGCCCCTGGGTGGCGAGATGCTGATAGCCCAGACAGGCCACCTGTACTCGCTGAGGTACGTGGCGCAGCCGGTCATTGACGCCTCCTTCACCCTGGTCGCCTACCGCGGCGTACTGAACTCCCGATGCGCTGCGGTAATGGGTGGAGTGGCGTTCTTTGCCGACAGCTATGGGGTGTATGCGTTTGACGGTTCGCAGGAAAAGCCGCTCTCGGCGGCCGTGGACAACTACTGGCGTGACGGCATTATCGATTTCAGCAATTCTCACTTGTTCCACGTCTCCACGGACTACGACACCAAGGTTGTCCGCTTCCACTATTGCAAGTCCGGCGACTCCGAGCCGACACGCGCCCTTTGCCACTGCCTTGCCACGGAGGCGTGGTGGGAGGAGGAGTATCCAGCGGCCGTGACGGCGTCAGCTCCGGCCGTGATGGCGGGCAGGCGGTCCAAGGTTTTCGGCACCGGGGCGGGGGGGTTCTTTAAGGCCAGCGGAACCAGCGACACGGCAGGATCGGTTGCCTGGCTCTACCGTTCCGGCAACATGGTCCTGAACAATGATCCGGCCCGCAGCATCGGATTTGTCTACAGCCCCACTGCGACATCGACTCCCTTGCGGCTCTCGCTTCACTACAACGGCAGCACGGCAGCTAGGACGAACGCGGTTGCATCCGACCGCGGGAATGGCTTTGTCAGTGCGGCCGGCGCAACGCAGGCCGTGCTAGATATGGCCTCTACACGTTCCTCGCTTGGCCCGGCCACAGGTTACGCCCAGGCCATGTTTGCGGGCCGCTTAGATCCGCGTTCGGCCGGGGCTGATCGCCACGTCGCCATTGGCATGGCCGGAACACAGTCGGCATCGCCCGTCAAGATCCACGGCGTAACCGTAGAGGGAGTCGGCTGATGCTTACACAGATGATGCCGGCTCTCATCGACGCCCTCAGGCAAGCGTTGCCGCCTGCTGCGATTGGCCCCCTGGCTCAGTCTCTAGGCAACTGTGCGCAGCCGCTGACGCACCGGGCTGGCATCAATCTCCCGGGGGCCCGCCGGGCCAATCAAAACGGCACTGTGGGCAGCGGCGCCTGGAACCCGTCGCAGTACCAAAACCTCTTTCCTGGGGGCGACACGTACAACTCAGCCAACTACCACACACAGGTGGACATCGGCGGGATGAACGTGAACTGGAACGAAGGCAACCGCTACGACTCGCAGTTCTATTTTCCGACCAATCAGGTCTTTCAGCAGAATCAGTATTTCGGCGGCCCGACCATTAACAACACGGGCGGCGCCAACATTGACTACATCACCAATGAGTACTTCGACGGCGACACCATCAACGTCACCAACCTGACGACGACAGTCATTAATGGCGACCCAGTTGCGGGGCCGGCTGGACCGCCCGGGGCTCCCGGAAAAGACGGTCAGCGCGGCGCGCCAGGAGCGCCCGGTGTTGGCTTTGGTGCGCTGCCTCCTGGATTCTTTGGGCCGATCCGCTACCTGTCTGGCGACCCCGATGTCCAGTTTCAGACTCGCCTGCCCATGAAGAAGCACAGGTACATCAAGGATGCCTGGGTGCGAAAGGAGATCACGGTTGGCGTGCCCACTAACGCCATCTCTGGCGGCACTGTCACCATGACGGCGAGTTCAACAAACTTCACCATTCCGACTAACGCCATATCTGGCGGCACGCTGACATTCTCCCCGGAGCCCGTCCAGGTTGTCGTCCCAACCGCGCTGACATTTGACCCCGAAGCCTGCGCCGTGACGGTCAGCGCAACCACCACCTTTTGGGCGTTTCCCTATTTGCCCTCCTACCAGACCGTCAATGGGCAGGCGGCAAGCACGCAGACGGTTACGGTGGCCGCCACCACGGCCGTTACGGCGTCCTTGTCTTCGGTGGCTGCTAACGCCATGACCATTTACGCCGCCACCACGGCCGCCAGCCAGAAAGCGTCAGTGCAGGCAGCCGGCGGGTTTGTGGTCAAGGGGGCAGACGCGGATTTCTGGGAGCGGAACCCGGACACCGTGGAGGTTTCCCACATCACAAACAAGAAACTGGCCGGCATTAAGTCCGTGGACATAACGGTTTACCGGAAATAGGGACATTAGTAAGTAGGAGACATCATGTTTCGACCCTTGAACTCACGGTCTGGCGGCGGCTCTGGCCAGTACCGGTTTAGCGGCAGCCCCGAGGCCATCCTGGCTGCATCCAACGCCCACCAGGCCGAGATGCAGGCCAATGCCCAGATCGGCGCTGCGCAGGCCCAGGCTGCCGGGCAGGCGGCCATGGCACAAGCCAACCAGAACGCCGCCCTGTACCAGCAGCCAGCCAACTTCGCCAACGCATTTGGCAACGCATACAACTCATACGCCCAAGGGATGGGCGGTGCATACGCCGCCCAGGCTGGCGGGCTGGGCAGCATTGCCACAGCTCTCGCCAATGAGCGTGGCAACCTGTATGGCGCCAACGCCATGATGGAAGCCGCCCGAATGGGGGCCCTTGGCAACCTTGGTTCGGCCGGCATTGGGGCCTACGGATCCATGGGCAACGCGGCCATGGGGGCATGGGCTCAGAACCAAAACGCCTACAACACCGCTGCGGCCACCATGCACGCAGCCAATCAGTCTGGCCTGGCTGGATACGGAGCTGCTAACGCCGCAGCGCAGGGCAACGCCTTGGCCTCCCAGGCGTCTGCGGCAGGAAACATCGGCGCGGCCAGGGCGGGGGCCATGGGCCAGATCGGACGCGCCCAGATTGGCGCTAATGCGATTGCCGGGCTTGGCCTTGGAGGCCCTGGGTTCGGAGGATCATTCAGCGCAAATGGCGTCGGCGGCCCCATTGGCAGCGGATCATTCTCTGGCCAAGGCATCGTCCCTACTCCTTCTCCCGGCGGCGGCATGGGCCGATTTATGACCGAAGCCGATGTGTTCGGGGGCGGCCCACTTTCAGGTCTCAGCGGCAGCGTGAGCGATCCTGGCATCGTCAGCGGACTTCAGTTCAACGCCAGGGCCGGGATGAGGCAGCTGGATGACCAGCACTACTCATCCCGTGGCATGCCGTCCCAGATGATGAACCAAGGGCTCGCCGGGCTGCTTGCCCTGACCAATCAGTCGCAGGGCGCCCTTCGTTCCGGCGCTAATCAGTTCTACGACAACCAGAGGTACGCAGGCGATCAGGCCATGAGCCGTTTCGATACGCTTGCGAGCGGAGTCCAGGGCGGCCTTGGCGGTGCGATGACGGGGCTGCAATCAGGATTTAACACGGTTGGCAACCAGATCCAGGGCATGTGGGACACCTCTCTCGCCAACCTTCCGCAGTTTACGACTCCCAGCAGTCAGCTCCGGAGAGCCCGTGACGCCCAGATGCTCCAGGAGCGGTACAGAAACGAAGACAACGCCGCCGGCCGCCCTATGGGCGCCCGTTTCCCAACAGTCCGCTACATGTGATGCAACTCACATACAACACCAACCTGCCGTTTCAGCCTCCTGTCCCAGACAGGCAGCAGGCGCTTGAGAGCCTGGCTGCCGCCCCCAGGCACCCGCAATACGGGTCCAACTACGCGGACCTCAGCCGGGCGTACGCCATGGAAAATGCCGGGAACTACAACCGCGCAGCAGACCAGGCGAACTTCGCCTACGCCGCTGGGCAGCAAGGCGCGCAACAGCAGCTTGCGCTCAGTGGCCTGCGAGCCATGGCCGGCGAACAACAGCTCCAGCGAGGCCTTGGCATGTCTAGGCTTCAGACACTTCAGGGAGCGCTCAGCGCACTCCTATGACAAACAACCAAGTCAATCTCTGGCAGGGGCTCCCGACACCCCCATCGACGGCTCCGAGCGCGTCTGGCACGGCCAGGGCCTACGCTTCCGCTGACCCTCGCTTCAATCTGAAGCGATATGACCGCGCCGGCATGAGCCGCGGCCGGGGGCAGGCGGCCATGGCTGGGATCAGCGCCGCCCAGAACTTCTCTCAGGGCATCGCAGACGTTTACGACAATCAGCTCAAGCAGCAGACGGCCAATGCCGACGCCATGCTTCAGTTGCAGCAAGGCCGGGAGGGTTACGCACAAGCGCTTGGCGGGCTGCAAGCGCAGGCCAACTACGCCGATCAAATGGCGGCCCTTCAGCGGCAGGGCATTTTGTACGGACTTCTCGGGGATGTGATGGGGTAGCCATGAAACTTGACCTTGATTTGGATGACATGCTGGAGGGGTTTACCCGCGACGGCATGAAGAAGTTTGTGAAGAAGCTGCTCACGGCCAGCGAGGCCGAGGAGAAGAAGCTGATGTCCAAACTCAACGGCAAGCCCGCCAAGAACGACTTGGCCGACTTGGATGAGGAGATGCATGGCAAGCATCCCGCTCCCGAAGTCACGGCCGATGACTTGGAGTACGACGGCGATGACGAACTGCCGGATGTGCCGAAGAAGAAGGGGAAGAAGTAATGTCCAAGTGGACCGATCTGGTCGAAGGTTACTTGAGCCATGCGGGCCGCAACCCGCGGTCGGCGCATGTTGCTTCGCAGGTGGCCAGCAACCCGGCTCTTCAGCGCGAGCTGGAGGAGGCCGCGGAGATGGGGCGGCAGAACAAGGTCTTTGCGCAAGTGGCGGGCACATACGAAATGCCGACCGTGGATCGCGCCGCCGGGGCGTACGGTGGCCGAGGCCAGCCAGGGCGGCGTTCGGTAGAGGAACTTGCTCGCGAGGGGGTGGCCGAAGAGTTGGGGCCCTACTTCCGCGAAGCCCCGATGGCCCAGGTCAACGACGCTCAGTCGCTTCTGAACCCCACCATGGGCGGCGAGGATTTGATCGCACGGCTAGAGGGCATGACCCCAAAGCCGCAGTACATGTACGACTTGCTGCCCGACACATCGATGCAGTTTGAGTTGAGCGATCTGACCCCCGGCCAGATGGCAGCTATGAATCCGCCGCGCGCACCGGAGCCCGATCTCATGGCCGCCTTCCGCGGCGACTTTGAGCGACAGGGCGACCGGCTGGCGGCAGAGATGAGTGCGCTGGGTGATGATGTTGCCGCCCAAGCTGCTCCGCCGCCACCCAAGGCGGCACCACCCGCGCCGACACTTGACGCCGAGGGCCGTGCATATCTGCGCGCCGCCATGGACCGCGCACACCCAAGGGGCGCTGACTATCTGCGTGGCGACATCGGCCTACCGGACCTGCGTGGCCCGCGCGCCCTGGACGACATCGAAGTGCCCACCCGCTCGCCGCGCGGTGCCGATCCAAGCAGGCCGCGAGTCAGCGACAACGCTCGCCGCGCCGCGGCGGCCGCTGGCATTGGGGCTCTCGGTGTCGCCGCAAACCTGGGAATGCGACAGGTGGTCGATCAAATCCCAGGCGGAACAACGCGCGGCTCCAGCACGGCCGACCTCGCAGCCGAGACTTCGCCGCCACCCTCGGTCACTACGCAAGAGCCTGCACCAATCGATTACGCGCAGATGGCCCGGGACAAGATTCGGCAGGCCAATGAGATTCAGTTGCGTGAGGGCCGCATCACGCCTGAGTCGGCAGCCTTGAGCCGCGAAGCCGATGCTCTGTATCTGCGTGCTGCCGAGGGAAGGCGGGCGGGGAACCAGCCGCCCATCATGCCAGTCGAACAACAGAACGCCCAGACGAGTGCCATCCGCGCCCGGCGTGGGCCAGAGGGCGCTGATCCCCGATCTGCCGCTCGCCGCATTATGGCCGACCTCAACGCTGGCCGACTTCCCCCAGCCCAGCGTGCTGCCGCCCAGGCGGAAATGCAGCGTCTGTATCGGATGGCCGACCAATACGACAACGCTAGGAGAGCCGGATGAGGACGCTCACTTCCCGCCAGATGGACCTTGGCCGTCGCCAACTGGATATTGAGGACGAACTGATTGCGCAGGGCATGGCTCCGCGAGACGCTGCCGCGGTTGCCGCTCGCAGTGTAATGTCGGCGGGCAACGGGGCAGAGCTTGACAACCTCGCCGCCGCCGCCACTCCTCTCAGCGTTGAGCCGATGGTAGGCGTCAGCCCAGAGTCGCTGCCCGCCGATGAGTATGGCGCTGTCTCCGGGCGGGCGGTACGCGAGGCCAATCGCTCGCTCCCAGACGCCGAGGCCGCCTTGGCCCAAGAGCAGGGCTTGGCACGCGAGATCATGCGCGGCTTCCGCGAGTCGAATCGCAACTGGCAGGCAGAGGGCGACAGGCAGTACGCGCAGGAGTATGGCCTGGGTGGGTTTGAGAATGGGGCTGGCGCCACTGACCTAGACTTGCGCCGTCAGATCCAAGATCAGCAGGGCTACATTCGCACTCAGCAGGGCATGGTTCCCGTTGGGCCGCAGGTGACGCCCGAGCGGATTGAGGCACGGCGTGATTTTGCTGAGTGGGCCAACGAAACCCCAGGCTCCGAGCGGCAGGCTCAGTACGACCCCGGGAGCTATGAGCAGTTCCGAGAGGGCGTGCGGGACGATATTCGCAATCGGGCGCAGTGGGAGGAGATGACGTTTGGCGCGGGCCCCGACCGGGCCGTGTCACCGCTCCAGAAGCAGAACCGTGCAGCTCGGCGTGCTTCGGAGGGCCGCGTGCGTGACGCCCAGCGTGGTGATTTCTACAAAGATCGCCTGATGGTTGACGCTGGCGTGAGCGGGCCTGCCCCGGGGCCTGACGCTCCCCTGGAGGAACTAGAGCGCGCCGCCTACCGCGAACGGTACGCCGCCCGGCAGAACGAACTGGCTGCCCGCGAGCAGGCCGTGGAGCGCCGCCGGATGGCACAGAGCAATCCTCTGGAGTACATGAATCGCAACGACATCAGCGATTGGAATCGTTTTGCCGCGGCGCAGAGTGTGCTGGGCGGCCGGGTGCGTGGCGCTACGCCGAATGATGTAGCGGAGGCCCACAATGCACAGCTCACGCAGCTTGGGCTGCGGGTGGCGCAGGGCCAGGGATTCCAGCAGACGCCTCCTGGGCAGGCGGAGTTGATCCAGCAAAAGATCGATGAGGGCAAGCCCGTTCAGGTCCGCGCCCAAGAGGCTGTTGCCGCAGGACGCCTGAACGACCCCACCATCCTGTCGTACGCTGACGATTTGGTGCATTCCAACTACAGCTCTCGCCCTGGCATGCTTGGGGTTTCGACGTACTTCACTGACAACGAGGTGCGGCTTGCCGCCCAGCGGCTGGCCGCCGACACGGGCCTCAAGTTGCCCGAAGCGGAGCAAGTCCTGCGGCGGATACAAGAGGACCGCAACCGCGGCGCCAATGCGTCCAACATCGCATCCTTCTTCTACGACCAGTAGCTCATGGCGCGATCCCCGTTATTCGACATCTACGATCCCTACGGGGAACTGGAAGAGCGTGCCCGCCTGGGCATGTTGGATGACGAGGACTACCTCCTCGCTGGCCCCGTAGAGCTTCGCAAGCCAACCCTCTCCGACCTCATGCCAGAGGAGGAGAAGAAGGGCTGGCTCAACAGCCTTGCGGAGATGGGGTCTTCGGGCCTTGCCACGGCAGGATATCTGCTAGACACGCCCGGGGCTATCGTTCGCGGCGTGTTGGCTGGTGATCCTCTCTCGGCCTTTGGCTCCAGCGAAGACCGCGTCACTGGCCGCGAGTTGCTGCGGCAGTACGGGGCGATTGGCGAGGATGACAATTGGGGCAACTTCGCAGGCGGGGTGGCGGCGGAAGCCCTTTTAGATCCGTTCACGTACGGCACGCTCGGTCTTTCTCTTCTCGGCCGCGGGGCGTTGAGCCAGACCGGCAAGGCCATGAAGGCGGCGGGGCTGCTCCGGGATAGCGCCGTTGACTCTGCTGGACGCCTGAATGCGCTCCGGTTTCAAGACAACCTGCCGCTGCGTAATGACCCCATCCCCACCCCTCGCGTGCGTGAATACAATCGCCGCCTGACCCCCGAGCGGGCGATTGCGTTCTTGGATCCCGCAGACCAAGCCGCGGCTACCGCCAGACTGCAATCGCAGTTTGAGAGATTCGGCGTCGATCCCGTAGCAGGCATGACTCAGCGCGCCGGAGTGCTGGACAACATCCGCATCCCTGGAACGAACGTCGGCTTTGAGATTGGCGGCGGGGCGCTCGGTGATGCGATTGCGGAAGGCTTTGATAGATTCGGCAACTTCACCAAGATGGCGCCCGTTATCGGCCCAGTGACCCGCACCGCCGCGGCGTTATTCGACCAGAACGTCGGCGGCCTTGGCACAGTTAGTTCCAACATGGAGCTAACAAACGATCTTCAGTTCGCCAAGCGTGCCGCCAGGGTCAATGCCCGCAACAAACAGGAGGCTCTGGATCGGGCCTACTCGCTTCTCCAGTACGACGCTCGCAACGCCGATGTCCCTGATGCGGTCCCAAGCAGCTACCTGCCGGGAGGAGCCACCATCCCCAAGGAGCTGCGAACCTTTGATAGCCAGACGCTTTGGGATCGTCTGGCAGATTACGTGGAGGCCCGCCCGCTTCCCGGGCCAACTCTGACCGGCGCGCCGCTGCGGACAACCGGAGACGATGTCGCTGACTACGTCCTAGAGAATGTTCCTGAGTTCCGTGCCATTCGGGATCGGTTTGCCAACCTTGGCCCCGAAGCCGTGCAGGCCGCCCGAGACGCCGGACTTGCCACCCCCGTCGCGCAATCCCGCGGAGCCGGTGGGTTCATTCCGCGGCAGCTTCGCCGGTTCTTGGACCCGTCTCCGCCCGACATCCCGGGCGGCGAGCCCTATGACTTCCGGTCTTGGGGCCGGGACGAGCGGGCGTTCTCCGTGCAGGACAACTTCGGCCGCTCCCGCGATCCTGCCTACGATCTGCCCGGCGGGATCCGGGCCTTCCGATATCTGACCGGCAATGTCGATCCGCTTCTGGATTCCCGGGCCCTCCAGCAAGACCTAATCGCCGCGCCTTCGGACAAAGCTCGGCGTGTCCTTTTGCGGCGTGCCCTGCGGACGCTGGGCGACATCGATGACGCCGCGTTCACATTTGACGGCAAGACCAACCCATACCGCTATATCACCGAGAACGTGCGGAACTCTCGGGCCTATCAGGCAGCAGACCCGGCCGAGCAGGCAGCGATGCTCGCAACCGCACAGCGGGAAGTGAACACCAACTATGAGAAGCTCGGCCAGCTTCTGATGAAGGCCGACACGCAGTTCGCGGATCAAGGCGTTGGCATTTTCGACACCCCGTCCTGGAACAACGCGCTGCGGTATGAGCGCGGCCAAGCGGATAACCTTGCCAACGCTGACCAGCTCTTCGCCATGCTGCGGCGGCGGGTTGACCCGACGCCCGCCGGAAGGGTTGTGGGTGGGCAGAGCGTATCGCTTGCTGACGCCGCCCGCGAACTCGGCTTCGATCCCAAGAACTTCGCCAACCGTTGGATGCAGCAGGCGCCACCCGCCCAGCGGGTGCCACTGGATGAACTGTCGATCCCGCGGCAGTTTGTGGACGCGATGCGTGTCCTGACTCCGCAAAGCCGACTGGCGCTTCCGGAGCGCGGCCTGCTCAACGCTGCCGATCAATTCACCAGCGCCTTTAAGATCGGCGCCCTCGCAAGCCCAGCATTCCATGTGCGTAATCAGTACAGCGGCATGTACAACGCCGCCACGGAAGGGGCCCTCAATCCGCTGGACATGATCGCCGCCGCCCAAGCCAGCGGTGGCAACTACGAATCGTTGGCCCGCCGTGCCCAAGGCGGGCGGTCGCCGTATCGCAACCTCTCCACCGCCGAGGCCCTGCGGCAGTTCATTGGCGACTCCAGCTCCCAGAGGCTTGCGTCTGGCAATGTGATTAGCGACATCTCCGGGGTGGACGACCCGGGTCGCATTGGCGGCATGTTTGTCGGATCGGGTCCGACGATTGCGGAGTCCACCCGCCAAGCCTTGCAGCAGGGCCGCCGGGCCGATCCCGCCAACCGGACTTGGGGCAACTTCCTTGGCGACCTGCTTTCGATGCGCGGCGTGGGCATCACCCGCGAGCCCCGGCCGTACCAGACCAACCCGCTCTTGGCCTTTAATGACGCGGTCGGCAACCGCACGGAAGACACGCTGCGGATCGGCACGTTCCTCACCCTGATTCGCCAAGGCGTGGATCCGGCTGAAGCGGGCGACACGGTACGCCGCCTGCTCGTTGACTATTCGCCTTCTGCGTTCACCGACTTTGAGCGCAACGTGATGAAGCGGGTCGCGCCGTTTTATAGTTTTCAGAAAGGAATTTTGCCGAGCATTGCGGAGAACACGCTCTATCGTCCCGGCGGGTTGCAGGGCCAGACCATCCGCGCCGTGACCCGAGGCACCGAGCCGAGCGAAGACAACTTCATCCCTGAGTACCTGCGGCAGTCGGCTGCGATTCCACTTCCAGAAGGCTGGCCGTCGCTCCTGGGCGGCGAGCCAGCGGAAGGGTTGCAGCGGTACATCACCAACATCGATCTGCCGTTTGAGTCCACGCTTAACCTGTTCACCCCAGGCGTGGGTACGACTGCTGCGGCCCGGCTTGCTGACACCATCCAGAAGACGGGCAGCAACATCCTCGGGCAGACGAACCCGCTCATCAAAGCCCCGTTGGAGTACATCACCAACCGGCAGCTCTACACGGGCCGGGATATGTCCGATCTGTACTCCGTGCTGGAGCAAGACCTCGGGCCCATCGGCCGACCGCTGGAGCAGGCGGTCATCAACTTCGTCCCGTTCGGGGCCCGCGGCATCAGCATGTACCGGCAGTTCAATGATGACCGGCTGGACCCCGTCGATGCCCGGCTCAAGGCAGCGTTCAACGTCCTGGCTGGCGTGAAGCTGACCGACGTTGACGAGGAGCGGACCAAGCGACAGGCCGCCCGGGGCATGCTCAACCAGATCTTGGAAACCACCCCAGGCGTCCGGACGTATGAGAACATCACCGTCCCCGACGATGCCCTGCGGTCAATGCCCGAGGATCAGCGGAAGCTCTATCTGCTGTACCGCATCCTCCAGAGCGATGCCGCCAAGCGGGCCCGCGAGCGGAAAAAGACCGCTTTGGATCCGCTGGAAGTGCTAGGGGCTGTCCGCTAACTCCAGCGGCGGGGCCGAGGGTTGCTCCCGCTTTTCCTCGGCCAGCAGCAGCCTGTCTATGTAGTAGACCTTCATGCCGGGGGTCTTGTGACCTAAGTGTCCACTGGCATCTTTGCCCGCGATTTCCGCGTAAGTTGCCCCGGATCGTCGCAGAAACTTAGTGCTTCCCGACATTCCGGCCGCCTTGCAAAGACGCCGCATTTGGGCCAAAATCTTGTCTCTGCAAATCAAGTCCCCGAATATGCGGGGGCCTCGCCGGGGCAGCTTTGCAATAGCCGCCAAGGCGTTGGCATCCAGATAGCAGACATGCGGTTCGCCGGTCTTGAACTGGCGGATTAGGAGTCTATGGCCACGGATTTGGTCATGTCGAATTTCCAACAAATTCGCCAATCGCAGCCCGGTGGAGTACGCCACCAGCAGCCATGCTTGCATGAGCGTGCCGTGCGCACACTTCGCTCCCCCAGTCAACTTCGCGGCTACCGACATCAGCCTGCGAATCTCGGCATGGGACCACGCAACTGGGCTGGGCGGCAGCCGCTTGACCCGTCTGAGGGGGCGAACTATACTCCCGTCCACCAACCCCTCGCTGGCGGCGAAGGCCAACAGGCGCCCGAGCATGCGGCGGTGGTTGTACACCGTGGAGGGTGCAAGATGGGCAAGAGCTTCGGTCAGGTACGTGTCACAGAGATCGGGAGTCAAGCCCCCGACCTTCCACGGCAGGCGGCGACAGAAGACCTCAAGCTGCTCCAAGTAGCCGGGGCTCCCGCCGACGCGGTTGCAGTAGGCCCGGGCGAGTTCCAGGATGGTCATGGGGGCTTCCACCGGGGGGTCCACCTCCCAACTTACGTCCAGGAGGCTGTGCTTGCATCTCGGCGGAAAAACCGTCATAACCGGAACTTCGGGCAGCTAGCTCAGTTGGTTAGCCGCCCGTTCTTCTGGCTCGCTTTCCGCCGCTGGCCCATTATCCGCGCGGCCTGGGTTGCCATTCTGGTGACCCGCTTCTGGCTCTCTGCCGCAGGGCTCGCATGCCTGCTTGTCCTTCTTGGACAGTTTCGCAAAGCCCGTTTGGCACTGTTTCGGCCACGGGGGGGATAGACGGATCGACGCTGCCCCACGGAGGGGGCTTTTTCACGGAGGACTGAACGCATGGACAGCGAGATTAATTGGGATGCCCTGCCGGTGATGGTGACCGGCATGGCCAATCAGGCGTACCACCAGAAGAAGGAGTTCGACGGCCGGTCGTTCCTTTGCTCGGTGCAGAAGGGTGGCGGCGAGGCCCAACTCTGGATGGATCAGGGCCGCTCCCTCTTCGGGGGGAACTCGGCCACCACCACGGGCAGCGAGTTTGACGAGATCGTCACAGGTGTCCTTGGCGGCAAGAAGTTCGATGACATGGTGGTGGTGCCACCGGACGATGTCCTCGGTGCGAACGGCTCCCGCAGCACCAAGGCATACAAGGAATGGGCTGCGACCCAGACCGGCATCTGCGTCACGGCCGACAAGAAGTGGCAGTACAGCAAGATGCTGGACGCCATGCGGGGCAACGACTCAGTCTATGAGTTGATGACCCTGACCACGCGGACCCAGTTGTCCGTGTTCTTTGAGGCTCACGGCCACAAGCTGAAGGTTCGGCCGGACGCCTGCACTGAAGGGTTGTGGTGGGATCTCAAGACCACCAGCAGCCCGTGGGACCGCCTGTTCCGTAGCGCGCTGGACTACGGCTACCTGGAACAGGACTGGCTCTACCAGCAGGGGGCGTACGCCATTGGCTACCCGCCGTTCCGCATGCCGTTTGTGTTCGTCCAGACCATGCCGCCGTTCTGTTGCCGGGCGTTTGTTCTGCCCGAGCAGATGGTGGCCGAGGCTGGCAAGCGGCTGATTAGCACCATGGAGGAAGTCCGACTGCGACGTTCGACGGGGGCGTATGTCCCGGCGGATGCGGAGGAGATTCAGGAGATGGCCTTCCCGCAGTGGGCCACACGCCAGGAGGAGGTTGTTGAACTATGACTGATCACACGGAAATCTTGGGGCCGTCATCGTCCCCTGCCACGGGCAAGCTGACCGAGGCGTTGGCCAAGGCCCAGGCTGAGTACCAAGCGGTGAAGCTGGACAGTGCTAACCCGCACTTTAAGAGTCGCTTTGCTTCGTACCAGCAGTGCTGCGAGTCCCTTCGGGGTCCGCTCACTGCGAATGGATTGTGCCTGCCTGACTTTCGCCCAGGCTTGGTGGCTGGGCAGTGGGTGCTGGTGGGCACGCTTCGGCATACCAGCGGTGAGTACATCCAGGGATGTGCCCCGCTGATCAATCCGAAGAACGACATGCAGGGCTTCGGCGCGGCGATGACCTACGCCAAGCGGACCTTGCTCATGGCCCTGACGGGCGGGTTCAGCGGCGAGCCGGATGACGATGGCAACGCCGTCCAGTCCACCGCTCCCAAGACGGGCGATGTCTACAAGTCCATGGCCTACGAGCAGGGGGCCAAGAAGGCGATTGCCGAAGCCGAGACGAAGGCCGAGGCGCAGAAACACTTGGACACGGTGCGGTTGCGGGCGAAGGAAAAGTCCGTAGCGGCCGAGGTGTTCAAGCGGTGTGAGGAAGAGTTCAACCGTGTCTGGCGGAAGGAGGCCAAGTAATGGGTTACCAGTGCGTGATGATCCTCGGCAACGTGACCAAGGATCCTGAGATTCGCCAAGTCGGTGAGAACCAAGTGGCGAAGTTCTCCGTGGCCGTCAACGGCTACAAGGACAGCGTGGAGTTTTTCGACTGCGAGTGGTGGTCGCCCAACGGGGCATTGGGCTTTGTGGCCCGAGGCACCCCGGTGTTTTGCTCGGGCGAGATCCAGACCCAGAAGTGGGAGAAGGATGGCCAGCAGCGGTCGAAGCAGGTGCTGAAGGTGAAGACGCTTCAGCTTACCGGCAAGAAGGAACCAAAGGCCGAGCCTGAGTTCGCCTCAGACTTCGCCTGACGATAGTGCGCGCCGCCCGGGGCGGGGGCTCACCCTCCACCCCCGCCCCGGGTCTTTTCATTGGGAGGGACGAGGGAACACCGTGAAGGTCTATCGCACACAGGTATGGGATCGGATCGACAACCGCGGCATTCAGTTGTTTGCTGACAGCGCCGAGGTGGTGGAGGTCAACGGCACGGAGTACGTCAGCTACGGCCACCACATGGTGCGCCGCGACAACTCCTGGCATGAGTCGGAGGGGCAGGCTGCGGAGGCTGCCGCTCAGAAGATTGAGGAATACGCCGGGCTCCTGCTGCGGCAGGCACGGATGCTACGCAAGCAGGAGGCCGTCCATGCTCCTGCGTGACTACCAAGACATCAGCGTGGAGTCCCATCTTGCTGCGTTGGCAACTGGCGTACCCTCCACATTGACGGGCCTGTTCACCGGGGCGGGGAAAACGGTGGTGTTTGTGGAACTGGCCAATCGCATCTCTGGCCGGACCCTCATCATCGCCCCGCTCCGGGAACTGGTTTGGCAGGCCGTTGACAAGGTGCGGTCGATCATGGGCATCGACCCTGCCTTGGAGATGGCGGAGTTTCGCAGCCAGGAGGACGAGTGGTGGAGTCCCAAGGTGGCGGTGGCCTGCAAGCAGACGCTCATCAGGGGCCGCTACAAGAAGTTCACCGACGTTCAGTTGGTGATTGTGGACGAGGCTCACATGCAGTTCTCGCCCGCCTGCCTGGAGATGTTTCGCTGGTTCAACGAACGCGGGGCCATGGTCGCTGGGTTCACAGCCACGCCGTTTCGCATGAGCGGCGAGGCGATGCAGGACTACTACCAGCGTGTCTTGGGCAACCTGGACATGCAGTGGGCCATCGACAACGGCTGGTCCGTTCCGCCGCTGTGCAAGATCGCCCGGGTGGAATCGCTGGATCTGTCGGGCGTCAGCGTGTCGGGTGGTGACTTCAATCAGAAGGAACTCCAGGCCGCGGTGGATAAGGAGGCGAACCTCCACCGGATCGCCCTGATCACCAAGGAGGAGATGTCGGGTCCGACTGTGGTGTTCACTCCATCGGTCGCCTCGGCCAAGGGTGTCTGCCATTACCTCACCAACAACTACGGGATCCCTGCCGTGTATGTCCACGGCTCACAACCAGAGGAAGAACGCAATGCGGCCATCCTGGATTTCAAGTCGGGCCGAGCGAAGGTTCTCTGCAACTGCGCCGTGGTTGCTGTTGGTTTTGATCATCCTCCTGTTTCGACACTTATTCTCGGCCGTCCGACACGCTCCCGATCATTTTGGCTCCAGTGTGTCGGGCGAGCGACTCGCGCCTTGGGCGGAGTTGTTGATTTCCCAGGCAGCACAGCGGAAAGCCGCATCGCCGCCATCGCTGCCAGCGACAAGCCGCGCTTCAAAATCGTTGACTGCACCGACGCCTCGCTAGATCACCGGCTGATCACCGCCGTGGACATGTTCGTCACCACGGGCGACAAGGAAATCAGGCAGGCCGTGAAGCGGGCTGCGGAGGCCCAGCCGCTGACGCAGGCAGAGCTGGATGCCGTCGCTCAACAAGAACTGGAGCGGCGGCTGATCGCCCAAGAGATCGAAGCCCGGCGACGGCGGATGGCCGGTCAGGCTGCTGGTCGGGTTGTGGGCCGGGAGTTCGATCTGGCTGCGGGTGGGAGCCGGACCATCGGCACCTACATGAACCCGCTCAAGGGCAAGTACGGCGGGATGCTGATGTCGCAACTCCCGGGTCACTACGTGGAGTGGGCATGTAACAACCCCGGCATCAAGGGCTGGATCAAGAACAACTTTCTCAAGGAAAGGAGCCGCAGGCGTGAACTCACAAAAGCGGTCTGACTTACTGCTGGAGGATACGGTCCAGCAAATCACGGAGGTGTTTGAGGTTTCGCACGCCTTCCCCAAGGCGTTCATCAAGGAGGAAAAGCGACATGGGTTCTGGAAGCGATTGTGGATTCGTCTTGCGTCATGCTTTGGCTCACGCCGACGAGCTGCACCGAAGCGTGATCGTCAACCGCGAAGCGATCTCCCGCGTGGCTGAGAGGATGAAGCTCTCATTCCCTCAGTGCCGTGGCGTGGTGCGTTTGCTGCGAGTCTCGGGCTACATCCCGAGCCCGGAGCGGCTCGCCCTGGTTGCCATGAAGGACTGGGGGCTGGAGGACGCAGACATTGCCGAAATGTGGGGCCGCCCAACGGAATGGGCTACCCGGGTGAGGGCCGACGCCAAGAAGCTCCGCAAGTCGGAGCCGATTGCGGACCACCTGGAATACCTGGACGAGGGGCTCTGCCCCGGCGATCCGTGCCCCGAAGAACTGTATCGCAGGGCCGCTGAGATCAGGGCCAAGCGAGACAGAACGTGGTCGCACGCCTTGAGCGGGCGTCCACTTAGTGCCCCGACGCAGGGCGGGATGCGTCACTACGCCTGGGATGGCCGCTATGCATCGTTCGTTTCGATCCTCGCTTCAGGCTGGTCAAGACGCTGAACGCCGCTGGGTCGATAGCCTTCGGGCTATCGGCCGGGCGGTGGCTCACGGACTGAAACTTCGCATCAAGAAACACTGCAAGGTTAACGACCATGTTGAATCGCCAGATGCTTGCCTCCTCTTGTCGGTGGAGATCAAGGAACGCTCCCTGTCCTTCACCTCTCCGGAGGATTACCCGTACGACACCGTCTTTGTGGATGACTGTCGGGGCCTTGCCCGTGAGAGTTTCGGTCACTTCGCCTACGTCTACCTTTCCAAGCCGACCGGCCAGTGGGTCTGGCTGTCTGTCCTGGACCGTGACGAGACATGGACAGAGACGACTACGTTCGACCGCGGGCGGGGCCATGAGGTGCCGGTCCTGGTGGCGCCGAAGGGGCATCTCCGACCAGCCCAGCAACTGATTGATTTGATCTATCCGCACCATTTCTTGGATTTAGTCGATGGAGAAACCGGAGCCTTCGTCAGCGGAGGTGGAGAGGTTGCGGAACGAGAACGCTACGTTGCGAAAACGCATCCGGACGCTGGAGGACGAGTTACGCCGCCTCCAGGCAAGAGTCGTAAGCACATGGGGTGAGGCATGAGCGGGACGTTGATCATCATCACCGGCTGCATCTACGCCTACGTGGCTTGGGAGCAGCTCATGAAAGGGAACGACGGCATGGCCCTGGCCTACATGGGATACAGCGTCAGCAACATCGGCCTCTGGATGGCAGTGAAATGAAGCTAGGGGAGGAACATATGGACGATAAGCCCTGCCCATACGTCACAGGCACCGTGACGCACCACTGCACGCTGACGCCGTTCACGCTCACCGACGAGGAGCGGGAGGCGATCCAATGGGCCGTCGCAACGCTGGACGCAGAGGCGGCCCTCGGGGATGGCGAGTTTGAGGCGCGACAGGCCGCCACGCTGCGGGGGCTGCTGGGGCGACTGAAATGAACGCCGACATCCCATTCTTCCGGTGCTGGGTCCGGCTCCCATACATCTCTCGCCAGCAGGGCGTGGAGGAGGGATACGCCTTTGCCGTCCAGTCCTACCCCGGGCGGGCGCTGGCGTTCCATGTGATGCTCAAGTCGGGGGCTCACTACCGTGGCGTCCCGATCCACGCCTTGGCGTTACAACCTGACGCTCCCGTAAGGATGGTCGGTGAGCTGCAATTATGGGACTGCTTTACAGCGCGGCCGATAGTCCATTGTTACAACTACCTGCGGGACCATCAGGCCAACTGCCGCCTGAGATACTCCACCGAGGCCGGGGTGTATCTCTTTACTGTGGACTGGCTCCCCGATGACTCTGGGCCGGGGTTCACCCACCTCCCCGAGCAAAACAAATGTGCCCACGTTCTGGCCCTGGATGACGGGAATCTGTGCGCCCTGCCCACCAACCGGATCGCTTGGCTGGACGGGTACTTTATCGGCCGGAACCCCGACCCCCGGTCCCGCCAGTACACCGTCCAGGAGGAGGTCTGGCAGGCCGAGGATGCCGGGTTCGATGCCAGCCTGGATACCAATTACATCTATGAGGCCCAGGATGGCCCTGGGGCGGCCGATCCGGGGGCCGACCACCCAGTTTAGACCCCCAGATTCACCACCCCACAGCGGTCAAATTTGGGCCTCTGGCGGGCAATAGTAAATATGGCGCAGAAGCGGCGGCGGGATTACGACTACATCGCTAGACTGCGGGCGGCACACCGCTCGGCAGAGCAGATGAGTCTGTACGCCGGTCGGCTGCTGGAACAAATCGACTCCCTCCAAAGGGACTTGCAGGCCAGGGACGCAGTGATCTCGGCGCTGAAGTCGGAGCTGGAGAGGCGATCCGCCGCACAGGACTCAGATTGCTTTCGCGCGTAGACTGCCAGCGACAGGAGATGTTTGGATCGGCGGCGCGGGTTGGGATTAACCTTCTGGCGCGCCTCCGTATTACCTCGCAACCAGAAGGGATTGTGCTGCAAGCGAGGGGGCCAGCCGCAAGCGACAGGGCTCAAGCACACGGGTGACCGGATGCACCCGATAAGCAGGTCGCAACTCAGTAGCCTCCGGTGGCATGCTGGGCGCCTTCAGACCGTCCTAACGAACTGCGGACAAGGCGGCGGCCAACCCTAGCCACGGCTGGGGATTGGTCGCCGTGCGCCTTGACCGAGCCTTCAAACCGCGAACATGGGCTGCCGCATCCGAGACATGAAGTTGCTTGAGGTTTGATTAGAAGAAGGAGAAACTCTGGACTGGTGAATGGAACAGCCGTACACTAGCGGCACTACCTGGAGGGGTAGATCGGTGATCACGGATGATCGTCATTGCTACGAAGCGGTGCAGCGGCAGGCACGGATGCGGCTTGGTTCTGCCGGTGAGCGATTTCTCCGTGCGCAAGGACGGGAGGCTCCACACGTATTGCCGAGCCTGTGCGTGCCAGTCCGCTCGCGAGTGGAGCGTAGGCAATCCGGATCGCCGCGCCGCTACGGAGCGGGAATGGCGGCAAAACAATCCGCTTGCCGCAAAGGCGTACAGCCTTGTTGGTTCCGCCATCCAGTCAGGCCCGTCCGACATCGACGTTGGCTGGGTGCTGGAGCGGCTGGAGCGTGGCGTCTGCGAGTTTTCTGGCGTGCCGTTCGTCTACGAAAAGCGGCACCCATTCATGCCGTCGATTGACCGGATCGATCCCGCGCAGCCCGGCCACATGAAAGACAACTGCCGCGTGATTCTTTGGGGGCTGAACGGCTTTAAGGGCGCGGCCACCGAGGAGGTGTTTCGGGAATGCCTAGAGAAGGTGCATGCCGCGTTTAACTAAAGATGACAAGCTCCTGTTTCAGGAGTTCGCCGCGGAGTTTCGATCCTGCGCCATCTGCTGGTGGCCGGAGTCGGACATGCGGCGGCGGATGGAGATCCACCACATCTGCGGCGGCTCGGCCCGCAAGCATGACCGCCGAAATCTTTTAACAACCTGTGCGCGCTGCCATGGGTTGTACCACAACGGCAAGATCGACGGCAACTTTCCGGACATCACCAAGGGGATGATCCTCACAGCCAAGAAGGAATCCGATCCCGATCACTACGACCCGGAGTTCCTCGCATGGTTGCGCCATCGCAAGCATCTGGGATACGACCCGCAGCCCATCGATCCGTACTACCTAGAGGAGCGCGAGCGCAACGTCGGCCAATGTCGGAAGCCATGACCTGTCAGGTGATCCGCGTCACGCGGCCGGACACCATCTTGATCCGCACGTATAGCGCGCCCGTCCAGGCCAGCGTTCACGTTCACCTCGTCCTGGAAGGGGTGAAGTGCAAGCGTGCGGCGCGGCAGGAAATCCTGGATTGGATTGAGATCCACGCCGACGCCGAGCGACTGAGCCTCATCACCTGGGAGTGGTTCCGCGATTCATACGGCCGGGTGCTGGGCGATCTGGCGGATCGTCAGACGGGTGAAACCCTGACCCAGTGGCTGATTGACCGCGGGGTCGCCCAGTCCAGGCCCGACCACTATCTGGAAATCCTGCGTTCGATGGTCGCCAGCGAGGAGCCGGACCAATGCTGATCGGGAACAGTGCCAAGACGAACAACTTCAAGTTCACCTTCTTCTGGCCCTCACTCGGAGAGGGCAGGGACTTTGCGTTCGCCAGTCAGGTCGGAACCTGGGTGGGGCAGAACGCCAAGGTGCTGGACAAGAAGCGTCCAGGCGAAGCGGTGCGTCTCCTGTCCGAGCAGTTTGAAGACCTCAAGGAGATCGATGCCATCTCCTTCAACGGCCCCCTGGCGAGGATCCGGAAATGACCGACAGCCGTGCCAAAGGTGCAAGAGGCGAGCGGGAAGCCGCCCGTGCCTGGACTGATGTCTTTGGCGTAGCCGCGCGGCGAGGCCAGCAATATGCGGGTGGAACGGAAAGCCCGGATGTGATCACCGGCATGCCGGGCATTCATGTAGAGGTGAAGCGCGTTGAGGCTGGCAACCCCTACGTGTGGATGGATCAGGCCGTCCGGGACGCTGGCCCAAAGGCTCCGGTCGTTCTTCACCGCAGGAACAACAAACCTTGGCTGCTGATTGTGAGGCTGGACGATGCCCCAAGACTGGCAAAAGCGATTGCTCAAGCATCTCAAGGCGTGGGCGGAGGAGCGGTTCCCGGTGACTTACCCGATCCGGGTCTACCTCCGACCAGCGGCGAAGATGGAAAACCATCTCGGGTTTTTTACCTTTGACGATGACGAGGAACGCGGGGTGATCAGCATCTTGGAAAGCCAAGACCGCGTTGGATTGATTGATACGTTTGTGGAGGAGTGGGCTCACGCCCGCACGGTGTACCTAATCGACACGGAGGACCATGATGAAGACCCATTTCACCATCCCAGTTTCTGGAGCGAGTACGGCCGAATACAGCAGGCCGCAAGGCAGCGAGCTTGGTGACCCGTACCAGGAGATTTGTCAGACCCTGCACACCCTGCTCACCCGGAAGCGTGGATATTACGGCTGCCGGGAGGAGGGGCCGCTGGATAACGCTCTCGGAGTGGCGGAACAGGGTATAACCCCGTGGGTTTATCAGCTCGCCCGAATCGGGGAGAAAGTTCGCCGTTGCGGGGGGCTGCGGGGGGCAATAGTCGATGGGCAGTTTGAGCGGATCAGAGAGACACTTCTAGATATCGCCGGTCACGCAGTTGTGGCCATAGCGGTTCTGGACCATGAGGAACAGGCGAATGAACGTGAAAGTGATTAGCTGGCTGCTGAAGCACCGCGAGCTGCTGCTGGCCGTGGTGGCCGTGGCGAAGAAGTTCGACCGGGACGGCACCTACATCTCCCAGTGGGAGGTGGTGGACGAGATCGCCCGGCTGGTGATCCCGGTCTTTGAGCGGGAGGGCGTGGATGCCGCCAGCGTGCTGGCCTACGACTGGGATGAAACCGACGAGGTGTCGGCATTCGCCCTCGGTGCCGAGGTCCAGGCTATGGGCGTGGACTGGCAGGCCGTGATCCAGATCGTCCTTCCGATTCTGATCGCCATTCTCAAGGCGCTGTCGCCCGATGAGTGACTTCGTCCACCTCCCTCCGTACCGGGTTGATCTCCAGCATGTACCGCATTCGGTACAGGAGGGGGTGGATTGGGCTGTCGCCAGCTACGGGATCCCCGGTCTGTGGAAGCACAGCAAGGGCGAGGGCGTGACGGTGGCGGTGATCGACTCGGGAGTATCGCCACACTCCGCGCTCAAGGATGTGGTGGTGGACTACCGCAACTTCTCTTCGGACTCCAATGTCTACGACACGCTCGGTCACGGGACGCACGTAGCGGGCGTCATCGGTGCCCGGTCTGGTCTGGCAAAGGGCATCGCCCCAGGCGCCAAGCTGATCAGCATGAAGGTGCTGGGTCACTCGGGCATGGGCAGCAACGAAGCGGTCGCAACTGCGATCACCCATGCGGGCGAGGCCAAGGTGGATCTGGTGTGCATGTCGCTCGGCTGTTCCCGGCCGGACGCCAGGGTGCATGACGCGATCCGGCACATCACCTCCAAGGGCGTGATCGTTGTGTGCGCGGCCGGGAATGATGGCGGGGCGGTCAACTATCCCGCGGCATTCACCGAGACGATTGCGGTGGGTGCGGTGGACAAGGATGGCAACGTCTGCCAGTTCTCCTCTCGGGGCAAGGAGATTGTGGTTGCCGCTCCTGGTCAGGACATCACCAGCACGTGGCTCGCGGATGGATACGCGACCATCTCCGGAACCAGCATGTCCGCGCCGTTCGTCACCGGAGTCCTGGCGTTGTGGGTATCCGACGCCAAGAAGACGGGCCAGAAGGTCAGCGGTGCCGCCGCAGTCAAAGCCCTCAGTGAGACTTGCCGAGACGTTGGGCAGCAGGGCAGGGATCCGGAGTACGGCTGGGGTCTGATGGACCCGCACAAACTCTTGAACTACACCGCCACCGCCAGCATTGAGGGCGTGACCATCTTCATCCCCGGGGCCCGCATCCTATGACCGCATCGCAGATTGCCAGTCTGATCGTTGTTGCCGCAGTGACGGCGTACTTCTACCTGCCGAGAATCAAATGGCCAGCATCAAAGCCAAACAGCATGCGGCAAGTCGAAGCCGTGTTGAGCATCAGGGATTCCAGCTCCAGCCCCGAGGTACGCAAGGCATGCACGCAGCTCTTGCAAGCTCTACTCCAGTGAAGCACCTGTTCCTGGCTGCGGCGGTAGCGTTTGCCGCCCTGCAATTTGTCCCCCAGCGGTCGGCCGCACCCGGCCCCGTCGCAACGGCCCTCGCCTCCGCCTCCTCCGCGGATCGGGCCAGAGTCGCCAGCGTCTACGCCTCGCTGGCTGATCTCATCGAACGGGATGGTGGCAAGCTGATCCCCACCACTGCCGTGTGGCGCGCCATCTATGCGGACGCGCTCCGGCTGGCCGCTGGGGGCACCGCCCTGCCGGGCAAATACCCCGGCCTGGACAAGGCTGTTGAGGAGGTGCTGGCCCAGCACTACCCGCTGGACAACCTGCCTATCGACACTGCGATGGCGGGCAAGATTGCCGCCGGATGCCGGGCCGTGGAGAACCAGTGTGAGTGATCGCAAGCGATGCACGCAGTGCCAGCAGTGGAAGCTGCTGAACGATTTCAGTCCGTGCCGAAGCGGTCTGCAACCTGCGTGCAAGCGTTGCCGGAATGAAACGGCAAGAGCCAAGCCAGCGGTGATTGCGGTGGCGGAAAAGGCGTGTATGACATGCAAGCAAACGCTGCCAGCCAGTGCGTTCTGGAAGGCTCGGCACAACGCCACCGGCCTGCAAAAACAATGCAAGGCGTGCTGCGGTGCCCGAAAGGCAACGGTGCGATTTGCTGTCACGCTGTCCGAGAAGACCTGCCGGGACTGTGGCGTCACAAAGCCCGCCTCAGAGTTCTGCATCCATGTCAAGCGAAAGGGTGGCCTGCGGTCGGAGTGCCGGGAATGCACCAGCGTGCGCACCCGGGCCAGCGTCTACAGCCTAGACCTTAACGCTGCGAAAGAGCTGTGCGACCGATGTGACTGTGGAATCTGCGGCGTCACGCTCGCCACACAGGCGGAGAAGCACATTGATCACTGCCACACCACCGGCAAGGTGCGCGGCGTGCTGTGCGGCCCGTGCAACCGAATGCTGAGTAACGCGCGGGACCGCAGTGACGTACTGCTTTCCGGCGCGCAATACCTCCGAGACTCCGGAACGGACAAGGCTCAGAAGGAAAAGATAAGTGCCTGACGACTTTGACAATCCGATGCAGTTGCTCATGGCCTATGAGGATGGGCTCACGGGCTACATCGATAGCCCGCGAGATCGCGGCTTGTTCTCGGAGTCGCAGAAGCAGCCCGTGTATTCGGAGCCCAATATTGCTGGCAGCGGCCAGGGGCAGCGGGCACTTCTATGGCAGTACACGCAGGCGTTAGACCCGCTGTCGTTTACCGAGCGCCAGACCACTGGAGATTGTACGAGCCACTGTTCGCGGAACGCGCGAGACACAAGCCGTGCGACCCAGATTTGCGTGGAGCGACGGCCCGAAGATTTCATTGTGCGCGGGGCGACTGAGCCTACCTACGGTGCGCGTGGGCATGCTGGCGAGGGTATGTCTCCTGCCCGCGCCGCCATGTTTGAGAATGAGGTGGGCTTCCTGATCCGTAAGAAATATGACCCCGTCGATCTTTCGGTGTACAAGTCCACCATCGGCACAAACTGGGGTGGGCGGGGCGTGCCCGAGGATGTCAAGGCACTGTGTCGGCAGAACAAAGTAGGCATCATCCGCCAGCTCACGCGCATCCAAGACGTAGTGGACGCGCTCTTCAACGGGTACTGCGTGGCGTCTGGGCAGTTTGCGGCGTGGTCGCCAACTCCGAACAAGGATCACATTCACCCGCGCACTGGTGGCGGATGGAGTCACGCGATGGCTACGGTCGGCATGGACTTCACCCGTAAGTTCTGGCCTTTCGATGTGTTCTTCATCGCAAATAGCTGGGGCCCGTGGTGTCAAGCGCCAAAGGAATGGCCAAGCGACTACCCCAAGTATCTGCCCGGCATGATTGTGACGAAGGCAGAGGACTGGGAGGTGTGCGTGCGCGGCGGTGACTGCTACGCATATGGATCAGTCGATGGTTTCCCTCCACAGAAGCTGCCCGATTACGGAACCGTAGGACTCCTGCGTCATGGCTGAACTGCTGGCCCTCATTGCCTCTCTCTTCGCAGCCCCGGACATGACGGGCCCGGTCGCAGTCCATGCGTCGTACGTGATCCACACGCAGCAGACCGACACCCCCGCCAAGAAATGCTGCGGCGAATGCAAGGGTGGGTTCATCGTTCACGGCGACGGGCACAAGACCCCCTGCCCCTGCCCGCCGGACTGCGAGTGCAAGGCCGTGAAGCACCCGCCCGTGGTCATCTATCAGAACTGCCCAGACGGGAAATGCCCACCGACCAAATAGTCTTCGACTGCCTGCGGGACACTGGTGCCCGTGGCATGAGCCAGCATTCAGAGGAGATCGCCCTGCTCGGGCTGGTCTTCGCCCCACTGGCGGGTCGGAAGCGGCGGCAGGCGATGCGGCAGGCGTTCGTCCAGGGCCACCCCGAAGTCGGCTCGGTGTTCCTGGTGTTGGTGCTGCCCATCCTCATCTCGGTAATCAGCGCGTGGATAACGAAATGGATTTTAAATCGCAAGGATTTGAGGCACGTTCAAAGCGCGGCGTACGACGCATTAACCGAGCTATCGCCTGCTACGACGGCCACACTTACGTCTATCAGTACCCGCCCGACGAAGCCGACCGAGCCCGACGCATGGTGAAATTGCATGTGGAAGAGGGATCCCTGCATCCGTACGCAGGGCTGATGCTAGTGAGCATGATCCGGAGGGCGGATGATGGAGCTTGAGTTCTGGATGGTGATATTGACCTGCGCTTGCGCGGTCATCCCGTGGGCGTTCAGCATCCACGCCAAGGTGGCTGTGATTGCGAGCGCCGTGCAGGGCCTGCCCGAAGTTGTCGATGAGCTGCGCGACATTCTGCGCGAGCATGAACATCGACTAGACGAACATGCAAGTAAGATCCAAGCTCTCCAAGAAACGACAAAACTACGTCGTTGAGTACATGCCATTGGCCTCAATGCTGGCCAAGTTTTTTGTTCAGACCCGCCCGAGCTGGCAGCGTGGCGTGCTGTTCCCAGACCTTCAGTCCGAGGGATTCCTCGCCCTGACCAAGGCCGCCCGTACATACGATCAGTCCCGGCTCCCGTATCCGAAAGCCTACTTCGCACGGGCGATAATGAACGCCATGTACAAGTGGATCAAGCGGGCTACCCGGCAGCCGTGCGAGTGGAAGCTCTCGCTCATGGAGGCCGAGCAACTGCTGCCGATCACGGAGCATCCCGACTACCTGCGGCTGGCCATCGAAGACCTGCCCGAGGAGGACAGGGAGTTGGCGCAGAGTCGGTTTGAAGACTCGCTCACTCTGCGGAAAATAGCAGAGGAGCAACAGATTTCAGTTCGTCTAGCTTCTGTCCGCAGCCGGGATCTCGCCAGAAAACTGGCGCAATCTTTGGATATCCGGCTTCGGCCGCCCGTACAAGAGTGCGAACATCGGCAACGTGGTAGTACCCGGAACCGTTCTTCCTCACCTCGGGCTTCCGGCAATCCATACAAGCGACGGCGATAGTGTTCCAAGAACACCCAGCCCGGCGCATGACGAGCATGCGGTTGCCGGAAGCCCGCTCCTTGGGTAGCGGCACCCACTTCTGATCCGTGCGTATCCAGCCCCACGGTCTGGTCCCGCCATAGGGCTGGCCCGTCTTCTTTCGGTGGTCGATGCCGCGCTTGATCCGCCTCCCGATCATCTTCCGTTCGTACTGGGAGAACACCGCACCCTGGAGGAACACCAGTTCCCCCTCGTCCGTGGTGAGATCCACGGGGAAGTCAATGATGTGCAGCCTGATCCCCTGCTCCCGCCAGAGCATCAGCGTGGTGGCCGCATCGACCAGGGAGCGGAAGCCGCGGTCCCTGGTGGTGACCACCACCGTGTCGCCCCGTTGCAGCCGATCCCACATCCGCTTGCCTGACGGCCGGTCACGCAGGGGCACGGACCCGCTGACATCCTCATCGGAAAACATCTCGGCCAGCGTCTGATTCGTACGCTTGGCGTACTCCTCCAGCGCCGCCTGCTGTGCCTCGGATGAGGCTTCCTGCATGTCCGTGCTTACCCGGCAGTAACCGTACAGCATTGGTTCACCTGTAGGAGGACCAGAACAACATGCCACCAATGATCACCACTGCCACCATGAAGTCCGCAACTTCGCTCATCGAATGATCTCCACAAGGATACGCAACACAACGATCACCAACTCCAGAATCACTGGGGCATCCGTGCCCATAGGGAATCTCCTTATGCAACGCTGAACTTGGATGGAACACCGTAGGTCAACACAACCTCGGCCACCACCCGCTTGCCATGGGGATCGACATACAACGTCACCTTGCCATCGGCTGGCGGTGTGGGCTTGCCGGAATGATTGACCTCGGGGAAGGCATCGTCGCTTTGCAGCAGCGAGGTCATCACCGTGGGGCCAACCGCACTGGCGAGCTTGAGATACGCAGCCAGCACATCGTCGGCCGAAGCCTTGGAGGTGATCGCAGCATCAATCGCACGCTTGCCAGTCACCAGCGACGGCACACTGACCGGCCAGTTGAAACAAGAACCGACACGGTCCAGGTCAAAGAACCATTGCACAACATCAAGGTCATCCATCAACGCTATCCCTCCTGATCTGATCGGCCCACGCCACAATCTCACTCACCTTCCCGCGGATCACCCAACGCAGGTGATCCTCGTCGGCCCATCCCTCCGCTAGAAGGATGTCCATGTACTTCGCCAGCCTGGGGGAAGCCAGCACACGTTGCCGAGCTTCGGAGTACAAAGCGGCCGACTCAAATGGGCGCACACACCTCGGGCCGTAAGTTATCCAGCCATCCATCACTCACCTCCTCACGTATCCAAGAAAGGAAACTGCTCCCTCGCAAACTCTGCATCCGCCTCACGGCCAAGCAGGCCCTGCACCAAACGGAATGCGGCAAGGCATCCGCTGTTGAAGCCGTGCTGCCAGTTGCTGTCATCAGACCGCAGCTCTTCTAGGTCGGCAGACCATGCCGCCTCTACCCGCTTGCGCCCCGCCGCGCTGACCGGATTGTCCGGCGTGGTGCGGGCATACCAGACAAGGTCGAAATACTTCTTCTCCCAGGCGTGAAGCTCAACGGCAAATTCAGACTTCTTCATCTTGCTTCTCCAGGCTTCGGGTGTCATCGGGCGGTAGCATCCAGTTGCCCGCCGGATACCAGACTACGGCCGGGCCTATCCAGGGTTGGTTCAGGCATCCAAGCGGCAGATCGGACGGGCCTAGACGCCGATGCTCCCAGCCGTATCGGGTGCCCCAAACATCATGCAGTGCGTAGGGGGCGCCGAAGTGTAAGGTCAGCTCGGCGCATCGGTGGGACGCACCGCAATCTGCGATGGACCGGCGGTAAATCTTGGCGGCTTTCATCACTCACCTCCAGGGTAATCGCTAGGGTACGGCGCAGTCGGCGCGGCTGGCTTGTCCTGCCCGGCGAACGGCTGCCACCACGGAGCATCCATGCGATCTACCACGCCGGGCGATTCCCCGCAGTGGATCAGGTGGTGAGACACCGGATCGTCAGGGGCGTATGCATACGTGCCACGCCATACGCCGATGTCAGGCCCGTAGTAGTAGATTGTCTGACCAGCCACGGGCAGCCGGTCGAAGAAGCTAACCCAACCGTCCATCGCTCACCTCCCTTTTGTTAATCCATGTGCCTTGTCCCAAGCTCCAGCCAGGGGGACAACCCAGCGTGCCTCCGCCCATGCGAACGGCGGTGAAACCTCCTGCCTCTCACCATCCGCGCCACGCACAAACCAGCGGATGCTGTCATGCCGCTCCTCGCTGGGGTCAATCGCCTGATCGCCAGAGTAGTACAGGGCATGACACATGCGTACCGTCTGCATGGCACTGGCGTCGGACAGGAACAGCCCCAAAAGCTCGCAGGCCGGGTGCGGATCGACACTGCTAGTCTCCGACCAGCAGCCAAACTGCGGGGCCCAAACCTCGGGTCGCTTCTTCTTAGCCATCACTCACCTCCATTAAGGGACGCAGTCCACACGCCAAAAGAATGCATCGGCCTGGGGATCTGCCGAAGGAACGCCCACAGCCGGGGCATGTCGCTCTCATACTGCTCGCGGACACACTCGTTCTCGGGTGTGTACATGTCGGTAAACATGATGACCCGGTCGGCATGGATGCGGGCGCCATACAAAGAGTACACGCCGGATGGGCACACCCGCCCGTCCAGGTCGAACCCGATGCCGATGCAGTCCTCGTCTGCATCGCACCAATGCTCCGTGATCACATCATCGAACGGCAGTAAGGAAGCCGCCTGCTCTAGCAGGTGTGGCACTTTCTTGCGAACCTCATCTAAGAACCTGTACTCAGCAGCGTCAGTCTTCTTGGCCGCAGTCTTCTTCTTAGCCATCACTCACCTCCCGTGAACGTGCAGTAGTTTGTCGATCAAGGAATCACACCAACTCTTCACTTCTTCCAGCACAGCAACGGCCTCGCCATGATCAGCGACAGTGCTTGTGCTTGCGCTTCCGCCGTCTGCCACGGACTCCAGCAAATCGTACAACGCACGGTACTCGGACTGCCCGACCGCATCTGGGTCAGGCATGTGGTAGTCACCGATCTTTAAGGTCATCACTCACCTCCCTCTGGAAACACCTCGGTCAACAGCCACTGCACACGCTTATGCTCGTCGGCATAGCCCTTCTTGTCAGCCGCGGATAGTCCGCTGGGCTGCGTCTCGGTTAGATACTGCTGCCACACCAGAAGGGCACTGCGCATGGTGGGCAGGCAACCTTCCAGCTTGATGCGATTGACGGCATCCATGATGTTGGCACGCACAGATTCAACGCTCATCACTCCCTCCTCAAAACGGTATTGCTTCTGCCTCAGTCGGCAACTTCCGCAGTATATCCACCGCCGAGGCATACGCAGCCTGGGCGTACTCATCTTCCCCGAACATGACGATGTCTCGGGCATCCTCCATGTCCCGCTCCACGGCAGCCCGCAGATAGGCAAGCTCCGTGAGGGTCAGCGTCACTGTGATCATGCGTCCTCCAAAAGAAAACGCCGGATCTCCTGGTAAAGGTCCGGCGCCACATGCTTCAGTTCAGCCTCCGCCAGCACAAGCAGGCGAACGGCCTTGTCTACCAACTCGTCAGTCCAATGATCGCTCCTTGCCATTGGTTCCCTCCATGGGTTCTGTCTGGTAACGTCGCCACGCCGATCCCTCCGGCCACAAGCCACCCGCCCACTCCAAGGCATTGGGCCACTGGTCGCTCTTCAGCCAGCGACTGAGCTTGGGCACCCAATACTGGGTGTAGCGGGGTGTGAATCCCAGCTTCTCCAGGCTGGCCTCCAAGATGGTGTGGTTGTCCTCGCCCGGCACGTAGATGAACTCGCCTTTGCGTGGGTTCTTCTTGAGGACGCCGCATTGCAGGGCGATATCCAGTGGGTACTCCACCCACGGGGTGTCATCATCTACTATCTGTCGCAGCGCGAGACGTTTCTTGCGTGGCATCACTCACCTCCAAATGCCTTCTTGATCGCAGCCTGGGCCATCATAACCGCATCGTCCGCAGACTTGGTGTAGTTCTGTGTGCCAAACTCCTCGTCCATCCGGATCAAGGCGGCCAGGAGATCCGGCGCTGCGGACACCAAGAACCTGTCGGCCACAACGCCGGATACGATCTCAGCGACAGGCTGCTGCTGATCTTCGTAGGCATAGACCGTATCGCTCGGCCCGCCACGCTCATCGGGCTGAATGCCCCACGGCCCCGGCGTATGACTCATCACTCCCTCCCTTCTGCTTTGGCGATGGCCTGATCGCAGCCGTGCAGTCCATCGCTTTCGATAAGTTGATCCACATAGGTAGCGTCCAGCATCCGCCAGTCGCCGTCTGCCAACTGCTCAAACACTTCACGCATCCGCTTCAGCGTCGCAAGCATCTCCGGTGCCGCCGCCAGCAACCTCTGGCTCTCTCTCTTGTCTCTCCCCCGCAGGAGGCTGGGGTACTCACTGTCTGGGTATGGCATATGAACTGCTCCTGGGTTACGACGAACACCATCCGCCGATGACAAAGCCCTCGGCAAACTGCACGGCGACTGGCGGCTCCCACTTGTCATGGTTTTCCATGACGTACTGAATCGCCTCTTCCTGCGTGGCGAGCGTCGGGGCATGCCATTGGATTGCTCCGGTCAGCATCCCGATGCACCCGCTGTACGAATCCCCGTTCTCCCGCAGGCTTGTGTCCACATCGGACATCCACTGCGTGAGGATCTCGCTCTTGTCGAAAGTCCGGTACGTTCTGAAGTCGAACACTGCTCCCACGGACTGGCTCCCTCTGCAACAGATAGGCCATCGCCTGCTCGCCAACGTGGCGAGTGTACGCAGGCGGGAAGCCTTCCTTTAGTTCGTTCCAAGAGATCAGGCGGGTCACCCCCATGGCGGCGCGGCCTTCCTCTACCGTCTTGGCAGTGGACCCACCGATCACCAACTTACCCGTCTTCTTGCACACGCCTTTGCATGTGTCCCCCATGGTGTGGTACACGCCCACGGGTTTGCCTTGCTCCTTGTGCTTGCAGCCCGACCCGACCAGCGGGAAGGATGCCAGGAACAGGCGATGCCTGCGGACCTTGAGCCCGTAGGCAGAGCCGCATTCGATCACCGCACCTTCCATCCCGGGTGCGCCGACCACATTCTCCACAACCCACGGCACGCCGCAGTCACGCAGCAGCTCAAGGGTTGGGGTGAGCAGGTCATCGTACTTGCTCTTCCCGCCCTGCGCTTCCCGCAGATGCTTGGCCCGGGTGTGTGCTTGGCACGGCGGCGATGCGTGGATCAGATCGAACTCCCGCAGGTAGGCCCGATCTTCCAGGGCATCCAAGGCACTGCCCCGA